CACCAAATACTAAAAAATTCTTGAAGCAATTTAAGGATGTGTTGTTGAAAACAAAAGGTATCAACGAGAAAAACACAACTAATTTGGCAGTTAAGCCGAAAAAATAATAATTAAAGTTAGAAAAGGAAATCCAGAGTGTTTTTAAATATCAAAATGAAAGTCATAAATGAGTTTGGAACATTTGAGTCTGAAATCATTGAAATACCTGAAGATAGGTATGATGAATTAATTTTGTTGTCAAAAACATTCTGGATGACTGATTCTTGTTTTAATTTAACAACTGAAACTGGTGAAATATTTTTTCCACCTGAAATTATTAATAAATCAATTTTAGTTATAGATAAAATTGAAAAAAAAATATAATTAAAATGGAACAATTAAAAGAAAAAGAAATGAAGATTGTAAATCCGAGGGGTAGATTTAAAAAATTTGGTGGCGAAAAAATCAATGACATTATCGAATATATAAAAGATTATGTTGCTGAAAATCCAAATGTGACTATTTCTCTTGGTTGTGATTCAGTTCAAAGAAGGAAAAAAACAGTTTATGCTTTTACTTTAATGTTTTATTCAATTTCCATTAAAAATGGCGCACATGTAGTCTATTTTAGGGAAAACATTACAAAAATTAGAGATAATAATGACCGTTTATCAAGAGAGGCAATTTATATTCATGAAATTGCTGAATGGTTAGATTCAGAAATATCTAAATTTTTTGTTAGACAAGATTTAACAGACTTAGAACAAAAAAGATATAAATTTCATTTGGCTAAATGTAATGGAGAATTTGCTCATGTAAGACCAGAAAATGAAGATGTAGTTATGCAAAACCTTACTTTAACTGATGCTGATAAAGAACAGGCAAAACAATTTAAATCTATTGATTTGCATTTAGATTACAATCCATTTGAAGGTAAAATAGATAACAGAGGATTTGCGAAAAATAAATCTTATACTGCTTTTAAAGCTTTTACGCCTTGGTTAAAAGGTTTAAATTATAGAGTGTTTGTCAAATCGTCATCACCAGCCGCAGCCTCAGCCGCAGACCTTTTATTAAAAAATTAAAGTCGTTCAAAAAGAACGACTTTAATTTTTTAATTATTTTCATCATTATTAGGATTATTTTGGAAATACTCCATAAAATCAACTTGAATTTTTACTGCTGGATTTAATAATGGCTCAGCTAATACAACATAAGGTTTTCCAGTTTTAGCTTCTAAAAAATTATTTAATAAAGAGATTAAACTTTGTATTTCATCTTCTGTTATTATCACTGAAGCATCGCCCTCTCCATTATTTATATTTGCTGTTTGATCTACATGCAAAAGTAGTAGATCACCACGGAATCTATCTCTAACCATTTTGATTTCAATTAACCCACCTGATGAAGTATTTATACTAAACATTCTTATTTTTTCTTTTATATATAAAAAATAATTTTGTAATTTAACAAAAAAAATTGTATTTTTGTGAAAAATTAGCTTATGTGGGAAATTATACCCAATTCGATAAAACAATTACATAAAATTTTCAAAGAAAATAATAAATCATTATTTCTCGTTGGTGGTTCAGTTCGTGACTATTTGAATAATGAAATACCAAAAGATTTTGATTTAGCAACTGATGCTACACCAGATGAAGTTTTAGAAATAACTAATGGGTTTAAATCTAACCTTCAAGGTAAAGCATTTGGAGTTATTGTTGTCAGAACAACAGATGGTGATTTCGAAATCGCAACTTTCAGAGAAGATGTATATAATGATAAACTTGGCGAAACAAGAAATCCAGATGTCAAGTTTACTACAATAGATAAAGATGTTTTAAGAAGGGATTTAACATTTAATGCTTTATTTTATGATTTAGATAAACAAGAAATAATAGATTTAGTTGGTGGAGTTGACGATATGAAAAATCATATAGCAAGATTTGTAGGTGAGCCAACTCAAAGAATTATTGAAGATCCTTTAAGAATACTTCGTATATTAAGATTTTCCGAAAGATATGGTTTTACAATAGAAAAAAATTCTGGAAGTGCAATTATAGATAATGTTGAAAAATTATCAATAATAACTAAAGAAAGAATATGGGAAGAAATTGTTAAAGCATATAAACAATCTAAAAATTTTTACAACTATATTTGGAATTTAATTGGTTATAACATTGCAGACGAAATATTCAAAGGACTTTATATTCCAAAAACTCATATTAAGAAAAATGTAAGTTTAGAAATGCATTTTTCTTATCTTTTTATGGAAAATAATTCACTTGGATTATTAGATAAAATGAAATTTGAATTTAAAATGCCACACGATTTTTCTAGAAAAGTTGTTTTTCTTTTAGATTTGATTAATTTAACATCCGAAAAGGCAATTGAACTTTATAAAAAAAGAGCTATAATTGATGTTTCAGACGAAGAATTATTAATTTGGTATGAACTTGCAATGTTGCATAAAAATGAACATAAAGCTTTTATTAAATATAAACCAACCGCTAATCCTGAAGAATTGATGCAAAATGGATTTGCTGGTAAAGCTTTAGGTTATGAAATAACTAGAATTAATTTAGAGACTTTTAATAAAATAAAAAATGAAATATAGAGAAATTAAAGAAAAACTTGATGCAAAAGGATTTAAGTATTCAGGATGTCAAACTGATTATGAATTGCCTATGGTGCATTTTGATCACCCAAAAATTAAAAGTGATAATTGGGGCATTACTATTCGTTTTGACAGTGATATAAATATTAATAATTTTGTTGAAGATGAAGATGAAGAATATTCTTTAATAGAAGGATGGATATTAGATGTAGATGTATTATCAGTTGAATTTGGTTATAATGTTAGTATTTCTTTTATGTCAGAAGGCATGATTCCAACAAGCGGAGAAGATGAAGAAAACATTATAATTTTATATAAAGAAGATTTAAAATTATTTGATAAAGTTTTAGAAATAGTTTGCGATCCATATGCTTCATTAAACTTTGCTACCGAATATGCTGAAAATGTAAATAAATTTATGGCATGGGTTAATAAATTTATTCCTTCTTTTGAAAAACTTAAATTAACACATTATCCTTATCGTGCTAATGGAGATTCTAATGTCTTATATTCTTCAATTGGAATAAAATTTGAATTAAATTCATATTCAGGAATATGGTTTGAAATGAGTGTATTAAATTGGAATATGACTGGTCATATTAAACTTGCTCCTGGTTATTGCGGACATGATTCGGCATATTTTAACGAAACAACATCTGTTGTAGATTTTAGAGCTGAAGTTGGTAGACAATGGCAAGAACATCTTTGGTATAAAGAAAAAATGAAAAATGTCTATTCAATAGGTGGTAATGGTGAAGTTACATTAATAAATGGTAAAAAAGTTCGTTATGAAGATTTATAATAAAACTTGTGTCATATATCATGGTCGTGGATCTAAACCAGCTTTATCAAGAACTATAATTTTAAATAAAATGGGGTTTGATGTTATTTCAGATTTTTTTGATTATGATGCGGAATGGAATTTAGATCATGGAAAAACTTTGTTTGAAACACAATTAAACAAAATTAAAGACATTGATTTAATTTTAGGTATATCATATGGTGGCTATCTTGGTTATCAATTATCAAAAGCAACTGGTAAAGATTTGATTTTGATAAATCCTGCAATCGATAGGGCAAAATCAGAATCAATAATTAAAGATTTTGATATACCTTATTATAATAAGGAATCTAATATTGAGATTTTTTTTGGTGAACATGATACTTCTGTTCCAAAAGAATATGCACAAGATTACTTAAAAGCAAAAGGTGAACAATATAATTTCTGGATTGTTAAAGATATGGCACATCGTGTTCCAGACAATTATTTCAAATATATTACTCAAAATAGTAAATTAATTAATTATGAAAAGGTTAAATAAAACTTGTATATTTTACCACGGTTTAGGTGGTGAACCAATCTCTTGGATAAAAGAAATGATGAACGAAAAAGGATTTTATGTAGTTCAAGACCATATTGATTTCTATAAAGAATGGTTCAAAGATAAAGGAAAATCTTTGATGGAAAAACAATTTAAAAAAGCGGAAAAAGCTGATTTAATTATGGGTCTTTCTTTTGGTGGACATCCAGCCTATCTTTCAGCAAAACATGCTTCAACTAATCTTTTATTGATTAATCCAGCAGTAAATCGTAAAAGAAGTAAAGTTGGTATAGGTTCATATACTGCGCCTATTAATGATAATAAAATTGATATAGAAGTTTACTTTGGACAATTTGATCAGGTTGTTCCAAAAGCATATACCCAAGAATTTTTCCACAATACAGGCGAGGAATATAATGCTTGGATCATAAATTATATGCAACATGGTATATCTAATTTAGATTTTCAAGTTATAATCGAACATAGCCCAATTATTAAAAAACTTTGTGAAAAAATTTAAAATGCGTATCTTAATAACTGCCGGCACAACACACGAACATATTGATCCAGTTCGTTTCATCTCAAACGCATCCTCTGGATTACAAGGTGTTTTATTAGCTAAAAACGCTATTTCAAGAGGACATGAAGTTATTTTAATTATTGGGCCAAATTCTTTGAATTTTAATTCACAAGATCCTAAATTAAAAATAATCAATATAGTTTCGGCAGAAGATATGTATAATGCAGCTATGGAACATTTCCTATTATGTGATGCTGCAATTTGTGCCGCAGCAGTTGGTGATTATCGTGTGAAAAATATAGCAACTGAAAAAATAAAAAGAAATGGCGATTCTATTTTATTGGAATTAATACCAAATCCAGATATTGCTAAATCATTAGGTGAAATAAAAACTAAACAAACTTTAATTGGATTTGCTTTAGAAACAAATAATGGAATTGAAAATGCTAAATCAAAAATAATTAAAAAGAATTTAGATTTTATTGTTTTAAATCAAACCTCAGATGATAATCCAGCATTTGGTGCAGATACAAATATAGTATCTATAATAGACAAACAAGGAAATACTTATAATTATCCTAAATTAGATAAATCTAAAATAGCAGAAGAAATACTTAATTTATTAAATATATAATACATGAATGTTAGAATTGAATGGATTAAAGATATCGTTGCTAATAATTATATAGGCGTAAACATCTATAATGATGCCGTCGTGCCTTTTCTTCATAAAATGAAAGATTTTACTGGCGAAAATTATGATGAGTTTGTTAAATATCAACAAGATAGAGATAGGAATCATTATCATTGCACCATTTTTAATGTCATGGAAACTAATAAAATCCTTAAAGATTTTAACAATATCAATATATTAAATAATATTATAACTGAATTTGAAGCAACCGATTTTCAAATGCTTGGACTTGGTTCGGCACAAAGAAATGAAAATAAAGCTTATTTTGTTGTATGTAGATCTGAACAATTACAGAGTATTAGAAAAAGATTTGGATTTGACGAAAAAGATTTACATATAACACTTGGATTTAAATGGAAAGATGTATTTGGTGTTTCTAAAAATGAAATACTCAAAGACAAAGAGCCTTTTAAAGAAGAATTAGCAAAATATTTTTTTGATTTTGGTGAATCTTTTGATTTCATAAAAGAATTAGATGGTTATGATTATGATTTAAATAAATCATTATATGTTACCAAAATTACAGATGATTATGCTAACTTTAGAATTGGAAATGATTTTGGAGTTTCGGATTATATAACAATTGCATATATAGGAAATAAATTAACAATTTCTTGTAAATGGCAAGATTCTGCTGAAATACCATATTTATCACATACTTTATTATTGAGGAAGTTCCAAGATTTGAAAAATTAATAAAAACTTATTTTTACATTATGATATATAAAAATAAAAAATTAATTAAATGAAATTCACGAAATTTTATTCATTAGATGAATGTTTAGATAAAGATAAAATCATTGAAAGGTTAGATAAATTAGCGGATGATAGAAAAATTGATTATGATTATGTTGATTCTGATTTAATTAAAATCAAAGATTTATCTTTAAGTATTAAAGAAACCAAAGATTTGTCAAAGTTTTTAAGCGATAATGATGTATTAGAAGATTTTGATTTTGAGGTTGATGATTCAGAAGAAGATTTTGATGAATATGATTCAGAAGAAGATTATTAAATTTTAACATTTTTTAACAATTTTTTATTTTGCTGTTCAATTTTTCTATCTTATCTTTGTAGTCTAAAAAATTAAAAGTATGTCATTATTCAAAAAGGCGAAAGCATCTGCTCCAGAAAAACCTTCTAAAGCCAAAGCGGCGAAACCTCGTATTACGGTATCAATTGCCGGATTTTTTGAAAAACTAAAGCGTCAAGCTTATCTAAAAAAAGAAATCAAATCGCTTGAAGCGGAATCTGAACTTCTTGATGATGAAATCAAAGAAGTTGGTAAAGCTGAATGGGCTAAATTGTATGATTCTGACGGTGTTAATCCTGAATCAGTTATGATTGAGGCAAAACACAATAACGATGTTGCACAATTTATGTTACTTGTTGCTGATAAATATATCATCATCAATCAGGAACGTGCTGATTTTTTAAAAGAAACTTATGGAGAAGAAATCGTAACTTCAACCGATACTTACGAATTTGATGCCAAAATGGTTGAAAAATATGGTGAAGTTATTTCTGATCTAATTATGAATAGCGATCAAATTGCCGAAGAAGATAAAGAAAAAATCATTAAGGCAAAAGTAACAAACACCGTTGCAAAAGGCACAATTGATAAACTTAAAATCTATGCTGATAAAACTGATTGTAGTGTAGCAGATATGATTGAAGTGGTTAAGCCAGTTACTTCAACTAAAAATGTTGAATATATTGAAGCTTCTGCGGTTTATTAATCTAATAACAAACCACCATCAAGTTGATGGTGGTTTGTTTTCTTATATAAAAACAAAAAAACGCAATATGCACAAACCTATAAACATTAATAAACAAAAAACACCAGATCATGGTAGATTTGGGTTTCCAAGAAAATTTGATGTGCATACCGGGTTTGATCTATATTGCGAGGATGGCGAACCAGTTTATGCCATTGAAGATGGTATTGTAGTTAAAATTGATGATTTTACAGGAGTAGGAGTTAATATGCCTTGGTGGGAAGATACACAAGCAATTTCAATTGAAGGAAAATCTGGTGTTATATTATATGGAGAAATATACCCACCTGATTTAAAAGTTGGTGATAAAATTATTGCAGGTCAAGAAATAGCAAAAATAAAAAGAGTTCTTAAAAAAGATAAAGGATTACCAATGTCTATGTTACATATTGAACTATATAAACATGGATATAGAGGTGATTGGGAAGTATGGAACTTAAATGAAACTAAACCTGATGTTTTGCTAAATATTGAAACCATATTATTCAATATATATGGAAAAGAAAATTTAATATGATTACCGTTACAAAAGCAGCTAAAGAACAAATAAATAAACTTCAATTAGAAGCTAACCACGATGATACTTATTTCTTAAGAGTTGGAGTTAAAGGAGGTGGATGTTCTGGTTTAAGTTATGCACTTGATTTTGACAATAATCTAAAAGAAGGAGACGAAATTATTGAAGATAATGGTGTTAAAATTGTATGTGATAAAAAATCATTACTTTATTTATTTGGAACAGAATTAGAATTTTCCGATGGTTTAAATGGCAAAGGATTTGAATTCAATAATCCAAATGCCTCGAGAACTTGTGGTTGCGGTCAAAGTTTTTCAGTTTAATATCATTTTTTCTTTTATTTGTCTGTTTTATTTTTTTTTATTACTTTTGCTTTCAAAATTATAAAACTTGAAGTATTTTATACCAACATATGATGAATGCCGCATGATTTGTGATGCAAATGAAAACTTCACTTTTTATGAAACAAAACATATTATAAATGGATATAATATATCTATTTTTAATTATAGATTAGCCATGCCTAATCTTTTCTATAATCCAGTTCCAGATAGTTCAATTACTGCTCATGAATTAAGAGGTCTTACATTCGTGTTTAATTCTGATGGAACTTTGTATAAAAAGTTTTTATTATTAAATAAGTTTTTTAATTTAAATCAATCAGATTGTAGCTCTTATGGTATAGTAAAAAATAAAAAGATCATAGATATAACTTTCAAAGAAGATGGTTCTTTATTATCTTTTATAGAATTACCTGATAAAACAATTGTTGCTAAAACAAAAGCTTCTTTTGAGGCTTACCAAGCTGAAAGAGCCCAAAATATATTTGAAACTAATTCAGCAATAAATAAATTAGTAACTTGGTGTGTTAATAACAATATTGTCCCTATTTTTGAATATGTTAGCCCGACTAATCGTGTTGTTTTAATTTATGAAAAAACTGATTTAGTTTTAACTAAATTAAGAAATAATTTAACGGGTGAATATATTCCAATTAAAAGTTTACCAACCGATTTATTAGAAGGTATAACTATTGTTAAATCGTTTTCTAATTTGACATTAGATGAATTGGTTGAAAAATGTGAAACCGAAATTGGTTATGAAGGATTTGTAGTTCAATTTGAAGATGGTCAAATGATTAAGTTGAAACTATTTGATTATATTGCTTTACATAATTTACATACAGAGGAACTTCATCGTGAGGATTATATAATTGATTTAGTTATTAATGAAAAAATAGATGATATTTTATCTCAATTGGAAGAAGGTGATGAAAGAAAAACTATGGTTTATGAAATAATTGATTTAATTGATAGTCACATCAAACGGATTTCTCATGAAACTACCAATCTTATAAAGAAATATAATGGTAGCAAAAAAGATTTTGCTATTAATTATAGAAAACATCCTTATTTTTTCATTGCTATCAAAGTAATTAATGGTGAAGATTTAATCTCTGTTATTAAAAAATTGATATTAAAAGATACTTATTTTTTAAATGACGCCCGTAATTGGATTAATAATGAAAAACTTTATAAACAAAATTAAATTAAAAATTCAAAATATAATGACTAGCGAACAATTTAAAAATTATTGTAATAGACAAGATTATTCTTATGAAATTGTGGATGATAGAATCATAGTTACTTATCGTTACAATTTTTCATTAGGTAATTTTAAAAAATTACCTAATAATGTAACTTTTCGTAATAATGGTTATGTTAATTTACCAAACGTAGAAGAAATAAATGATACAACATTATTTGAAAATTCAGGTGATGTTCATATGATTAATAATATTGTTATTCCTGATAACTATAAAGGATTTAAAAATTCCGGGAATATATTTCCAGAAAATATAAAGTTTAAAACACCAAATATAAAATTCTATGTTTCTGAAGAAATAAGTCTTTTTTGTGATGATAATCGTGGTAATAAATATGTTGATCAATTAAGAAACTTAGTTGATAACTATCTTAAAAAAAATTCAGAACAAGTTACTATGATGGATTTTAATGGTGCTGATGAGGTTACTTTTTTGCCTATTAAAAATATAATTAAGTTGTATAAAAAAGCATTAGTAGATAATCCAAATTTACAAAATCGTGGAATAGATACATGGGTGAATAATAATCGAACTTTGTTATTTGGGGAAGCAAAGAAAAATGTAGTCAAAGTTGGTCGGTTTATTGCAAAATTATTTCCAGATATTACCGATGTTGAAAAAGAAGAATTCGTAACTTTGTATAAATCTTTCAAAACTGATAATGATTATGAGTTTGAAACAATAAAAGGAGATGATATTATTACCGCTTATTGTAAAGATAACCAAGATACTAAACAAGGAACCACACTTTCTAATTCTTGTATGAATTGGAAAAATGATGATGATAAACATCCATATAATCATCGTCTTATTAAAAAAATGTTGGAATTTTATTCCAAAAATGAAAATTGTGAATTATTAGTTTTGAGATTGAAAAATGCAAAAACCGAAAAAAGCATTAAAAAAATTGTTGTAGAGCAAGATCCGGATAATCCAATCAAACTTAAAAAAGACGGAACACCCGATAAGCGATATAAAAATCATACAAATGCTGTTCTTAAAGAAGAAATAACAGAAACTACATTTAAGAAGATAAAAGGTAGAGCATTAATTTGGCATGACTATGAAAGAGATATCCATTATATGGAGCATATTTATGCTACTAAAGCATCAGAAGATATAATGTTTGCAAACTATGCGAAAGAAAGAAATTGGGTAACTTACAATAATAAATACGAAGATGATAAGAATAAATTATATAAAAAAATAAAAATTCCTGTTCCAAAAGAAATTGCGGATAAAGGTAGAATAAGTGATTGTGAAGATTTACCAACTTATCTCGACTCATTATATTATGATGATAATAAAAAAGTAGTATACGGCAACTAATATGTATAAAAATTAATTTTTATGTTTCAAACTATTAACACAAATCTCGGATTAAAACACTATGCTTTCCCAAGCATCGGACAATTTGCTAATGTAATTGCTACGGTAAATCGTAAAGCTACCTACAAAGGTAATGACGAACAAGATGAGCCAATTTATGATAAATTTGCTTCAAAACCAACTTTGAAATTTGTTGGCACTACTAAACTACACGGAACAAATGCTGGTGTAATTATCGATTTTTATAATGATACTATTTACTTTGAAAGTAGAGAAAATGTGATTATACCAACACAAGATAACGCTGGATTTGCTGCTTATATGTCAACTATTCAAACAGAATTTGCAAAAGCAATTATAGATACATTAGATTTAGAATCTACTGAATGGCACCCCAATTCAAAAGAAGATGGATTTTGGAAAGATAATGTATTAGCTATTTATGGCGAATGGTGTGGTGGTTCTATTCAAAAATGTGTGGCGATAAATGGTTTAGAAAAAATGTTTGTTATTTTGAATGCTACAATCCGCACAAGAGAAACAACCGAATCAAGAAATTTAGATTGGTTTCCGATTGATGAAATTAAAAAAATGAAATTAACTGATAAAAAGGTTTATAACATTTACGATTTTAAAACATGGGAAATTCAAATTGATTTTGAGAAACATCATGAGTTTGTTAATCAAATTGTAGAAAATACTATTGCGGTTGAAGACGAATGTCCTTTTGCAAAAGAATTTGGTAAATCTGGAATTGGTGAAGGAATTGTTTATAGGTCAATAACTGCACCATATGATACTTCTGATTTTTGGTTTAAATCAAAAGGCGAAAAACATGCTAAATCAAAAGTAAATACTTTGAAACCAGTTGATAATGATAAAATTAATCATTTAATTGAAATTGCTGAAATTGTCACAAAAAATTGGCGACTAGAACAAATGTTTAATTTAACATTTGATACAATAAATGGTGGTATTGTTACTACAGAAAAACTTGGTGACTTTATTAAAGCTGTTAATAACGATATCTGTAAAGAAGAAACTCTTCTTTTTGAAGAGGAAAATATTCAGTTTAAGGATATTGCTAAATTTGTAAGTAAAATAACAAAAGATTATTTTATGCAAATTCAGCATGAAATGCTTACCAATCCGCAATATACGAAAGGTTAAGAAAAAATACAAAAAAGAAAAACACCCTAAGTTTTTAAATCTTAAAAAGAAAGCCACTCATATTGAGTGGCTTTTTCTATTTTTTCAACATGTTTATAACATCGGATTTACAAACCATAATTTGATTACAAACCGTTTCACCTTTATGCTGAATAAAATTTTGGATATCCAAAATTCCATTAGTCATATTAACTACATTAGCATAAGTGCTAAATTCGACACTCTTAATATATTCGTTTAATATAGAATCTAATTCTTGTTTTATTTTATCTAAATCGGTTTCAAATAAAATAGAAGAAAGATAATTTTCTATTTTTATATTTATTTCATCCTTTATTTTTTGTGTTTTTAATTCTTTTTCGATAAATAATCTTAACCTTTTACTCATATCATAACCTTTTTCTTCACAAAAGGTTCGGTAATTATTTAACAATTCATTATCTAATCTAATTGTTAAGTTACCTGTTTTTCTGCTACCATCTTTTTCCATTTTCAAATCTTTTTGATTTTCTTATACCATTATCATGTAGTATTCTACTAACAATCATAATGGTTAATTTTAATTCTTTAGCAATACTTTTAATGGGTTTACCTTCATTGAACCCAATAATAACTAAATTTATTTCTTCTTTTGTTACATTCTTGCTATTTGTTTCTTTGCATTTATCCCGATTTATTTTTATACTTTCGGATTTCAAGAATCTTGTTATTCGTTGTTTAGTTATACTATAGTTTTTAACTATTTGCCTAATTGATAATCCAATAATTAAATAATCGTTTTTTATTTTCTCTTTTAAATCCGAAGTTAAAGGCATGTAATCTTTACATCCTTTAGTTTTTAATTGTTTAGAAATTATTTCATTAAAATTAGGATTATTTGTAATAGTATTACCGCCATCTCCTCCCTCAGTTAAATTATAACCGTATTCTATATTATTAGATTTATATTTTTCAATATAAAGTTTTTCAAAATAATCAGCCATTTCTTCATTACAATTTTCTATTATATGCCAAATTATATTGGCACCATATTTTCTGAATGCTTTATATAACAATAATGTATTACCATTTTTTGCATTATAGTAATGATGATATTTTCTGTTTTCTAAATCTTTTGTTTTACCAATATATACTTTACCATTAGGAAATTCAATCTTATATATTAACATATCATTACATTTATTTACATTATATATTAAATTAATCTAACCTTGTTTAAACAAATTTATTTTTATTAGTATAAAAATAAAAATAAATTAATAATGAATAGAATAGTTATTTCGCAGATAGTTAAAGATGAAGCACATTGCATCTTAACTTCACTTAATTCCGCAATTAAAAATATTTGTGACATGGTGGTGTATGTAGATACAGGCTCAACAGACAACACAAAGGAAATTATTTTAAATTGGGGTAAAGAAAATAATATACCTGCTTATGTTTTTGATAAACCTTTTGATAATTTTGAAAATTGCAGGAATCATGCCATGGAAATGGCTAGACAAATGATAGACAAACATGGTTGGAAAAGAGAAGAAACTTGGACAATGTGGCTCGATGCTGATGAAACTGCGGTAATAGATCCAAAAGTTTTTAATAAAGAAAAGATGGATAAAGATCTTTATATGGCAAATACTTTTATAGGTAATATGAAATATACAAGAAATACTTTTGGTAGAACTTCAAAGCCTTTTAAATTTTACGGACCAGTTCACGAGTTTATTATCTGCGAAGACCCAAATATAACTTCGGCACTTTTAGAAGGTTATTGGGTTGATGTTAAAATGATTGGTGCTTCATGGAAAGGTAATATTGCTGATAAATATAAAAAACATGCTTCAATTTTGGAAGATTATATTGATAACAAAGATAGAAATTCCAGATGGGTATTTTACACAGCTCAATCTTACCATGATTCAGCAACACTTCCTGATAATCGTGAAGAAAACGAAGAAAGGTTGCGCCGTTCAATTAAATATTACAGAGAAAGAGTCAATCGTTTAGATGGTTATGAAGAAGAAAGATTTTATTCTCAATTCCGTATTGGGACAATTATGACTGCTCTTGAAATGCCTTGGCAAGAAACACATCAAGAATTAATGAAAGCTTATGCTATGGATCCTCGTAGAGCGGAACCTATTAAAGCAATTATTGACCATTATTTAATGACTCAAGAATGGCATTTAGCATATATTTATACTAAATTTGCTGTTACAACTTTACACAATAATAATCCATATCCTTCAGCACTTTTATTCGTTGATGAAGCATTATATAATTGGAGATTTTTAGAAGTTCATGCTGCTGCTTGTGTATACACTGGTAAAAAAGAAGAAGGTAAAACAACTTTTAATCAATTATTAGATTGTTTAAGAAAAAATCCACAATGGTTTAATCCTGACGAAGTTCAGAAAATCAATATGAATGCTCAATTTTTCAAATAAGATTTGATTATTCAAAACGATTTTTTTGCTTGTTTTTAAGCGAAATTTCGCTCTTAAAATCAAAAATAGTATCTAAGCATAGACGAGAAAACTGCTCAAAATTTGAGCAGTTTTTTTGTTTTAATATTTTTTAATATATAAGAAATATGAAATATCTTAAAAAATTTTTAGAATCACAAGGAAATTATAGTAAATCTACAAATGATTTAAAGCGTATGCAACATACTAATTCAGTTGGTAATGAATCACCAATTAAAAAAGAATTAGATGGTGAATTAATAGATGACGAAGAAGCGGAAAATATAGATATTCCCTATGATTTAAGTTATACAGGACATATAAAATCGCCACAATATAATATTCGTTTAAGAAAAACTCCAAAAGAGCCAAAAATAAATAACTGCTAATGACAAAAATATATAACAAATTTAATAATTTTTTAGGAAATAAATTATCATTTTCTTTATCAACTATGGAAATGTTTTATATAGTATTAATACTTGTAGTATTTCCATTATTTTTCCAAACTCCTCAAAATTTAATTGGTTGGATACAATATATTTCAACTGCAATTTTACAAGCAATAGCATTACCATTATTAGGCTATACTACCAGAAAAAGTGGCGAAAAACAAGAAAAAGTAATTAACGATACACATGCAATTTTATTAAAAGAGATAAAGGCAAATAGAGAATTGCATAAGCAACAAATAGAAATGATTAACACAAATAAGGAATACCATCAGCAACAGATAGAATTAATGAAAGAAATAAAAGAAGTACATTTGTTGCTTGAAAAAGAAACTAAAAAAGAAACTAAACCAAAAACAAAAGGAAAATAATGAAATACTTAAAACATTATAAATTATTTGAATCATATTATAACAATAAAATACTTTATCATGGTGGATTAGAAGGTTTCTATGATGAAGAAACTGGTAAAAATATGTTTAATAGATTCGATAAATTTTCTAAACGAACTGCTTATTTTGCAGATAATCCAAATTTTGCTATTGATTATGCTGATATGAAATCGATGGATGGTGGATATGATGCTGATATCTATCTGTATACTTGTCATTTTACTGGCAATTTATTTGAGTATAATAATAAAGAAGATATGGATAAATTAATTCCATTAATACCTGAAGAAGTTGAAATTTCAGATGGAACATTTTGGTTTTTAACAGGTAAAATACCTAAAAAAGAATTTATTAAAAATTTACAAGGAATTGAAACAATTGAACCAATACCACAATTTGTTAATGCTAAAATTGGCGAAAGAGTAAAGTATGATAGTGATACGCAAATAATTGTTGATAGAGATGATAAATATGTTTATAGCATTAAACAAGATACTTTCAATAGCTATAAAAATTCTTCTTCTATGGGTTATAATGAACATTTTAGCAATTATACTAAATATAAAGATATATTTGAACCATGGCGCAATGCGATTGTAGACGCTTACAATCGCAATACAGGTAAAAATCATTCATATCCTAAATATTCTACTTTTAATCGATTTTATCATACATACGAATATGCAAAAAAAGGATATAATATTGATTATGTCGCATATAATGATCGTAATGATAAAGAATTATTTACAAAAGATGATATAACTAAAATTGATTCATTATATAATGATTGTTTGAAGAAATTTGAAGAAACAGCATATAAAGAATTGAACAGAAATAAATGGGTCATCAACGAAGAAGAAAAATCAATGGGTAGCAATTGGAATTATTATGAAACTTCTATTATAACAAAATTAATCTTAGAATTAGGTTATGATGGTTATGTTGCATTAGAAAAAAAGCATAAAACTTATGCTATTTATAATCCACATGAAACAATTGAAATAATTAAAACGGAAAGAATAAGATGAGATATTTAAAATATTATAAACTATTTGAAGCGCATTATACCGATAAAATACTTTATCATGGTGGTTTGCATGGTTATTATGAAGAAGAAACTGGTAAAAATAAATTTAATAAATTTACAAAATTTCATAATCAATTATCTTTTTTTTCAGATAACGAAAACTTTGCTATGGATTATGCTAATATGAAGTCAATGGATGGTGGTTATGATGCTGATAGAATCTTATATACATGTAAATTTACTGGTAATTTATTTGAACCATGGAATAAAGAAGATATGGATAAACTAATAAAAGAATTACCGGATGATGAAACAGTAATTAGACATCCATCTCAACATTATTTAACTAAAAAAATTGATAAAAAAACATTAATAGATGGTATACAAGGATTCAAAACAGTTTATCCATTAGATAATATTGAAAATTTTAAAATTGGTGATTTGATAACAAGTCAAAGCTATGAACATGATAAATTTATCATATTTAAAAAAGATAAAAATTGGTTATATACCGTATACAAAAAAACATATAATAGAGTTTTATCTGCTTCTTCTCGTGGTTATAGTGAGAATTTTAGGCATGAAGTTAGATATAAAAAAATATTTGAAACATGGCGTAATGCTATTGTTGATTTATGGAATAAAAAAATGAATGACGATGTTAAATATCAAAGCAGTGGATTAATAGGTTCTACAAAAACAACATATGAATTACAAATTGTAATGTATGCATATGAAAAAGCTTCTGAAAATCCTGGTTTTCCAGCAAAAAGTAAAATGGTGGATCAAGATTTCGTTGTATCAAAACAAGAAGTATTTAAGATAAATCAATTGTGGAAAGAAGCTGTAGAAAAATTTAACCGTGTATATTTCAAAGAAGCACCTGTTACAAAATACACACTAAAACCTATTAAAGTTTCAATTAAAGAAGGATTGCATGGTAATTTTATATATTTCGAAAATGACGTTGTTGCTAATGCAATTCACAAATTAGGTTATGATGGATATATTGCTTATGAAGAAGGACATAAAACTTATGCCATCTACGAACCAGATAAAACTGTTAAAATAATTGATATTAAAGTAAATTAAACTTTAAACTATCATATTGTTAATTTTTTCCTCATATTTTTTAATAAATTTAATTTTGCCTTCCAAATATAATTTTATCAATTCTTCCTTTTTAATTTTAAAACAATCAACATATTTAAATATTAAATTTTTTTTAGCACAATCATTTTTAGCAAATTGTGCCTTTAATTTATTGATTTCCGTATTTTGTAATTTTTTAGGTTTGCATTCAACAACATATTTATTTTCAATGATAAAATCTGGAAAATAATTCTTTGAAACGCCATTTAACACATAAGTTATTTTATTTTTCTTTTTTTCGCCATTTTCCCATTTTAGATTGAATCTTTCTATAACAAATAACATATAAGATAATTCTAATAAACTTCTAAAATACCATCCTTTATACCAACCAGACCAACCATTTCCAGAGCCTATCGGAGAAGGTTTTCCATACATTGGATTATTTACACCGCTATTTATTATTGATAACTTTTCCTTAAATTTATCATTTTTTTCATTTGCTATTTTTTCCCCATAATTAATTACCCACCATTCATAATTTGTTTTTTGATAAATATTTATATTGCCCTTTTTAAATTCGGTATTTATTGAATATCTTTTACCTTTATGTATATTTTTAAAATATTTTTTAACATCGTCTGTATGATGTTTTCCAAAAAAAGGATTATTTATACCAGCATATTTTTCTTGTTTTATTTTAGCCATGCATTTATTACATTTTTTGTTTTCATTTTCACATCTTATTCTATTTTTAACATCTTTATGTGTAGTTTTTTCGCCACAAAAATTACATACACGATATAACCTATTGTCAATAATATTATTATCTTTCATTATTTTAAACATAGTTTTTCTATGTATATTTAAAAAAATACAAATTTTCGAATATGAAGTATCTCCAATATGTGCTTCAATATATTCTATTTTTTCTTTTTCTGTCATAAACAATTATTATTTTAATAATATATATTAAATCCGAAAGACGGAAAAGCAAAAAAAGTAAAAAAAAAAATGTCGAATATTATAACTCTAATTGGTGCTCCAAGTTGTGGTAAATCAACATTAGCTACTTCGGTACACACAGAACTTAAAAAATTGGGTAAAAATTCTATATTTATTCCAGAAGTAGCAACTGATTATATTGCTGAATTTGGCATACCAAACGAACCAATTGATCAATTGGTTATTTTTTATAAACAATTAAACGATGAAAGAATGTTTATTGGTTCAAAAGATTTTATAGTTTGTGATTCTTCTGGAATGTTAAATTATTTTTACTTTAGAAGGCTATTTAAAATGCCATTACGAAATAAAGATATTGCAATAATAAATCATATGCAAAAAGAAATTTTAAAATCTTTAAATCAATGGAATCATATTTTTTATTTACCAGTAATGTTAGACAATACAAACGATGGTATAAGATTTCACAATAAAGAAGAAATAATTATGATAGATAAAATGATAAAATCATGGTTAGAATTAGAAAATATACCTCATACCGATTTATCAAATGTAAAATTAAAAGATAGAACAGATTTTATATTAAATATATTAATTTAAAAAACCACTCAATTGAGTGGTTTTTTATTTATCTTGATAATAATTTTATTAAATCTTCTGTTATAATTGAGATTAATTTTTTACCGTCAACAGTAATTAATGGAACATTTTTAATCCAAGAGTATTTATCATCGCCATCAATTTCTATTTGATTAATTTTTTCAACTAATTTTGGATTTTTAGCGAATTTTTGCTGATAATAACCTTTAAGATCATTTGTAAATCTACCTAAATCAAAACCTTTTTGTAGATTATATTTAATCATTTGCAATTCATTATTTTGCTTTTCAATCATTATATACCAAATAGAAGATTTAGGAATTTTAACATTTTCCATGAAATTTAAACTTTTAGAAGCTTTAGCACCTTTTGGCATTTTAGCAACTTTCCCGATAAATTCTACTTTACCTTCTTTAACTTCATCATATGGAATTTGACCATGATTTACCATTTCATCTTTATCTTCTGATTCTGGTATAGTATAATCATTTCCTTCGGCAGTTTGTGCCTTTGGTCTCATATAACGAGTGCTTTGTTGTAATTCAGTTTTAGTAGTTGCTTTTGGCAAATTAGGTTTGCCAGTAAAATCTTCTGGTTGAACAGAAAACGAATTTTCATTCATTTCCGAAAATTTTTTAAACGATGATATTTTTTTATCTGCCATATTTTTATTTAAATTATTATATTATATATTAAATTACTATATTGTTTTTTAATTTACATGTTTATACCAATACTTATTTACAGTAAAGTTTCTCCAATTTTTAATTATATTAAACTCATCAAAGAATAATGAAATTAATAATCTTAATTTATCTAAAAATCCAGCCATTATAGGACTATTAAATATATATGGACTCAAACTTTTGTTCAAAATTTCTGTTTCGTAATCAACATAATTTTTGGTTGTATCATCATTCATATGATAAAATTGGTGTAATTCTGGAATATATTGTTTATCGTAAAGCATTTAATTAATTTATTTTTATGCGGTTATACTTGGTCTTTGTGAAGCATCTACCGTACTTTGATAAAATACATTGAGTGATTTTAAACCACCTGCATTTATATCATCGCTATAATATATATTGTTTCTATCATACCAACCACCTTTAATTACAGGAACTTCATTTGGATCAAATAATATATCGCCTAAAACTGGATCAATTCCTATAACTGCTGAAGCAGTATAACCTAAATTTGACTGAACAGTTGATAATTGAAATGAACCTTCCGCTGTTTGTTGTGAATAATTTATTCTTGTTTGATTTGCTGAATGAAAATCTTCATTTTTCTTACATACAAAATTTACATCCACAGAATAAATATCTCCAATAGAAGTTAATGCTGAAATAATATCTGCTTTTGGTATTCTACCTATTTTTTTCAAATCTAAAAAGTAATCTGAAATAGCATTATGTATTTGTAATGTTACATTATCTTGTGTTGCATCCGAATAAATAATTACAAATACATTTATAATATACAACGATAGTAAAGGTGATTGTATATTATATCTTCTTGAAATCATTATATTACCACCAGATTTTAAATAATTATCAATTTTAGAAATCTCATAAGAATCTAATTGAAAAGCAACTAGTGGTATAGAAAAATAATCTGAATTTTGATTTTTAAATAAAACTATATTAGGCGTAACCATAATATATATAGAACCATATTGCTCATAAGCATTAACATATGAAAAAACACCTAATCTTTTTATAGCAAATGCGTATTGTTGTGGTAATCCTAAAACAAAATTATTACTTGATATAGGAAGCATATTTTTCGTAAATTGTGTTGATTCAGCATCTGCTCCAAAATTAATATCATTATAAAATGAAATATCAAAATATTTTGTTACATCTATTGAATTACCAAACCCATCAATAGCCATTTCTGTAAATTGCCAATCATTTATAGTTCTTCTAAAGATATTACCATTTGCACCATCAGTTAATATATAGTTAATCACAATTGTTGAACCAGATTTTGGAATAGCACCAAAAGCACCATTTCCAAATATAATATCAATCCCACCAGAATAACCAGTTCTAATGACACATGCTTGTTCGTCTGTTCCTAAATCATATAACCAAGTTTTATTTGACCAACGAACACCATCAACAATGACTTGAACATTAAAATTTTCAACATCTTGTGTGCCTCTATTATTAACATTAAAAGTTTGGTTTATTTGTCCAGTTCCAGTAAAAGTTGTATTTGTCCATTTACCTTGAATTATGTTGAAATAGATTTTACTAGTTTTTGTAATAAAAAATGTTTGTTTATCTTCAACTAAATTAATTGAATAATATAAACCATTAGTTTTATTTTTTAAACTTTGTTGATTATTTAAAGTAATTCTACCACCTGGTATATTAGAAGAAATATCTGTAGTTAATTTTACCGTCATTGCTAATGCACCAGAAGCACTAATTGCTCTACCAGGAATATAACCAGCCACTATTGCTGCGTTCCTAATTACTTTTTTATTAGTAGCATTATTATCAGATAAATCTAAATTTTTAACTACATTTTTTAAATATAATAAAGATAATTGGAATAGGTTTTCAACTACAAAAAGAATTTGCCCGTATGGGCTCGCCTCGCTAAAAAGTATATTACTGCTATTATATTCTTGTTTTAAATAATTTTCAATTTGTCTTTTTATATTAACAAATGTTATTTCGGTAAATAATGTTGTATTTGAAGTATTGGCCATTTTTAAGGTAATTTATAGTTTATATATTAAATTATTTTGTATCTATATTTAATATATAGATTATGACACTTCAAGACGTAATTAATTTTTTAAAACAATATGGTTTAAACGGTGGTTTTTTGATTATAGTTAGTTTTATAATTTGGCAGATTCTTAAAACTGATTATGTTGGTAAAAAAATTACTGGATTATTAGATAATTGGTTTAAAAGAAAACCTAAAAATTCAATTAACATATCACATGTAGTTAATCATAATATGTTTAATTATATTGATTTTTGGATTTATTCAAAAGTTCCAACACTAAACTTTGCAACTGAATATAGAACAATTATATTTAGAAAATATCTTACTATACTTTTGATGAAATATAGGGACAATGTTCAAAAATATATTTCTTCTGCAATTTATGAAAAAATGGATGAACAAGAATTATGGAAATCTATTTTAAGTTTATTAAATACTATTGTGTATGATTATGAAAAAGAAATGGAATCATTAGGCATTCCTAAAATTGTAATTAATAAAATGAAAGCAAGGAATAATGAAACAATTACTTTAATTATTGAATTAACAGAAAGTGTTTGTTCTTGTGAATTTTATAATTCGGAACATAATTTATTAAAAATATACACTATTCAAAATATACTTTTATCAGTATTACAAAATGCAATTGCAAATTCGGAAATTGTTTGTAATACAATAAATGGTGATTTAAAAGGACAATTTGTAATGGTTGATGGTAAAAAGATAACCGAAAAAGACGAGCATTAAAAAAGCGGCTAAGCCGCTTTTACCATTTTTTATCTTTTCTTGCAGCATACCATATAAAATTATCAACTAAATTATATGTTTTACCATCTTTTAAAAATAATTTAGTAATTATTTTTCTTCTTTTTCTATCATTATATGTAATGAATTTATCAACGTTGTTAGGATCAATATTTTCACTAATTAATCTTTTTTTAAAATCTTCACTCATTATTTTCTTTATTTTATGGTAAAATGGTTTAATTAAACCATTTTACAGTTGTATCTCCATTATGTCCCTTTTCCCATACATACCAAGCATAAGCTACTGCTGACCCACCATTTTCTTTCATCTATTGGAAATCGGCATTTTTAGCACAAGTAATTCTTGAACTCGAAACCCATATCCTTTTAGGTGGATATTTTTCAAATAACTTTTTTCTTGCCTTACCTTCCATAAATTGTAATTTAAGAAACATAATTACTTTATTTCCTTCTGTTACAACTTCCATTCCTTTTTCAACAAATTCTTGTGCAAATTTATAGGGCGGATTGGTGATCACATCACCATCAAAACTTTTATTACAAGTTAAAAAATCTATTCCAGATTTTCCAAATCCTCTATCAATTAAATCGCTTGATATAACTTTATGTCCTGCTGCCTCAAACACTTTTGACAATTCACCTGAACCACAAGCTGCTTCCCAAATGTTTTGATTAAGTGTTTCTAATTTAAGTAACCATTCTGCTGCTACAGGATCGGTAGCATACCAATCATTAGTTTCTCTTTCTTCATCTGTATGGTTTGAAGCACCTAATGTCTTATAAATTGAATTTTTATTTCCTTTCCAATCTTTATTTGCCATAATTATTTAATCTATTTTTCTTTATAATTCTATTAGAATGCAAAACTATAAACTGTATCTATTTCAAATTCCGAATCTGTTAATTTTAAGTCATAAGAATTAAAATTTGCAAAATCTAAATCATCCGCTTCGATTCTTCTATCAACCGAATCATTATTATCATATCTATTTTGAATTCGCTTTTTTCTTGTATCAGCATCGATGTCTATATAAGTGATAAAACATCTTTTACGATCTTCTTCTGTTAATTGTGATAATTCATTTGGTGTCATAATAAATATATTATTGGTATCAAAATTTTCTTTTGTAATACCATAATACCAATCTACACCATTAATTATGAATTTTTGATAAACTTTAATTTGATTATTATTTAATAATATTTCAAATTGTTGATTATTTGTAAATAAATAATCAACCCCATTTAATTCTCCTTCTCTCGGAGGTCTTGTTGTTATTTTTGGAGAATATCTTTCGCCTTTTTGTATTAAACCAATCAATAAATGCGATTTGCCCGAACCAGATTTACCTAGTATAATAAACTTTTCTTGTTTCATAAAAATTATATTTATGAAATAAAAATAGTTTATTTTTTAGCAAAACTGCTAAATTTTTTTAATTTACTTTTTTTACTTTTTTTCAGCTCTTTTGTATAATCTTGTTTTAAATCAAATAGTTTTTTTGAAGCACCTTTTTTGGCTGCTTCTTTTTGATAAGGATTACCAGATAATGTTGTACCAACATCGCCGGAACCAATTGTTCCACCACCCGAAGTAAATGCTGAGCCAATTGTTGAGCCAGCATTTAAAGAAGGTTGAGCCGCAGTAACACTTCCCATACCAGCGGTATTTGATGCATTAGCAGTTGCATCTTCTGTTATTATTTCGATTACTTTAACTTCTATATTCATATAAGTATATATTTTTTATTGAATTTTATTTATATTCTTTTTAACATAATCATTCCAATTCATAACTGGTTGTTCCTCTTTTTCTTTTTCCGCTTCTTCTGTTTCTTCTAAATTTTTTTGAATTTTGAATTTTTTCTTCTGTTTTGCCTTTACTTCATCATTTGGTTCTTCTTCAGAAATATCATATGTTTCAGAATCTAAATTTTGTGTATTATTCATATTAATACCACCAGAATTAACTTGAATTGAATTCGGTGTTACTTCTGATTGTGTTGTAGTTGGATTGTTAAATACTTCTCCAGCTCTACCTGTAGCAAGCCCACCTGTTGCGGATGTTCCATTTTCATTGAAACTTTTTAAATATCTCATATTTTATATATTAAATATTATATTCATTTTCATTTAGTTTATTTTTCGAACTATTTATTCTCCTTTTTGTAATACATAAATTATCTAATTTTGATATATCTTCAACTGGTATTCCATTAATAAATCCAAAATAAACTGATATTTTATGATCTATTGTTGGATAATTTTTATCATTAGGATCTAAATTAAAATTTTCGAAAATATATTCTCCGTCATAGTAATCATAACCATTCCAATTTGTGAATAATTTATACTTTATTAAATTAGTTTCATTAACCACATCTCTTCTATAAATTTGGTAATCAGTTTTAAAAATATCCGGTATCTGATTTAAATTTTTAATCTTTGTATTTTTAATCTTTTGTTTTATTTCCTCTGATTGGCCAGGGTTTATAACACCATATTTTTCTAAATTAATAATTTTAATTTTTCCTTTTATTTCTTCTGATTGAAAAGAATTTTTAACACCATATTTATTTAAGCATGTAGTTTGCATTTTTTCTTTAATGCACGAATTTTGTGCAGGTGTTTTTGTTCCATATTTTTTAATATTAGTATTTTCAATTTTATTTTTAATCTTTTCTGATTTAGCAGGATTATCTACACCATATTTATCAAGAATAGTTTGTTTAGATTTATCACTTGCGCATTTTATACTACACGAATAGCAGTTATATTTATCAAAATTTTTCCTATAAACATAATATTTTAATTCTTTCTCTTGACCGCAAATATCACATTTAACTTTTACAATAGCAGTTGATTTATCTAATAAATCTTCAACCTTTACCTCTGTAATTTCGTTTTTCTTACAAACATATCCTTTATTTCTATATTTTGTTATATGCTGTGCATTCATCCTAATTAAAACCTTTTCTGTTAATATCATAAACTATTATTATAATTTTTATATAATATATATTAAAAATAAAATACCTAAAATAAACAATTTTATTAAAATAAACAATTATGAAAAATAAAGTCTCTAAAACATTTTCTATATCTGAAGAAACCTATGAAAAATTCATGGAAATTATAGAAAAAGAAAATTTAAATAAATCTAAATTAATAGAAAAATGGATAATAAGTTTTATTGCTGGATATGATTTAACAAACGAAATTAAAAAGGAAAATTAAATTATTTTAACCTTTACTTTTCTATCTTGAATAATTTTTTCTAAATCTTCTTTAGTAAAATTTCTTTTATAAATATCATTACTATCAACTGATAATAGAGTCCAATTATTTTTATCACCAGTTTCATAAATATATTTTTTACCACTATCATCAATTTCAATTGTTTTAGAAGATAATTGATCATAAAATTTCTTTATATCATCACCTATTTTGTAAATATTTGTAATTTCCCATTTTTTAAGTGCATTATTATATGCTTGTAAAAGTAAATAATATGGCGTGTCTAATTCATTTTGTTTTTTATTATAAATAAACATAAATCTTGCTGGTGTATCTAAAAATGTTTCAAAATCTGTGGAAAGTTGCATATTAGATTTTTTAAGATCTAAATTAGATAATTTAGATATAAAATCAGTATTTTTATCAAGTGCTTCTAAATCTATATTAGTATCTTTTGCTAATTGTAAAGTGGAAAAAATATCAATTGGTTTAGCATCAATTGAACTTAATAAAGAATCAAACCAAATATTTAATGACTCGTTTATATCAAATTCCATATCAATTAAATCAATAATTAATGATTCTTTGAATGTATTAAATTTTTTAATCCACATTTATAAATAGTATTTTTAATATATATTAAAAAAGTTATTATAAAATGACTCTATTAAAAAGGTATTCTATGATTAATGAAGCAAAAGATGAGGCTGTTTATCGTCCTACATATTTAATAAACGAATTATGTACTTCTTTGGTTTTATTAAATAATCAATTTTTAGATAATATACTTGATAGAGGTTTACGTGCCAGATATCAAGAAAATACAGATGTATTCTTAAACGATTTAAAAAATATTTTAACAGGTAAAGGAAGATTACATTTAGGTAAATTTATTAACAATAAATGTGTTAAAGATACTGAATATGGCAATCTTAATAAATTAATTGATTCATTAGAATTTAAAATTGATGATGATTGGCATATGTTAGTTGATGCGAGAATTGCTGCCAGAAATATCATAGATAAAATGATTCCTGGTGATAAGTTAAGAGAAGAAATGATAGAAGCAATTTATTGGATTGGACCGAACAAAGATGAGGAATACCAAGAAGATATAGTTGTAGAATTAAAAGATGGTCGTCAATTTTCATTTTTCTTAAATAAAAATGTAACGCTTTATAAAACTGCTGCTTTTAATAAATTTGCTGATGAATTGATTGGTAATGAATTTGAAAATATGTTTGGACCACAATATATAGCAAAATGGAATCAATTAGCTAGAAGATGGGTTGAAATTATTTACGAAAATGCCACAAAAAATATTCAATTTTATATTGAAAAATTTATTGAACCTCAAAAAATATCAAGTTTAATTTATTTTGAATATTTTGATTTAGAACATAGAGATCCTCGGTTTAAAAACCTTGGAGAATATATTAAAGAATTAGATGGTAATTTTTTAAAATTTTCTGATTTAATGGCTGCTATTTGGAAAAATAGAGAAAAATGTTTCACTGATGTTGATAAAGTTTTTAATGAGTGGATGGAAGAAAAAGTAGTTGTTTTGAATTCAAGAATACTTGAACATTTATTAACTGAATCTTTAACAAAAAGAGCAATTGGAGATATTAAAAGATTAGAGGATGGAATGAAAGAAGCTTCTGGTAGAGTAAAAATGAAATTAGTGAAAACCATAGTTCAAAAATTAGGTTGCAGAAATAGAAATCAATTTTATTTAGGAAATAATGGTAATATATTTACACTTGTTCCTACCGTAACTTTTTTTAGAGAAGGTTATGAATATATTGATGTCTTATTTGATTATCATGTAGAATTAACGGTTAAAAAAGAAGAAAGAAAAAATGACTTTCAAATTAAAATAATTTTAAAATTAGAAGATAAAGAATTGATGAATTGTGAAGTTGGTGTAAATTTTGGAAGAAAAGAGATGTCAGGTCACCTTTCGGCCCGCTACAAATTTGGCTTTTCTTCTGATTTTAATGACATTATACAATCTAAACAAGTTAAACCAAAAGAAATAGGTGGCGATGAAATATCTAAAGAAATTTAGTGAAAATCAAGTCAAGTTTGATTATGATTACATTATTGATATATTAACTTCAAAAGAATATGAATGGGGTAATGTTATAGTTAATGAAATTAAAGAATTTGAAAATTCAGAGCCTTTACCTTCTGGTGATGACGATTATATTGTGCAATTTAATCATTGGTTATATAAAAAATTCAAAAATCCCAGAACTTTTAGAGATGATTTAGTGGTTAAGAGACCTACAAGTTGGTATTACAAAAGAACTTAATAAATTTAAACTTTTTAATTTTTTTTTATAGAAAAATAAAAAGTTTTTTAAATGTCACAAGCAATAATTAAAACTAATCGTGGTGATATGACTATTGAATTTTATGATAGTGATGCGCCAAATACCGTTCAAAACTTTCAAAAATTAGCATTATCAGGATTTTATAATGGCTTAACTTTTCATAGAGTTTTACCAAATTTCGTAATTCAAGGAGGTTGTCCTAATGGGAATGGCTCTGGTGATCCAGGATATTCTATACCATGTGAATTAAATGGTAATAATCAATATCATGATAGAGGTGTTCTTTCTATGGCACATGCTGGAAGAAATACAGGTGGTTCGCAATTTTTCATCTGCCATAACAGAGAGATGACAAAGCATTTAGATAGACATCATACTTGTTTTGGCAAAGTAATTGAAGGACTAGATATAATTGATCAAATTCAACAAAATGATACAATACTAAGTATTGAAATAAAATAAACAAAAAACATGGGAAAGGCAAAAAAAGAACACAGAAAAAAGATAGCAAAAAGAAATGCTGAAATAAAAGCAATTCAAAAGAAATTTGAAAAATCTAGACAAGAACAATTAATGGAATTAATTCAAAGAGAAAAAGCAGCAGGAGCTTTTAATGCTCCAAGTGTTAAAAAAGATGACATCATTGGTGCGCCTTCTGTAACATTAACTGATCAACAACAAGGACCAATTATTTAAAAATATGAATTTATATAACACAGATGATGCAACTATAAATGATTTTTTATATTGCACACAAGAATTAGGCGAAAGAGCATCAAAAGTTATTGTAGGATTTAATTTTAAAGCAGACGAATTTAATAAAGTTATTACTCATTTTGGTAAAAAAGATATAAATTCTCTGCTTGAAATTTTACCGGATATAGAAGGTAATATAGTAAATGAAAAAATTTTAGTTAAAATTTCTGATAAATTTTTTGTTTCATATACTCATGTTGATAAAGCATTACCAATAGGATTTATTGCTAATGTAATTATTTATCATAAAATAGGTGATATTGAATTAATTGATGAATTTTTAGAGGAATTAAATTCTGCAATCGAAGATGTAGAAGAAGAAACTGAAAATAATAATTTATTTTATATTACAAATAATCAAAATGGATTAGCCATTCAACCATTAAAACCTATGGTTTATGATTCTGATAATTTTGAAATGTATTATAATGATGATACAATAAAATCGGTAAAAAAGTTAATTAAAAAAGTTAATAAATCTAATAAAGGAATTAATATAATACATGGCAAAAGAGGTTGTGGAAAAACTACATTATTAAGTTATTTAACTACTCAATTAAAAAAACCATCTATTTTTATACCGATTTCTATGATTGATATAGCAATCAATACTGGTAATATAAAATCTTTAATTAGTGAAAATTCAGTTTTAATAATTGATGATTGTGAAATTTTAAACGGTGATATGTATGGAAAATCAAGTTTAACATTTGCTAATTTGTTACAATTAATTGATGGTTTATATTCAGATGAATTTAATTTAAATATTATTTTAGCATTTAATATTGAAAATGAGGATGATATTGATGAAGAACTTTTAAATTCAAATAATTTGTTACATATAATCAAAATAGACGAATTAAAAAAATCAAAGGCAAAATCGCTTTGTACACATCTTAAATTAAAAAATAATATAGAAGAATCGACTCTTTTAATAGATATAATAACAAATCGTTTAGATGAAAAATCTGAACCAATAGGTTATTAAAAATAAATTATTATTAATATGGAAAAAGATTTAAATTATCTGTTAACTTCAGAGTATGATGAAGGGTTAAAACCGGAAGAATTTATAGAATTGTTAAATTTATTTAAAAATGAATATAGGCTTCTTCATTCAAAGAATCGTTCATTAGAACATCAAATTGATAAATTAAATGCTGATAACGAAAATTACAAAGGGCTACTTTACGAAATTGATACAAAATGGCTTTCAAAAATAGCAAACTTAGAAGATCAAATTAATTTTTTAAATACATCATTAAGTAAAAAACTTACTTGGAAAGAAAGATTTTTAGGTAAAATAAATAGAAAAATAATTTAGTATTTATGGATAATCTGGAAAAATATGATGAATTGCTTAATTTAATCACAGGAGAAATTGAAATTGATGGCAAATATTATAATCTCAAAGATGAATTTGAGAAATTCTTTATAAAAGATAATGTATCTGCTGGTATAAGAATAAGAAAAATTATGCAGAAGATCCGCTTGAAATCGAAAGAAGTGCGGAAATCTATACAGCAACACAAAAAAACGCTTTAGAATTATAATATATATTATATGTTAAAATTTAGTAATATTTCTGGAGAAAAAGTAAATTCGGAACCAAAGGTGCAAATATCGCAAGAATCTTTGGAAGTAGAATCTTTTAAGCAATCTATATTAGATTTGATTGAAAAAACACTCACTATTAGAAGCGAAGGACCTGTATATAAAAATGCGGGATTAATTGTCAATAAAATTGATGGTAAAGAAATGTTTGTAGAAGCCTTAATGGATTTCTTATCTGAAAAAGAAAATAACAAAGCAATTACTTATTTAGAATCGTTAAAAGAATCGAATCGTGATTGGAAATCAATTGACGAAAAAATCCTTCAAATTAAAACAGAAACAGAAAATATTAAATTTTTAACAGAAAATCCAGAACATGTAGAACAAATAAAATCTTTCCTTGAAAAATATTCTATGTCTGAAGATTTTAATGAAATTTTAGATAATCACATTTTAAGAGTTACTGATTTTAATACAGCCACTTTAAGATCAAAAGTTGCAGAAACTATGTTAGAAGATACAAAATATTCTAAAATACCTAAAAATAGATTACGCACCTTATCATATAAATATGCTTATAGAGCAAATCAATTAAAATAAAAACCGCTTTTAAAGCGGTTTTTATTTTTGTATTAATAATTTCATTATTTTTTGAATAGAATCGTTAATTGAATCCTCAGAAATTACTTTTCTTTTTGTTCCTTCTTCATCATAGTTACAAGAAGGGTATTCATCTTCAATAAATAAATTATCTTCTAAAATACTTTTTATTTGACTTTCTAAATAATCCACTGAAAATAAACATATTTCTTGAAGTTCAAAATCTTTCGTTGAGTATTCATCTCCATATAAAGAAAAGATTGATTCATCATTATTCAAAAAAGATTTCAAAATTATTTCCGCTTTTTCCTTTGAGTCAATTATAAAAGGTGTATCAGATAGATATTCGCCCAATCCTTCATCACAATTATAATATAATTGTGTATTTTTCATTTTTAATACAAACATACTATGCAAATTGTTCTTTATTTTGTTTTTGAATACAACTTTGTTCGTAAGTTTTTCTCGCCTCTTGAAAAGTTTTTTTCATAGATTTTGATTCTAACTGATTTTGTTTAATCATTGATTTATTGTCCAAGAATTCTTTTTGAATTTTTTTCATATTCCTTGATTTCTTCAAAGACTCTTTTAATGCTTCTTTTGGATTCTCCTTTTTAGCAGTTAATTTTTGATGTCTTAAAAATTCTTTATGAAAAGAGTCAATTATTGTATTCCTCGTAGCAATCAAACTACGATATGATTCAGCCAATCTGCTGCATTTTGTTCTTATATTATTTAATTGTTTTAAAGTCATAATTTCGGTTTTTGTAATTTAATTTGTATTTTATAAATGTCAGATAACATTACCTCTAATTCATCAATAAATCTATCTATCATAGGATGAGTATATCCGTACAATTGACGATTTACTGCTGAAATTAAAGGGTCATTTTCTCCTAATTCTATACTCAGAATTTCAGATAAAAAAGGCCAATATTTCCGTCCAGTAGCAACACGAATAACTAACCTTGGTTTATATTCATCTACTTCTAAATTAACAATTGAAGCAGTCCAAGAACTTCTTTTATAATTATTTTGATCAAATTGCATTATAGTAATTTATTAAAATCAAAATCTTTATTACCATTAAGCTCTTTCCAACAACGAAGGCATGTTGCTATATCTGATTTAGGTGTATTAGCAATTTCCATTAAAACATTCAAATCACGATTGCAAAATTTATTAAATTTAATAGAAATATATTTTTCAATTTCTTCTGAATTCATCTCCAAAATTGTTTTTCTGGTGCTAACACCATATGTGCTATACGTCATAAAATTTTTTTACAAAAATAATAAATAAAAATAAGAAAAACAAATTTATTTAAACAAATAACAAACTTTAAAATCGTCAAAAGAATTAAATAATGGTATGTCATAAACACTACAGACGACTTCAACATTTCCTTTGCGCCAAAATCCATCCGGACAAATAACAAAAAGTTTTTTGCTATGTGCATGTAAACCTAATTCGAGTAGTGAAATTGGTGATTTAGTATTTGGATCTAAATACATTAAAATTATATCAGATTTTTCTAATGCATTTATTTCCCATTTTACCTGTTGATTAAATTGCGGATTTTCATAAGTTTGAATCCAAGAAGAATCCCAATCAGTTCTTCTTGGATTAAAAATATTATAACCAATATCAAGCAACCATTCACCAATTTCTTTTTGCCAATCTTTGGCAACGCCCATTTCAATCGAACCAGCAAGAAAAATTGATTTCTTACCACGATCTCTAATAGCTATATTTTGCGGTGGTATAAACAACATTACCAAATAAATAAAGGTATAAACCAAATAGGAGATACATAAAATGGATCCCAGTATGGATCGTAATAAACTAAATCATCTTCATATTCCTCAATGATTTCAGTAGTTTCAACAATAGTTTCTTCAACATATTCTTCGCCAGCAGGAGCCATTTTAGCTTCTTCTAACCTCTTTTTATTAAAATCAATTTCTTGCTGAATTAAAGACATCATTAATTCAGTTCCCATTTTAATCATATTTTCCATTGCATCTTCACCAATATCAGTAATCGTAATTGCACTAGTAACTATGTCATTAATTTCTGCCCAAAATGTATCACTAACTAAGTCATTTTGCCAACCAATTCTATTGGTATCAAAACGGTTTTCGTTAATAAATGACATGAAAACTATTTCGTGTGGATTCATTTTTTTGAAAAAAGCAACTGCAATACGAACATCAAAAAACCTTTCTTGAGATTTATATTGATTCCATTCTTCATCTGTTTTAAAACTAAAATAGTTTTCAAAAGCAAATTCGCCTTTATCCAAATCAACAAATGAGTAGATATCAAATACTTTAAGATATTCTTGATATCTTTTATTAAAGTTATCAAAAACTTTGATCGCATCATCTGTAGGAACAAATTTATCCTCTTGTATAACAAGATAATTTTGTGCCATTAGTTGAACAAATATAGGTTCAAGTAATTTATCATTATCGGTAGCAATTGTTTTAAATACTCTACCATTGTTAATCATTTCATTTAATAAAATGATTGCTGTAAAATTTTTAGAATCGTTTATATTCATAAAATTATTGTTTTAATTATTAAATAATGATGTAATAATAACCTTTTAAAAAGGTTATTATTACATATTTGAAATTATTTTATCTTCTGCGTCCTCCAAAAGAACTTCTACTACCACCAAAAGAACTTCTTGAGCTTGAACTTCTACCAAAAGAACTTCTTGAAGAAGATGACGAAGAACGGAATCCATTAGAGCTACTACCCGAACTTCTAAAACGGCTGCCTTCACCAGAGTTAAAACTTCTTTGAGAAGAAGCAGGTGCAGAAACGGTAGTTCGTGCTGTAGTAGAATACGAAGGCTTAGAATAAGAAGAAGATGTTGATTGTCTATAACCACTGGAAGTGGATGGACGAGTGTATGTCCTCGTGGTTGTAGTTCTAGTTCTCGCATAACTTGAAGTATAAGGACGTCCATAACGGGAACGATATGGATGATATCCACCATAGTAGCCTCTACCATAACCCCAATATGGATGGTAATAATGATGTGGTGTCATAAGCCATGTTAAAAACATATAATCACCAAATGTTAAGCCAGTAGGAGAATTATATACATAATTAGGACCACAATATGCAGGAGTGCCTGTGACAGCATAAGAATTATTAGTAGTATTAACTGTTAAAGTAGCAACTTGAACTTTACCACTTGGCAATTCATCATAAACACCAAGAGAAGTATTGCCAGTTTGATCAACTTTAAGGTAATCAATATTACCATCGTTGTCAAGGTCAAGGTTATTAATGTTATTTTTAGGATCATTAATAGCTTGTGTAAGCACATCAGGATTAGTTGTTTGTTTTAGTAAATTAGCAAAAGCATTTACATCAAATCCAGGGATGTCATTTGACTGAACATTAACATCCTGCTGAGGAGCGTGTGAAACTGAAACATTGTTTTGAGCATTGGTTGGTGTGTTATTACACGCTGATACCAATAAACTGATGCCTACAAAGGCTGAAAGAATGATTTTTTTCATTGTTGATTTTTTAGACTACAAAGATAAAAAAGTTTTTTGAAATAGAAAAGTTAAAAGTTTGTTAAACGCTTAAAAACATATTTTTCAGGGTCACGATTTGTTAAATGTTCCCATATAGTATCAACCATCTCTAATATGTTAAAATCATCATAATTAGAAATTATATAATCTGATTTTTTAATTTTAGTAAGTGAATCAATTTGTTTCTTCATCCTATTATCATAATCTTCAGATGTCAAACCAGATCTTTCATATGCTCTTTGAAGTCTTATTTTTTTTGGCACATAAACATAAATAATTCTATCTAATTGTTTATCCATTTCTGTTTCAAACAAAGTTGCTGTTTCAATAAGACACCATTTAGAATCTTTATTTTCAGAGTAAAATTTATCTATATCAGCATATATAAAAGGATCAATGATAGAAACTAATTTTTTTAGTTTCGTATCATCGTCTTTTAAAAAAACTAAATTAGAAAGATTTTTATAGACATTACCTTCATAAATTGTTTCACCAAATTCTGCTTTAATAGATTCAATTAAATCTGGATTTGTAATTAATAATTTTTTAGAATTATCATCACAATTGTAATAAGGAACACCTTTAGCAACAAATAATTTTGAAATAAATGATTTGCCCGCTCCAAGTTCACCCGTAATTCCTACTTTTAACATAACTAAAAATAAATTTCTTCAAAATATTTTTTTACAGATTTCCAATCGATAAATTTATCGGAACCAAAATGTAAAAATTCACCTTCAAATTTAGTTTGTAAATCTAATTTTGATTCAACATTTATTGTGTCATCTATCAAATAGTCACCTTTAAGTAACCCTTTATCCCAACAGATAATTAATTTTTTTGCTACTTCTATTCCTAAATAGTTTTCTACCCAAACTCTTTTTTCGGTATAACATAATGGATTTTGATAGGATGGCCTTGTTAATATCCAAACATCAAAATTATTATTTAACCAATTAAAAGTTTCAATAGCACCTTCTATAGGTTCTAATGAAGTATAAAAACCATATGTAGTTTGTGGCAAACGGATTAAATTATTTTGTAACTCATAAAATCGTTTCCAATAATCACATAGCACACCATCCATGTCACAGTATATAATCTTCTTTTTCATATACTAATATTATCTCCATAAAGGTAAAGGATTAATTATATCTCTTAGTGATTTTATTTTCATACCACCAATAGAAGCAAGCCATTCGTCATAATTTTGATTTTCCACTTTGATAAATTTTTCGCTCAATTCATCATAAATAAACCCAAAATCAGGATATTTCTTTTTATTAAAAACTCTTTCATCCAATATAAGTGCAATTGCGGTCATTTGATCCCCTAAATCAGGTTCATAAAATGCTTCACAATCAACTCCTAAATCGAGTAATTTTTGATAATACTGATTTATTGTTCCCAATTTTTCAGGGTTTAAATTAGTGGTTCCACCATTTAAAACTACTGAAGTTTGCCAATTATCAGCCCAATCAATATATCTATTATCGTTTTGATATTTTCTACTATACCTTGTTACTGCATGCTGAAACTGTATTCCCGCTTGTATAGGCATTAATTGGTATATAGCTAAACCATACATTCTTAATTCTAAATTATTCATTATTTAAATCTTTTTTTATTAAAACATTTTTTACTTCGGTTGATACTAACATAATTATCGTATATATGTTTTATTATTTTCCAAATCAATTATTAATGTTTCACACCCACCAAACTGCCAATCACCATCAGTCTTATCAAAATTATACTTAAACCTAATATTTTTAAAATAATCTGTTAATCTCAAAACTTCATCTTTATCAATATCTCTATATCTTACATATTCAGCATATTTATCCTCTCTATGTTGTATAAATTCAATTGCTGTTGGTAATAATGAATGAATGAATTTTTCAATATCTTCTGAATCTTCTAATATTTTCCCACCACAATAATTTGTATCAGCATTGATTGTCATTAATACAACTTTTCCTATCCAATTCCAAACTCGGCAAAAATCATTATCATAGTGAGAAACCATAATAATCTTAATATCATCTCTTTTCATATCTAATCTCTATATTCAATAGCATTTAAATCAAATTTAAATTCTATATTATCGCTTAAGCCATAATCATATTTTAAGATTTCTTTTATTTTTTCAATAGCTTGTTCTTCCGAAGATACATCATCGATGTCAATATCTACTTCAATTAATAATTTACCAAAAACATTAAAACTACCCATTAGATTATTTTTTAATAATTAAAATTTATAATATTTCCAAGATTGGCATTTCATATTTAAAAGACATTGATAGAATAATTCAATTGCTGATTTAACATCTTTCTTATGAACCATTTCAACCGTTGTATGCATATACCTTAATGGTGATGCAATTATAGCAGTCACAGAATTAGCAAAGAAAAATCCCATTGTATCATTACCTTGACTACCAACTTCGACTTGATATTTTATTTTATTTTTATCTGCTGTATCACGAATGAAATCTAATAACATTCTATGATTTTGTGGAGCATATTCCAAAGTTGGACCTTTACCAGATTTAATATCACAATTTTTTACTTTTGACATATTTGGTGTGTCTGTGGCATGACAAACATCATGAACCAAGGCAACATCTGCTTTTAATGCTTGTGCTATATTTTTGGCTCCTAATAAACCAACTTCTTCTTGGACAGAATTGACAATATAAAGATCAAAAGGAAGTGGCATTTCTTTTTCATTTAATTTTTTTGCTACTTCTGCAATAATGTAACCACCAATTTTATTATCTAATGATTTACCACAATAAAAATCTCCCAATTCAGAAAATTCTTCTTCAAAAGTAACAACATTACCAACTTCTACGCCAGCATCTTGAACTGCTTTTTTATCAGATAAACCTAAATCAATCCATAAATTTTCTGGTTTAGGTGCTTTTTCGTCGACTGTTTTACGAACATGAATTGCTGGAAAACCAAATACACCAGAAACTTTACCATTTTTTCTTGTATGAATAAGCACTTTTTTCGATGGTGCAATAGCAGCATCTGAACCACCATGTTTAGTTACATACACTAAACCATCAGCATCAATATGTGTAATTATCCAACTAATTTCATCACAATGTGCTTCAATAACTACTTTATATCTTGGCTTTCCTTTTGCCTCATTTTCGTCTTGCACTTTTGATTTTATTACACCATAAACTGTTCCATAATTATCAGAATGTAATTCATGAACATAAGGTTTAATATAGTCAGCCCATATTTTTTGTCCTTCCCATTCTTGCGCCACGGGAGAATACGCATTAATGTAATTTTTTAAAAACTCTTTACTCATTTTAATTGTTTCTTATTATTTCAAAATATCTTTCTCTTAGCATTTTATAATAATCAATATTATCAATGCCATAATTACCAATTGCCCACATATCATTATATTCAACAACGGTGTTATTTCCATTTTCTAAAATACCAACATCTAATGTATAACAAATCGGAAAATTATCTAATGATTTAATTAAAGTTTCAACCCAAACATAATTTGGTGCAACTTTAAAATCGCCCGAATAATTTCTGGCATCTATTATTGTTTTACCTCTTATATAACATCTCCATTCACTTATTAATTTATTTTTAAATGGTTCCATTACAAAAACTTCAGTATCTTCTGGATATGGATTTAAATTAGATAATGTCATTAAATCATAAACCATTCCTGAAAATAATTTTGGTATAGTTGGTTTTACAAATAATTTTTTACCATCTAAAATTTTTTCCTTAACTTCTTTTATAGTTGATAAAGTAAAAGATTGAGAAGGGGTCATTGCTGGCACTGATATATTAATACGGTTAAATACTTCTTGCATAAATTCAACAGATCCGACAAATAAATGTTGTCGAATTAAAGCATCAAATTTACCTGATTGTATTTCTTCAATAGAAGTTAAACGAATAGTTTGTCCATTATCTAATGCACCATATAAACCACAAGCTGCATCAAAATGATGTGGTAATTTTCGTTCTGAATCTGATTGTATATACACCATAATTATTAAATCTTCAAATTGTCCAAAATTGAATTATATTTATCTTTTGCTTTTTTGATTAATTCTTCAGCATCTTTTTGTATAGTATATTGTGCTTCAAAATATTCACAAGAAGCTTCTAAATGTTTAATTAATTTATTGCCTTTGTCAGTCATCACAATATCTCCATTTTTATTTTTCTGAAGATAATTATTTTTCAATAATTCTTGTTGTTCTACTTCACCAATAACGGTTCCTGTTTTGATAGCTAATAAAGCTAAAATTGAATGTTTATTCATAATTTTTATTTTTAATTGTCCCAATGTTTATGTTTTTTACACCACTTACATTGTGGGTAATGAAAGTAATAAGGTTTCTTTGTATATCCAGATGGAAAACTCATAGTATAATATTGACAACTATCTTTAGCTGTTACAATTTTATATTCAGTAACATCATCTATAACTAGATATGACTCCTCTTGATAAGTTTGATTACAAGCCGATAATAAAATTAATATTAACAAATATCGCATAATCTTGTGTTATAAATTGTTTGTATTCTATCTGAACCTACTGATAAAATGTCAATATCAATACCAATATTTTTTTCAATATAGTCAACAAATTTTTTGCATTTTTCAGGTAAATCTTCAACATATTTTATTTCTGATATATCTTCTTTCCAACCTTCAAATGTTTGATAAATTGGTTGATTTTCAGAAGTATATTCATTGCATACATTTATTTCATCCAACTCTGATAAAACATCTAATTTCATCATAGCAAGTTCAGTAACACCATTTAACATACATGCATAACTTAACTCTACTAAGTTTAACCAACCACATCGTCTTGGTCTTCCTGTTGTTGAGCCAAATTCATTACCTATTTTTTGTAATTTTTCACCTATTTCATTTTCTTGTTCTGTTACAAATGGACCAGAACCAACACGAGTGCAATATGCTTTTGTGATGCCAATCACACGATTAATTGATTGTGGTGGTATTCCAAGCCCAGTCATAACACCACCTATACAAGTTGAAGAAGATGTTACAAATGGATATGTTCCAAAATCAATATCTAATAAAGAACCTTGTGCACCTTCAGCAAGAATATGCTTACCTTCTTTAATTGCATTATTAAGGTAGATTTCAGTATCTATAAATTGATATTCACCTAATTTAGATAATGCATTAATAAATGGAATTAATTCAGGTTGATTTTCTGTATTTATATCGCTGTTCCACAATTCTTCTAATAAAGAATAGATTTGAGTTCCATTTCGAGAAATCTTATCAGTATAAGTTGGTCCAATTCCTTTCAATGTTGAACCAATTTTTTTACCACCTCGTTGAATTTCTAATGCTTTATCTTGTTCTTTATGTAAAGGTAATACAACATGTGCCTTTTTAGAAATAAAAAGTTTTGATTTAACATCAATACCTAATGCTTCTAATTTTTCTATTTCTTCCATTAATGAAATTGGATCAATTACACAACCATTTCCAATTATATTAACACAATCATGAAATATACCAGAAGGTATTAAATGCAAGACATGTTTTTGTCCGTTAAAAGTTATAGTATGTCCAGAATTTGCTCCACCTTGGAATCTGGCTATAATTTGATAATTTTTAGAAATTAAATCTACAATTTTACCTTTACCTTCATCTCCATATTGAAGTCCTAAAAGGACATCTACGCATTTATTCATTATTTTTATAATTTATATTTATATGTTCTGTTAAAACTTCTTCTATTATATTTGAAATAGTTTTATTTTCCTTTTCAGCCATTTTAGAAAGTATTTTACTTAATTCCGGGTGAATAGTAATACCTAAGTTTATTTTCTTTTGTTCAAAATTAATCTTTTTTCTTGACATAACAAAATTTTTATGAGAAAATTAAAGAAATGTTTTAATAATCATAAAATGATTATTTTATTTTAATATATAATATATGAAAAAATTAAAAAGTGAAAAAGATAGAAGAATTAGATTATCAATTACTTTATCAGCGGAATTGAAAAAAGAAATTGATGAGAATACAACTAATAGGTCAAGATTTATTGAATATGTCTTATTAGAGCATTTTAATAAGTGTGGTATAGATACAAAAAAAATTAAATTATAAAATGATTTTGACAAAAGAAAAAGAAATAATAGTTAATTCAAGAGTAGTTTCGTATTATAGAAATCTTGGTTATAATGCACATCCAAATAAAAAATTAATAGTACCGGTAGAACATCTTAATAAAGGAAGTCATATTGAAATAAATGTTAAATGTGATAAATGTGGCTTTGAAAGTTTTATTCAATATAAAACATATTATATGATCACAAAATATGATGGATTATATTATTGTCGTAAAAATAAATGTTTTACTGAAAAAGTTAAGAAAACAACATTAGATAAATATGGTGTAAGTAATACTTCGAAATTAAAAGATAAACAAAATAAATGGAAAAAAACTAATTTAGAAAAATATGGTGTTGAAAATACATTCCAGTCAGAAATAATTAAAGAAAAAATAAAACAATACTATCGTGATAATTATGATGGAGCAGAGTGGAATACACAAATAAAAGAAATTCGTGATAAAAATGGTTGGATACCAGATGAAAATTTAGAAGGATTTGAAAAATATATCAGAATTGTTAGAAGATTAACAAAAAGAAATAAAAAAGAATTATTTGAAAAATGGAATGGATATGATTATTATGACGGTGAATGTATCAAAAATAATTTTATATTGAAATCAACTGATAAAAATTATCCAACCATAGATCATAAAATTAGTATTAAATATGGATTTCTAAATGGTGTAGATGAGAAAATTATATCTTCTATTGAAAATCTATGTATAACCAAAAAGAAAATCAATTCGACTAAAAATTATAAAATAGAAATTGATTTTATCAAAAATAATATATAAAACATGAAAATAATTAAATACAACGAATTTCTGGATAATGAAGAAACATTAATTAAAGGATTGATAAAAGAAAGTGAATTCACCTCATCGTCCGATTTAGAGTTTATAGCAAATCGAAATTGTTATAAAGAACTAATAAAATTAGGTGAAAAAGTTTTACCTTTTATTTTCGAAAGTAAACACCTTTTGATATGGGATATCGCTTTAAAAAAAATAACTAAAATTGATTTACCAGACTTTGATTCAAACCAAAGAGTGAAATTTTGGAAAAATTGGGCTATGGAAAATGGATATATTAGAAGAAATTGAATTGTGGTTTCCTAACATAGTAGGACATCCATTAAAAATATATAAAACCGAAGAATTAGACTATAATTGTTTAGCACATGTTTTAGGATTGAAACATTGGATTTGGACTAACGAAAAATGGCCTAAACCAAATGTACCAAGAGATTTAGGATTAGAATCATTTAGATTATTATTCAAAGAATATGGATATTCGATTATAACTGAAAATTCTTATGAAATTGGTTATGATAAAATTGCAATTTATGTAAAAAATGGATATCCTACACATGTATGCAAGCAATCACAAAATATGTGGCAAAGTAAATTAGGAACAAGATTTTATATATTAGAACACAAGTTAGAATGGCTGACTGGTGATACTGATGATGCCTATGGTGAAATAGGTTTAATTGTTAAGAGAAAAATTATTTAACTATTATTTTTTGTGGTATAACAATTTTTATTGGTGTTTTTGTTATACTTTTTGTTAATTCTTTTTTAGTTACACGCTTTGTTTTCTGTTTAGGTTCTTTTGGAACATAAAGTGGTGCAGTGCATACCCAACCTTTCATAACATCTTCCATCGTAACATCATCTTCAATTAGAATCCAATTAGAACCAGAACAAGCGTATCTACCAGATATCGTATTTATAATAGCAGGTGGTAAAAAACCTTCTATTTTAATATCTTTATTCATCTTCGTATTCATCATCTTCATATTCTTTTATATACTCATTATTAATTTCTGCAAATTTTTCGAGTATTTTTTGATGTTCTTTTTTCTCACCACACTGCGGAGTTAAATACTGAACAAATGGTGCCCAATAATGAGACATGCAATGTAAATTAAATTGAATTGAAGTTAATTGACACAATAAATCACCAAATGTTTTATAATCATCAAGATATTTGTCAGTTAAATTAGATATTTCAACTTTATTTATATTTAGTCTTTTATAAAATAGTTTAGAACTCCAACTATATCCATCCACCCCCATTACATTAAATAATAATGATGCAACTTTTTCTTCAGGATATATACTCCACATTTCCCATTCATATTTATTTTTCAAATCATCAAGTTCTTTTTCAATTCCAAACTTTTTAGCAAATTGAGAAATAAGATAAACACTAGCAGCTTTATCATTTTTATCAAATTGTATCCAAGTTCCATCAGAATAAAAAACTTGTTCACCACGAGTCCATATTTGGTTATATCTTTTTGGATCATAAGTTGGATTGTTATCGCTTTTACCAATAAAAGTACATCCAAGATGTGTCAATAAAGTTTCATCCCCCATATCAAAACTTCCAATGCCACCAAACGATTTATTACGATTTGAAACTAAAAAATCATAAACTTTACGGTCAATCCACATATATGTCCAATTTTTTATTTCTTCAACCTTTTTTAAGTATTGTGGAAAATCATCTTCATCATCTCTTATTGGACCTCTTGTTAGAAAATAACAAAAATCATGAATAGTGCAATTAAAATGTTTTTCTATCAATTCAGTATTTTTATCACTTTGTATATTTTCAATACCACCATAATCATCATATTCTCCGAATATTGGAAGTGTTGCTGGTATATAAGGAAAATTTCCTACAGGTGGTTTTTTCAACGGAAGAAAAACACATTCTTGTCCTGATGTGATAGTAATATTACTTAAACCGCAATAAACTGACCATGAACCCATATATTTTTATATTTTTTGATTAAAAAGCAAAGATAAAGAAAAAAAATTGAAACAAAAAATTTTTGTGAAACACTTTTTGTTATATATGTTTTGTCGAAGATCGGCAACATCATGATATAATATATACTACTATTATAATACTATATGAATATTTCTTTTATGTCATTCATTACAAATTCCATACCTTCGGTTGCTTTTTCTTGTACATGTGTGAAGAATGGTCGTTTTTGTTTTGGAACAATAAATCTTATATCATCTGGGTCTATATAATAGATTAAACAATTTTCAGGTGTTTCCCAAGGCATACTTGCTGCTGTTTGTACTTGCATTGAAGTTCCAACTATAATTAAAATATCAGCCTCATAAATTGCATTTAAAGAATTTTGATATTCCTCGTAAGGTAAGTTTTCACCAAATAATATAATATCAGGACGCATTTGTGCACCATCAGGACATACATCACCTGGTTTTACATCATCAATATAATCAATAACATATGCAGGATTAAATGATGAACGCAATTTTGATAAATCACCATGTAAATGATATATAGTTGAACTACCAGCCTTTTCATGAAGATTATCAATATTCTGTGTTACTACGGTAACATCAAATAATTCTTCTAATTCTTTACAAATTAAATGAGCCTTATTTGGTTTGATTGTTTTCATTTCATTTTTTCGTAAATTGTAAAACTTACAAAAATTTTCCAAATTATTTTTTATAGCATATGGTGTTGCTACATCTTCAATTTTGAATTCATTCCAATAACCATCTGCTGAATCACGAAATGTTCTAACACCAGATTCTTTGCTAATACCAGCTCCGGTTAAAATTACTATTTTTCTTTTCATATTATCTATTAATCAATTATTTTAATTACTTTACCAAATACATTTTTAGTCCAACCATTTACATATCCATGATTATTAGAGATTTGAACTCCTTTTATATCATTTTTTGCTGTTACTAAGTGAGTATAGTAAGAACCTTTAACTTTACAAAATACTATATCACCAATTTTTACTTCTTCTAATGTAATTGGTGCCAAAATATGTTTTTGATTTGATTTTATAAGAGGTGTCATTGAATTTCCTTTTTCAGATGTTTCGAATGTTTTACCTTCTTGTAATAATTTTTGTTTATAGTGTATCATACTTAATCTTTATCATAAATAATTTTCAAATTTTCCAATTGTTTACACATATTGTTTATAAAATCGTTAAAATAATTTAATTCTATGTTATAGTTTCTATAAGTAATCATTTGCCAAATAAATTCATCTGTTTTTTTAAATAGATTTTTTGATAAGTGAAAATTATTACTATTACATAATTCATATAAATAATGATAATTAAAATCAATAGGTAATTTTAATCTTAAGTGTGATTCATAATAAATATGATTTTCATTTTTTATTTGTTCTGGTTGCAATTCAACTTTTTGTCTAATTACTTTATATTTGGTTTCTAAATTAGAAACTAGATAATTTAGTGTAGAAAGATAATGACTTCCTGAATGTTTCGAGGAAGTCATTACTTGATATAAAAAATTATCTTTATTTTGTGTTTCAATTATAATAGGTTTAACACCTATATTAGAACAAAATGATTTAAATTCTTCTAAATTATCGCAATTGGATATTGTTATATGGATCTCGTAATTCATATTTATTAGAAAGTTTAATTAATTTCTTTTTATAATCAGGAGATTTGGCATAATTTCTATGCAAATACGCTATATATTGTGCTTTCGTTTTTATATTATTTCTGGCAAAAACATAATCTTGATATAATTTATAATCAGCAATACATTGAAACCAATGTGAATATTTAGCATAACCATGATTATTAACAGCAAATGTTTCTCTTTTAGATGGAACCGTCATGCCTAAAAGATTATTATTTATTTTGCATAATTTTGAAGTTAAATAACCGGATTCAATCATAATTTGTGATAACACAACTTTTGGAAATCTAATGTTATTTAGCAATAAAGCTACATAAACATTTTCTTCTGTAAGATTAGAATCAATTGATATTGGTTTATTATTTTCTGGCGCTGAGTTTGCTTTTTGGCTATTATTTACTAAAAAAATAGATAAAAACAAGCAAAAGCAAATGATTAATTTTTTCATATGTTATTTGTTTTTATTTTTGCAAAAATACAATAAAAAATTGAGATTTCAAAAAAATTTAAAATCTCAATTAAATTATAGTATATTTTATATATAAAGTTTAAATTTCTGAATTTTTAGCTGCTGTATTCCAGCCATTATTCCAAGCTGTAATTAAATTTGGATTTGGAAATTGTTCTTTTTCATAAGGATTTTCTTTTTCATTTTTTTCAAATGCTTCAAAACCTTTTTGAAAAGCAATTGTTTCATCATCATAAGAATAACCTCTGTATGGTAGTGTAATAGTATTATTTAATTCAGGTGTTCCTCTATTTCCAGCAGTCCAAACCGCACCAACATAAAAATTTTCATTAAATAATTTAATATACTTCATTTAGTATATATAAAAAAAGCACAAAATTGAGTGCTTTTTAAACCAGAAAATAAATTAAAATTATTTTTTCTTAGTATTAGATAGTTTAGCTTCCATTTCATGGAAAATTTTATCACCAATTTTTTGGTAGAAACTTTCTAATTTATAGAAAATGCGGTTGAAGATTTTAACAATAGGATTGCTAATTAAAGTCCAAATACCAGAAATTGGCCAGTAAATCATCCAGTGCGTAATCAGAACTTTATTTTCAGATGCCTGGAATTTACCCTCGCTTGCATTAACATAAGGGTCGTGTAATTTTTTATTACTTAAATCAATTAGATGAAGATACCATTTTACAATTGAGTAAAGTGTTCCTGCAACAAAATAGCCGACAAAAAGTAATAAAGAATAACCCCAATTCTGAGCAATCCAAGTAAAAATAGTTTTCATTTCAACTTGACATCCTAGTTTGTAAAGAGCAAACATTGTTGCTACAAATACAACATCAGCCCAGCCTTCATTCTCGTTTTCAATAAGTGCAACGATGCTACAAAACGATACAAAAAGTAGCACCCAAAATCCAATGGATCCAAATAAAAAAAGTGTTAGCATAAATCTTTTATGTTTTAATTGTTTATAAAACGCAAAGATACACTAACACTTTTAATTTAACAAAAAAGTTTATATTTATTTTTTCTTAATTTCTTTTGGTTTTAAAGTCATTAACCATTTATTACCTTCTAATTTAGGTAGAGCTTCAGGTGCTCCTACATTTTCAACTAAGGTTGCGAATTTTAGCATTACTAATTCACCTCTTTCGGGCATCATATTTTGTCTACCTCTTAATTGAATAATACATTTTACTTTATCACCATCTTCTAAAAACTCAACTGCTTTTCTTGATTTGGTATTTAGATCATTATCAGCAATTTCACAAGAAAGTTTAATTTCATGTATTTGGTTTTTAGCAGCATTTTTTTTACTTTCTTTTTGCTTTTTATGAAGATTATAAAGGAATTTATTGTATTCTTCAATTTTTACAACTGGTATTCCATTACCTTCGGAAATTACAATTAAATCTTTTTGTTGATTAAAAGCAATTTTTAATGCTTCTGTTGTTGACAATATAACCGGTTCGCCATTACCGACTAACCTTACTTGCGTTGTTTTAATATCCGTGTTAATTCTGTGCAGCTTTTCAGGCTTTTTCATTAAAAGAAATTTTTGTTACGAATTTTTATACAAAATTAAGAAAAAGTTTTTAATTAATCAAAAAATTTTTTAAAACTCTTTAGGTATTTAAATGTATTATTTTCTTTTAAATCATTTAACATTTTAAGATATTTATAATATGCTTCTTTATCATTTTTATCAAGAGCTTTTTGGATTTCTTCTTTTATTTCTTCTGATGAAAGTGGGTTTTCGGTTAATTTCATTGCTAATGCTGGATTTTCTCCTTCTATTTCAATTTTTATATTTTGTCCAAAAAGGTGTCTTAATCTTGATTCTAAGTAATCATGTAAACTTTGGTTTGTAAAATCAAAAAATTGTCCTTCACTTTCATTTAAAATCTCGATAAGAACCTGTATAAAATCTGCCAACGAATTTTCAGTTTCTTCAGTATAATTGATAGAAATATTAATATTTCTATCACCTCCATATTCGTGAAAATTAAATTCAATTTGATTATTATTTTTTTTTAAAAATAATTCTGATCCTCCTTCGATAGGAATTCTATATTGACCAGCAATTTCTTGGTAGTTTATATCAGTAAAATCTAAAAAATCACCTAAATTATTTAACATTTATTTTATATTTTTTATGTATATATTTAATTTTTATGTGTTGAAAATTTCATTAATTCAAAACTTTACTTTATATTTGCAATATACTCTTATAAATGTTTATTTGGATATGCAAATTAAAATAACACCAGAGGACATCGTTAAGCGTGGTATGTGGGATTTCTACACATATTACATTATCGGTTCAGAAAAAGAGTCACAAGAACTTTTAAAGAAAAATGAAGAATTTATTTTATCTGAAAAAGATGCAATTGTAATCGGTTTATTGAAAGTAATGGAAACAGATAATCTTATACATAGGTTTAATGATTATTTGGTTCATTTTTTATCAATTCGTTCAATAAAAGAAAAATCTGATGCATTAATTAAAAAGAAAACATTAGAATCTGCAATTGAAAAATTTATGGGTAAATTTCCTATTTATTGGAAAGCACCTATAAATTATCAAAATTCTTTAAAAGATTTAAAAGTATATGTGGATGATTTAAACGCAAAAATTTCAGAACTTGAAGTAATGGCAGTTACAATTCAAAATATAAGTTATGATTTTTATTCAACCAATGCAATAAGGAAAATGTTAAATTTTAATAACTACTAATATAATATGAATAACAAATTAGATTTAGAACAACTAGCCTTTGATAATCCTAATGATTTTGAATTAGGTGGCAAAATTAGAAAAACAATTAATGAACAAGATAATTTGGATGAATTACAACCAGATTGGAAAGATCTTTATTTAAGATTATCAGCAGAATTTGATAATTTCCGCAAAAGAGTTCAAAAAGAAAAAGAAGATTTAGTTATTTCAACTAAAACGGCTATGATTGAGCCTATTCTTGATTTAGATAATGATTTATCTATTGCGGCTAAACATTCTAATGATCCAGGTATTAGTTTAATTATATCTAAATTAGATAAATTTTTACAAAATCAAGGAATACAAACTGTTCAAACAGATACTTATGATGAGAATTTACATGAAGTTGTTGCTATCACACAAACAGGTAGTAAGAAAATTCATGAAGTTGCATCAAAAGGTTATATGATTGGAGATAAAATAATAAGATATCCAAAGATTGTTCTTTCTGAATAATTTTGGATATCTTATTGTAAGTTAATTAATTAAGCTAAAAGATTATAAAATTCTTTAGTGTGCTTTTTTCTATCTTCTAAACCGATAGTCCCACCATTAACACATTTGGTAACAGCAGTGATTACATCATCACCTATGCCTGCATCACATTTTTTAACACAATTTTTGCTAAAAAACCATGCAGCAGAAGCAAGAGCATATTTGGTTGCAACTAAATCTGGATTAGCAGTTAAATCTTCACCGATGGCTGCGCCAAATGCTTTGTAATTATCTTTACCAGTTAATTGTATAAAACCACGACCGTGAAATTTATAGCCTTCACCAGATGCTTCATTGCCATTTCCCATACGATTTCCGTATACTAAATTAGCTATTTTTTGTGGATTTCTATGGTAAGCAGCAGTATCTTTACCTTTAAAGTATTTTGGGAAAATAGCCAAAAGTCTATCTCCTGAATAATTAAGGTTTTCTTTAACAAGTGAAAAATTACCTGATTCATGTCCTGCTTGACCTAGGAAATGTGCTAAACGATAAGGAGTATTAATTTCAAACTTTTCCATTACTAATGGAATTTGAGCTAATACTGAATCTGGAATGTGTCCTTTTAATTTGTCCAAGTTCATATAATAATCTTTTTTTATTATATATAACTTTTAAAAAACAATTTTATTAATTTTTAATATAAACAGTTGCAAATACTAAAAAAAATAATTTTAATATGAATCCATATGAAATTTTAGGTGTTGATAAGTCAGCATCACCCGATGAAATAAAAAAAGCATATAGAAAATTATCAAAAGAACATCATCCAGATAGAGGTGGTAATGAAGAAACATTTAAAGATGTTGCTGCTGCTTATGATATTCTTTCCGATCCAGAAAAAAAGCAAAATTTTGATATGTTTGGTGATGCTAAAGGTAATCCAAACCCATTTAGTGGAGGTTTTGGCGGCTTTGGTGGAGGTTTTGGCGGCTTTGATGATTTTGTGTCACAGATGTTTGGTGGAAGAAGAGGACAACCTCAACAAAGAAAAGGTTCTAATATAGGTGTTAGAGTTCAAATGTCTATTTTAGACACTTTGCAAGGAGCATCAAAAACAGTAAAATATGTTAAAGAGGAAAAATGCAATACTTGTGATGGCAAAGGTGGTAGTGATATTTCAAATTGTGGCACTTGTAATGGCACCGGTCAATATGCGCAAACTATGCAAACACCATTTGGTATTATGCAACAAGTTGTTTCATGTCCTAAATGTAATGGCGAAGGTAAAACTATTAAAACACCTTGTAATACCTGTAAAGGTTCTGGTGTTACTTCAAAAAATGAAAGTGTTAATGTAACAATACCTGCTGGAACTCATAATGGTCAAAATTTAACTATGCCGGGTGGTGGAAATTATATTCGTGATGGTATTGCTGGTGATTTAATTGTAATAATTGAGGAAATAGCTGATCCTAATTTTAAACGAGAAGTTACACCAGATGGAATTACTAACAATATGAAACATGATATTTGGATTTCTATTTCAGATGCAGTTCTTGGTGCTAAAAAAATAATTAAAGCGCCACTTGGTGATTTATCGTTTAATATAGAACCTGGTTGTCCAAGTGGAAAAATTTTCAAATTTAATGGTAAAGGTTATCCAACAAATAGTGGACACGGAACTGGACATTTATATGTAACGGTAAATGTTAAAATACCAACTAGTGTCACAGATGAAACAAAAACATTATTTGAGGAATTAAGAAAATATGATTAAACAAAATTAATTTTTGACATACATATAAAGATGAAACATGAACTAAAAATAGAATATAAAGATACAAAAACATTCTCCAATTTCATAAAATCATGTTATGATAATGGAGTTTTGGTAAATAAAGATGCAAAAATAATTTTTGATAAAAAAAGTAACTTTTATAATTTATGTAAAGGATTATCTAATCATACCATTCGTTTAACTAATGAAGAATTAATTGATGGTAGTTTAAGATTTTCTATTCAAGAAGAAGGTGAAATAATAGCATTATATCCTTGTTCTATAATTTATGAAATGGACGATAATAAATACTCATTTGTAATTTAATAATATGAAATTTGATTTTGAACAAATAAATTTAATTCCACAAAAATGTATAGTGGAATCTCGTTCCGAATGTGATACTTCTGTCAAATTCGGAAATTTTACTTTTAATATGCCCATAGTTCCAGCAAACATGGAATGTGTTATTGATGAAACATTAGCAACAATTTTATCTAATAAAGGATATTTTTATATAATGCATCGATTTGCTGATACATTAAAGTTTGTTAGAAACTACAATAATGCTAATTTAATTAGCGATAAAAAAATGCCAATATCTATTTCAATTGGTGTTAATCAAGATTCTTATGATTTAATTAACACTATTATATATGAAAAATTGAATGTTGATTATATAACAATTGATATTGCACATGGACATGCCATTAAAATGGAAAAAATGATAAAATGGTTAAGAGAAAAATTACCAAATGTTTATATAATTGCTGGTAATGTTTCTACAAAAGAAGCTGTTTTAGATTTAAAAAATTGGGGTGCTGATTGCGTTAAAGTAGGTATAGGACCAGGTTCAGCTTGCACAACTTGGCCTTCAACTGGTTTTGGTTCTCGTAATTGTCAAGCATCGACTATACTAGAATGCGCTTCTGATGGTGTTGATATAATTGCTGATGGTGGAATTAAAGTTCCAGCTGATATAGCAAAAGCATTAGTTTTAGGTGCTAAAATGGTTATGGTTGGTGGTATGTTATCGGGATTTAAAGATTCGCCAGGTAATTTAATTGATTTTAATGGAATTAAGAAAAAAGAATTTTGGGGTTCAGCATCCGCCTTTCAATCAAATAAAAAAAATAGAATTGAAGGAACAAAAAATCTAATTGATTATAAAGATAAATCAATTTTAGATGAAATTAATTATTTACAAGAATGTTTACAATCGTCTATAAGTTATGGCGGAGGTAAAGATTTATCTTGTTTGAAAAACGTAAAATGGCAATAAAATGGTAGAATTAATGGCAATTAGTCCAATTGACGGGCGTTATGATAAACATACAAACGTATTTACAGATTATTTTTCTGAATATGCACTTATTAAATATCGTGTTTTAATAGAAATTAAATATTTAATTTCACTTATTAATGAAGGTATAATTAAATCAAAAAAGGAAAATATAATTAAAGAATTAGAAGCAATATGTGATAATTTTTCAATTGCTGATGCTGAAGACATTAAAAATATAGAAAGGGAAACCAATCATGATGTTAAAGCTGTAGAATATTTTTTGAAAAATAAAATTACAGAAATTGATTCTTCTATTGTAGAATATATACACATTGGTTTAACTTCACAAGATATAAATAATACTTCTATTCCATTATTATGGAAAGATGCGATTAAAAATGTATATAAACCATTATTATTTCAATTAATTACAGATTTAAGAATAATGGCAAATACATGGATAAATATACCTATGCTTGCTAAAACACATGGACAATCAGCATCACCAACGACAATAGGAAAGGAAATTTTAGTATTTGTTGAAAGATTAGAATCACAAATTGATATTTTTAATTATATACCATATTCTTGTAAGTTTGGTGGCGCAACTGGTAATTTTAATTCATTATGTGTTGCTTATCCCGACGTAAATTGGATTTTATTTGCAAATCATTTTTGTTATACATTAGGTTTAAAAAGAATTAAATATACAACACAAATAGAACCATATGATAATTTAGCGGCTCAATTTGATTCTCTTAAAAGAATTAATACTATTTTAATTGATTTTTGTAGAGATATTTGGCAGTATATATCTATGGATTATTTTAAACAAAAAATTAAACAAAGTGAAGTTGGTTCAAGTGCTATGCCGCATAAAGTCAATCCAATTGATTTTGAAAATGCTGAAGGTAATTTAGGTATAGCTAATAGTTTATATGAGCATATGTCAGCAAAACTTCCTATTTCAAGATTACAAAGAGATCTGACTGATAGCACCGTTTTGAGAAATATAGGAGTTCCTATGAGCCATAGTTATCTATCTTTATTATCAATTAGAAAAGGTATTTCTAAATTAATTTTAAATGAAGATAAATTAAATGAAGATTTAGAAAATAATTGGGCGGTAGTTGCAGAAGGTATTCAAACTATATTACGAAGAGAAGGTTATCCAAAACCATATGAAGCTTTAAAAGAATTTACAAGAGGTAAATCTAATTTATCCAAAAAAGATATAATAAAATTTATCGACTCATTGAGTATTTCTGATGAAATAAAAGAAGAATTAAAATTAATAACACCACAAAATTATATTGGTATTATTTAACCTAAATATTTATCAATATTCCAAATAATAGTATTTATTTCTTCAATGTGTCTTTTTATTTTTGTATTACTTTTTGTATCTTTATAAAAGGAATTTAAAGATTCCTTAACATTAGTTAAGGATTTTTTATATGCTAATTTTTCCTTTTTATCTATTTCCTTTTCTTTATTTAGATCAATTGTTAATTTATTTAATAATTTATTTGCATCATCATATTCTTTTTTATACCTATTGTAAAGCATGTCATCTACCTCATTTTGCATCTTTAATTTTAAAGATTGCAATTTAATTTTATTGTTATTAATTTGTTGTGTTAATTTTATTATATTTGCTTCTCTTAGTTCCATAAAAATATATATCATTAAAATTAATTTTCCCAAATAAAAAAAGTGTTATCTTAAATAACACTTTTTTGTTTATGTATCCATTTATCAACTTTTCGTAAGACTTTATAGATTTTATCTAAATCAAACTCATCATTAGTTCTAACACCAGTTTCCATATCTATCCATACTTTAGTATTTTCATCAGCATGATTAAATATTTTCTCACAAATCCAATCAGTATTTTCAACATTTAAGCCACCTGAATATCCGGTATAAATGGTATCAAATGGTTTCTTAATTTCATTGATTTGTGTGCCTCTACCACCAGACGCATCAAATAATATATTGGTATTAGATGTATTGAATTGATTAATTATTTTGTTTATAGCTATATGATTCGAACCATTATATTGTAATATAAATTTTTTATCAATATATACCTGAGTTAAATTTTGATAATTAATTAAATCATGTTTGCTATTTAAAAAATTAAAATTAAGTTGATAACGATTAAAGAAATCATATTTTAATTCTAACATACCATCAGTTAAAATATTTCTACTCCATTTACCACATAAATGCAGTGCTAAATTTAAACCATTATTTTTTAATTGTAAGATGAAATCTTCAGAAGGATATCTATTTCTACCTTCATTAGAAGCTATAAGTATGCCCCATTCTACAAATGAGAATTCTTTTTGTATTTGTTTAAGAGCTTTTATGTCAGTTTTGTTATCCGCACCTGTAAAAGTAACTTTATTAATAATCATAGTTTAATTTTTAAACAAAATTAAGAAAAAGTTTTGATTTCTCAAAACTTTTTAATTATGTACTAATGGCGTTAACTGAGTCATTAATTGCTCTTTTAATTGGAAATAATTAACATTTTTAATACTTAAGCAATAATCTTTATAACAAGATTCTATTGTATTATATGTTGAATCGTATCCGTTTCTTATAATCTTGTTAACAACACTTATTTTTGAAGCAATGTCATCACGATCATGATTTTTAAGCATTTGTAAATATGGTTAATTTTTAATTATATATTTATTTCTAAAAACAAAAAAGTTATTTATGAATATATAATTTTATGGGAAGAAGAAATAGAGAACACACCTTAATTATATCTTTCGTGGAAAACAATCAATTACAACAAGAAACTATTACTTGTGATAATTTATATGAAGCATTGAATCATGCCAGAACTCATCATCATGATATAAAATCAGTTCAAGTTTTTGATTGTTTAGGAATTGAAATTCATTCTAATAATAAACATATTTTGGATTTTACACCAGAAGAAATAACAGAAATAGTAAACACAATTGAAATAATTGAAAATGAAAAGGTTATTGAAGAACAGCCAGAAGTTATCGAAGAACAACCAGAAGTTATTAAGGAAGAAATTGTAGTTCCTAAAAAAACAGCTACTAAGAAATCGGTAACTAAAAAGACAACAACTAAAAAAAGTCAGTAATTTTACTGACTTTTAAATTTCCAAATAAAATTATTTGAGTATTTGTATTTTCCTATACAACAATAATAAATTCCATTAGAATTAGAATTGGTTAATTTTGCAGCTTGTTGCATGCTTTTATATTCAGCTATAAAATTATCATTTAAATCAAATTGAATTACTGGATTAATTTTTTGTTTAGATGTATATTTATCTATATTTTCCAATTTATTATATTTCCAAATAAAATTTCCACTAGATTTGCTTGACATTTGTATTTTAATTCCAGTTATATTTCTTGCATCAGTTAATGATTTATATTCTGTTATAAAATTTCCATCTAAAGTATATTGATAAACTCTCTTCATTTTTTCACTTTCTAAATTATTGACAAAATCGTTTATATCAATTTCATCTTTTTCATATTTCCAAATATAACCATATGCAGTTTTAGCTTTACCTAAACAACATCTAGATATTGAACCACAATTTTTATTTATACTTTTTGCGGCTGATTTTATACCACTATGTTTTGAAATTAAATTACCTTCCAAGTCATATTGCAAAACAATATTTCGCTCCAATATTCTTCCTTTGACTGGTGTCTTATTTTTGCATTGTTTTTGCCAAATAAATTTATCTTTCTTTATGTTATATTCTTTTAGATTGGTGAGAATTGTAGATGCAGATGTGTTAAAAAAAATTTTGCAATCATTTATAGATAGGTTTTCAACAATATATTTTTGATATAAATCTTCTTTCGCAATTAGATAAATTTTATCACGGCATTTATTGTAATTTGGAAATTCTTTATGTCTTAACTTCATTTTTTCTTTTGTGTTAAAAGAATGTTTTTCCAAACCATTTCCACCTTCGTCTATATTAGTTAATTTTTCACCTTCTTTTTTTAACTTATTTATCCAGTATTTTTCATAAAATTGCCACTCTAAAATATTAACTTCTTCCAAAATTTCAACTATTGGTTTTTTATTTTCTTTCAATAATGATTGTATCCATTTATTTTTGTGTGTATGTGTTATATAACATGAATGGATATGGTCATATAATCTTTTTACTGGATTATTACTTTTACCAACATATCGTATTTTATTTGTATTTGGATCTTTTAATGCATAAATAAATGTTTTCATATAAATATAAATTTTAATTTAATTATATATAAAAATATTCTGCTTTCCTTTATATTTTAACCTTAAATGATTGTGTATAAAGCAAAATCATTTCTTGACCATCACCAGGAATCCACCATTATTATTCATTTTGAAGATTTCATCTTCGACTTCTTTCATTTCTTCTTTACCTTGTGTGACTAATTCGGAAGAATTTATTTTTACAGAACCAGGTAAATTAAAATCATATCTTCCCATCAAATTACCTTGTTGTTGTTTTGCCCAAGCTGTTACATATTTAATAAAATATGGATCAGCAAAAAGATTTTCTTGCGGTATATTAACATAACATTCTAAAATCATTGAAGTATTAACATGTGTTAAAATATTCAATCTTCCGGTTTGCATATTATAATTATATTTAGCAGTAAATAGAGTCATTTGATCCAACATATCTGACATTGAATCTATAATTGCTTTATAAGTTCCGAGTTCACCAATTGTTGTTACATATGAAGAAAGATATGGCTGATTTGTAACACCCAAATTAACAGATAAATTTGGAGAATTTAAACCTAATTGTAAAAGATAAGTATTTCTAACCAAATGAATCCAACTAATTGATTGTATTTCACAAGGAAGTTGAATATAACTATAACGAGTAAATTCTTCAGATTGAAAAGCAGTTTTATCAACATAATAATACATTAAAGAAACCGCATATATATAATTCATCTGAAACCATGGAAGTGCTCTAGTTTCTACAAATTGTCTTATAGATTGATCTGGCAATGTTTTTGGTAAAGCACCGTATATAGTTATATCTTGTTGTATAAAATCAATTAATTCCTCTATAGAATATTGAGCTGCCATAAATTATTTTTCTTTTATATATTAAACTTTTGAGATTATAAGTATATAAAAACAAAAGAAAATTAAATGATTCATATTTTATGGGCAACTATTCGTCCTCAAATGTTCAATATAGTATATAAAATGTGGCTTCAAACGTGTTCTAATAAGGAAAATATTAGAACTCATGTTGCTGTTAATTCTGAATTAGATGCTAATATAGTAAAACAAGTTTTAGGTAAAAATGATGAAGTTATAATTGTAAATTCTGATAGAAGAGGTGTTTGCTATCCTTCTTATATGCTTTCTTCAAAATTAGAAGCAAATAAAGATGATATTGTAATTTTTGCATCAGATGATTTTACTGCTCCTAATAATTGGGATATTTATTTAGAAACTAAATTACAAGGTAAAGAAGGTGCTTTATTTGTTAGAGATGGCTATCAATTAACAGATTCTTCAAATATGTTACATCCTTGTATTACAATACCTATTATGACATTTGGTTGTTTAGAAAAGATGAATAAAGTAATTTATCATCCTGCTTATTATCATATGTTTTCTGATTGTGAGTTATATTTGAATTTAAAAGAATTAGGATTAATAATAGATAATAGAAAAGAAGATTCTACAACTTTTGAACATCATCATTGGGCTGGAGGCAAAAGAACTGCTGATCAAAATGATCAAATATACCATAGTAAATGGGCAGAAGATGATAAAACTTGGAAATCAAGGTTAGCTATGACGCTTGAAGAAAGATTAAAAATAAATTTATAATATGTTAAGTATTGGTATAACAACATTTAAAAAACGGTTAGAGAGTGTTAAAGAAATGATTGATTTCTTGAAGAAATGTGATCCAAACATAATAATTAATTTATCTATAAATGGTGAAATTGACGAAGAATTTGATGAAAATTATAGAAAAGAAATATTACAAGTATGTTTAAATCATAATAATGTTTTTCCATTCTTTTTTCAAGAATTTAGAGCTTTAGCAAAAAGTTGGAATCATTTAATTATCGCATCAAAAACTGAATATAATTTAATATTAAATGATGATTTAGTGTTTGATAAATCACAAAATATAGTTGATATAATTAAAAATATAATAGCACAAAATACTGGTGTAAATTTATTCACCATAAATGGCTCATTTAGCCATTTTGTGATAACAAAGAAATTATTAGATGATATGAATTATTTCGATGAAAGATTTCTATTACATGGAGAAGAAGATGGCGATTTTGTTTGGAGATATATAGATAAATTTGGAGCATATCCGCCTTCTGTCAATTTACCAATTTTGGCTAACTTACATCAAACAGGCAAAAATGATCCTACATTAATAGCATCTAATACAGAAATAGGTTATGCTAATAAGCCTAAATTTAATCAAGAATTTACTATAACTAAATATGAGCATGACCCCAATGCTAAAATTTCTGGTTTATATGGAAGACCACATAAGAGAATATTGGATGACGAAAAGCAATATCCTTATGAAAAATTTTATTTTAATAATAAGAATAATTTTAAAAAATTTGAAAAAATAAATATATAATATGGATTTTAAACATAGTTTAATTAATACTAAACCTAAAATAAAAATTGATTTTGTCGATTTTTGGGGTGGGTTTGATAAAACAAATAATTATTTTTATAATTTTTTAAAAAAAGAATTTGATGTCGAGATTTCTAATAATCCAGATTTTTTATTCTTTTCTATATTTGGTAATGCTAATTTAAATTATAGATGTAAAAAGATACAATATATTGGGGAAAATGTTGCGCCATTTAATTGTGATTATTCATTTTCATTTGAACCAACAACATCTACCAATTATAGATTACCACATTATATGTTATATGATGGATATTATGAACTTGCAAATAAAAAAATTGAAGAAACACTTGCTAGTAGGAAGTTTTGTAGCTTTGTGGTTAGTAATGGTGCTTGTGATACAAGGAACAACTTTTTTCAAAAACTTTCTAAATATAAAAAAGTAGATTCTGGTGGTAGATTTATGAACAATATTGGTTATGCTGTAACTGATAAAAGGAAATTTCAATCTGAATATAAATTTGCGATAACTTTTGAAAATAATGCTTATAGACCTGAATATCCTTATTATGTAACTGAGAAAATTTTTGAAGCAATGTGTGTTAATACGCTACCTATCTACAGAGGTGGTAGTAAAATTAATGAAGAATTTAACACTAATTCATTTATTAATTATCACGATTTTAAAAATGAAGATGATATGATTCAATATATAATCGAGTTAGACAAAGATGATTCTAAATATTTAGAAAAATTAAACAACTTTTGGTTTTCTAACAATATAATACCAGATAATAATAAAGAAGAAAATATTAAAAAATTTTTATTTAATATTTTTAATAAGTAAAGAAAAGCAAATGAAATTATGTTTTATTATAGCCTCTAAATATATAAGAGGTTATGAATCATATATTAATTATTACATTAGTAATATTAATAATTTTTATGGAGAGGACGCACACGTCATAGTTGTTGATAATAATTCAGTCTTTAAAGAAGATGTGTTTTTGGATTTGAAAAAGTACAAAAATGTTACTATATTAGATAATAATATAGAATCTAAATTTGAAATAGGTGCTTATACCGTAGCTATAAACTATTTAATAGAAAATAATTTAAATAACAATTATGAATATTATATCTTTACTCAGGATAATTTTGTTATTAAGAATAAATATGATTTTAACATTTTGAGTAATCAAAATGTTAATGCGTGTACTATTTATTCTTACGAACAAGATGGGCTAACTTCTATAATTCAAGAAGTATTAACTAAATTAGATTTATTTAACAATTTAGATAAAATAACTTTTTGTTGGGCACTTGGATTTATTCTAAATAAATCGAAAATTTTACAACTAAGTAACTATTTTAATAAAATAGTAGTAGTAAATAGAGCAGAAAGCGAAGCTGGTGAAAGATATTTAGCAAGAATATTATATGAATTAAACGAACATAGAAATTATGATATTGATGGTAGACAAGATTGCAGAAGATACGATTGTTGGTCAATAGATTTAAAAACAGCAATAACTGATCATTATTTTTGTAAAAGAGTTCAGCAAAAAACAGAAAAAACAAAAGATTTATGGATGTAAAAATTGAAAATATAAATAATTCAAATCTCATCTATATAGATGATTATGGAGCTTATCTAAATGAATATTATCATTATATAATAAAATGTTTTAAAAATTCAATTAGTAATAAAGATTTAGCAAAAAATATACTTTTTGGTAATTTTACTAAATCTAATTCGCTTGATATTAAAGTAGATGTAAATGTTGAACACACTCTAGTTAAACAAGGTGGTAGAAATAGTGAGGGTAGTCCATTAGGTAAAATAAAATATGGAGATATGTTTTATTTATGTCGTATTGTAAATTTACCATATCTTTATTCACTTGATATTATAATAGAATATTCTATGCCAAATATTAAAAATATAAAAGAATCTGGATATTTTGATTTTATTCTAAATAAAATTATTTATATATCTCCAATTATATTTGATATTAAAGATTTTTCTTCTAATAATAGAAAGGAAACAGTTACTATGTTTATTGATGCAAATCAAGATAGGAGAAAAATATTTTTAAACAATATTAAAGATAAAAATATAGAGTTAACAAACTATCAAAATATTTATACTAAAGAAGATTTAAAAGCTTTTTATTCGGGTATAAAAATAATGGTAAATATACATCAAACTGATCATCATGACACATTCGAGGAACTAAGAGTATTGGGAGCATTAATTAATGGTGTTATTATAATTTCAGAAGACGTACCTTTAAAAGAAGAAATACCATATTCGGAATATATAATTTGGTGTAATTATGACAATGTGTATGATAAAATAAAAGAAGTACAAGAAAATTATGAATTATACTGGAATAAAATTTTTTTAGACGAAAAATTAAAAAAAATTTTGTTAAAAATGGAAGAAAATAATTATAATAATATTAAAAAATACTTCAATATATGATAAATATTTTTGATACAACACATTTTCAAAATTATTAATCACAGAGAATATGTATATGGAGTTTATAATCATAATTAAAAAAATAATTATTTAATGAAAACAATATTAGAAGGTAATAAAATAATTAAAGAAGCAATTGAAAATTCTTTACCATTTATAGCCGGTAAAATGGGAGCTGTTGAACAGCAAGTTATGATTTACAAATTAGCCGGTAAAAAATGGGATGATAGTCTAAGATGGCATGCATCAAATCATGCTGGCATTACCCCACCTACTGATGTTATATTAGATTTTTTCACTAATGTTTACGAAAAATCTTTACGGAATTTAGACTTATTAACAATCTGGTTTCCAGATAATTTAAATTCAAATGAATTTGCCATTTCAAATTATTATTGTGGTAAGTCGCAATTTATTTCGGGATTACAAGCTTTAGAACCTTTTTATCATGTGAATCCATGGAGTTACGCACTTAAAGGTAAAAAAGTATTAGTAATACATCCATTTGAAGATTCTATAAAAGAGCAATATTCTAAAAAAGAACTTTTATTTGAAGATAAAACGATTCTACCAGATTTCGAATTAATTACATTAAAGACACATCAAACACATGGTGGTGGCAATACAGATTTACCCTGGGATGTTTGTTATAGCGATATGTCTGAAAAGATAATGAAAACAGATTTTGATGTTGCTTTGGTAGGTTGTGGTGCATATGGATTGCCTCTATGTGATGTAGTAAAAAATATGGGAAAACCTGCTATACATGTAGGAGGTGGTTTGCAAATAATGTTTGGTATAAAAGGCAATAGATGGGATAATATGCCAGCAGTTTATAAATATTATAATGAACACTGGAAAAGGCCTTTTGATAGCGAAAAAACAAGAAATCATAATATAGTTGAGGGATCAACATATTGGTAAAAAAATTTTTTAATATGAATATTTGGGAAAAATTAAACATTGGTGTCAATGATTGGGACACTTTATTAAGATATAAATTTTTAGAAAATACAACTGCAGGGGTATTCTGTGATGTTGGCGCCTGTAATGGATTATTTACAAATTTATTTAAATATATTTGTGGAAAAAATGGTAAAGTTTATTCTTTTGAATTGAATCCACTAAATTATAATAATATTTTATGGCTTCAAGATGCCAATTGTATTATTGAAAATTTAGCTATCGCAGAAAATTCTGGCGAAGTTGAGTATTATTCTAATATAGATACTGTCGGTGATTTTACTTCAAATATAGTTGGATTCGATACTGCTTTTAATTCTATGAAAAAAATAGGTAAAGTAAAGAGTATATCTTTAGATGAATATTTTAAAGACAAGAAGATAGATTATCTTAAAATAGATGTTGAGGGAGCAGAATTTAATGTTATTAAAGGTGGATTAGAAACTATAAAAAAGTGCAAATATGTAATAATAGAATGTCATTTCCAATCTGATTGGCATAAAATATATGATTTATTAAAAGAAAATAATTTAAATTTCAAAAATTTAACAGATGATGTTCCAATTTTTTTCGGAACAACAGAAGTATTGCCAGGTATAGCATATAATGGCATGCCATATCAAATATATTTAAAAAATGAATAAAAATAGCAAATCACAAGTCTCACAGGCAGGATATCATTTTAGTAAAAAAGATGGTGTATTTACACAAGTTGTCGCTATTGGTGGTAATGATGATATTAATATAAATCCAATTTATGATTTAAAAATACCTTACTTTAAAAGAGAATTAGTGTATGATGCTAGTAAATTATTTACTAAAAACAAGTAATGAAAAATTTAATAACTTATAGTTTATGGGGAGATGCGCCTATGTATTGGGTAGGCGCATTAAAAAATATAGAATTGTGTAAAAAATATTTCCCAGGATGGATATGTAGATTTTACATAGATGATACTTGTGATAAAAATTTAATAAAAACTTTAGAAAGCGATAATGTGGAGATAGTTCTCGTAAATTCAAAAGATTCTTTTCATGGTATGTTTTGGAGATTTTATGCAGCAAGTGACCCAGAGGTTGACATTATGTTATCCAGAGATTGTGATTCTAGATTATCTGATAGAGAGTATTATGCAATACAAGATTGGTTAAAAACAGATAAAGATTTTCATATAATGAGAGATCATCCGTATCATACGGTACCTATTCTTGGTGGTATGTGGGGTTGTAGAAATGGCATATTAAAAAATATAAAAACAGATATTGAAAACTGGACTTTTTTTTCCGAAAAAGGTTGCGATCAAGACTTTTTGGGCAAAGTAATTTACCCAAAAATAATAAATAATGCAGTAGAACATATTGGATTTAATATAAATTTTGGAGGTAATATAAAATCATTTCCTACTGAAAGAAAAAAATTTGAATATGTAGGCGATATATTTGACGAAAATGATAATAGACATCCAGAATATTGGAAAATATTACAACTTTATATTAATGATTAATATAAAAAAAAAAAAGATTAATGAAATTTTTTAATTTAGACTGTCATATTTCAGTAATTGCTGATTTGAAAAAAATATTTGAAGATATTGGACATGAAGTAACTTCTTGGTCTGTTTCTGGACATAATTGGGTATTCAATCGTCCACCAACAGAGGTTGAGATAGTAAATGCTGATACTTGGAGAGAATTAGACGATAAAATGATAGAAGATTTTTACAAAAAGTATAAAGACGAATTATCAATATATGATGCTTTTATATGCACTTATCCTTTAACATTTTCTCTTTTATATGAGAAATTTAATAAGCCAATAATATTACATATACCAATAAGATATGAAGTTCCTTTTCAATCAAGACCAGAAATGTGGAATAAATTTAATACTTATTTACAAAAGGGAATAGATGAGGGTAAAATAATACCAGTAGCTAATTCATTATATGATAAAAAATACTTTGAATTTTTCGTTAAAAGAGAATGCATTTTGATACAAAATTTATGTGAATATACGAATACTATTTGGAGTCCAAAATATAATTCTTTTTTATATTCAAGTCGTTTAAGTGTTAACTTTAACACACCACAAATTATAGAAAAACATAAGTTAGGTAAATATGATTGGTCAGATTTAAGTAATTTTTTAGGTATTATAGTAATACCATATACATCTTCTTTAATGTCAATATTTGAACACTATATGGCATGTATACCTTTATTTTTTCCTTCTAAAAATTTTATTATGGAATTATATAAAAAATATGGTGAAGTTGTGTTATCCGAAATAACTTGGAATAGAATTTATGGATTAAAATCCGGCTCAGTAATAGATTGTGACAGGAGTAATGATCCTAATGACTTTGAAAATCTTGATATAATGTCTAAATGGATTGATTATTCAGATTTTTATAACTTAGAAAACATGCCACATATAACATACTTTGATTCTTTTGAAGATTTATTTGTGAAATTAAGCAACACTAATTTAAATGAGGTTCATATTAAGATGAAAGAAAATAATATTGAAAGAAAGAAGTTAGTTTATAATTCTTGGAAAAATATTTTAAATAAACTATGAATATAGTAGTAGGAGATACTTCACAACTGGCATACTTTTTTCCTGATAATTTTATAAAAATATCTTCAAGAAATATTAATATAGGTAATCAAAATTTTGATACAGTTTATCTAACATTTGCCGAACAAAGAACATTTAATAAAAATTTGTCTGAAAGTGATTTTATAGAAATAAATGTGAACTACACTACCAAAGTTATAAATGAATTATTAGATAAATCAAAAAAAATAATAATTTATGGCACTGCTGAATTATGGAATAACCATGATGGAGCAATTGATATAAATTCAAAAATAGATTATAAATATTCATTTTATGTAAAATCTAAAGAATTACTATATGAAAAATTATTGGAAAATAGACAAAAAAGTCTTTGGCATAATGTATTTATAATACATCCGTTTAATTTTAATTCTCTTAAAAGAAAAGAAGGTTTTTTATTTCATAAAATTTATGATTCGCTTATTAATAATAAAATTAATAATGTTGGTTATTTAGATATAAATCGTGATATTATACACACTAGTTTTTTAGCTAAACAATCATTAATTTGTAACGAAGATTGTTTAGTTGGCTCAGGTAAATTAACTAATATAAAAAATTTTATAACTAATTTATTTGGAAAATTTAATAAACATTATGAAGATTTTCTAATAGAAGATAAAAACGCTTTCTCATTTCACAAAGGAAATGAGTTTTACTTAAAAAGTAATATCATTTATAATAATCTATTAAATGATACAATTTATGAAATAAATCAGTTACATGAAGCATATAAAATTAGTTAATGATACAATAAACTCAGAAGATATTTCTGAATTGATAGAATGGTTAAAAACAAATCCTAAACTTACAAAGGGTAATCTTACTGTTCGGTTTGAAGATGAGTGGTCAAAATGGTTAAACAGAAAATATTCTGTTTTCTTAAATTCAGGTTCTTCTGCCAATTTAGCTATGATTTACAGTCTTTTAATCTCAAAAAAATTAAAAAATAATAAAATAATTTTACCTACTGTATCTTGGGTTACTACTGTAACTCCTGCCATGCATTTTGGAATGGAGCCAATACTTTGTGAATGTGATAAAGATACACTAGGTGTAGATATAGAATATTTGGAAGATTTGTTTAAAAAACACAATCCGTCAATACTAATGATAGTACATGTGTTAGCATTTCCTAATAAAATGGCAGAAATTATTAATTTGTGTAATCAATATGATGTTATCTTGCTAGAAGATTCTTGTGAATCAATCGGTTCAACATACAATGATGTTAAAACAGGCAATTTTGGATTAATGAGTTCTTTCTCTTTTTACTACGGTCATCATATGTCAACTATTGAAGGTGGTATGGTTTCCACGGATAATGAAGAATTATATAATATATTATTATCAATAAGAGCGCATGGGTGGGATAGAGATTTTAATAAAGAATTACAAAATGATTTTAGAACAAAAAATAATGTAACAGATTTTAAAGCATTATATACATTTTATTATCCTGGATTTAATTTAAGATCTACTGATTTGCAAGCATTTATTGGATTAAATCAAATAAAAAAAATTGATAATTTTTCTAAAATTAGAAATAAAAATTATCAAATATATAATTCAAAAATTAAAAATAATTTTTGGAAAATTAAAAAATTAGATAATTGTTTTTATTCTAATTTTGCATATCCAATAATAACACCAAATATTGAAAATCTTTCACAAGAACTTATTAAAAATAATGTCGAGTGTCGTCCTTTGGTTTGTGGTTCAATAGGATTACAACCATTTTGGAAAAATTATTATGGACAACAAAATTTTAATTTTGGTGATATAGTCCATAATTATGGACTGTATTTGCCTAATAATCAAGATATAAAAGAACAAGAAATTGATTTTATATGCGATATTGTTAATAAATATACTAATTATGAAATTTAATGAATTTAACTTTACTGATAAAGATATAATAACAACAGATGGTTATTTAGATTTTTGTCTGAGTAATAATATATGTTATGTCAAAACTGATTTTTTTTATTTAAATCAACAATTTAATTGGAGAGGAGAAGTACATCCAAAATTTTTAAATAAAAATATAGTAATAGGACACTCAGATTATCCTATTGTAGATGAAATATCGTTACGTTTTGATAAAGTATTATGTATAAATAAAGTTTCTAAAAATAAAAATACATTAGGAATGCCACTTGGTATTTGTAACGATACAGATGAATCAGAGTTACATAGAATATTTGGTAATAAAAATTGCTTAATAGAAACTAAAGATAAAAATATAGAAAAGAAAAATATAGTTTATCTAAATTTTAATATAGGTAATTTCACAAGTGAAAGAAAATTAGTTTTTGATTTATTTAACAATAAAGATTTTGTATTAAAAACAGAAATTGAACATAGTTTTGAGGGTAGAAAAAAATACTTAGAAGAAATAAAATCTTCAAAATTTGTATTGTGTCCCAGAGGAAACGGAATAGACACCCACAGAATATGGGAAACTTTATATATGGGTAGTATACCAATTGTTAAATATGAAGATGCTCACGAATTATTTACTGATTTGCCAATTTTATTTATAAAAGAATGGTCTTTTTTAAATAAAAATTTTTTAGAAGATAAATACACAGAAATTATAAATAGTGATTGGAATTTAGATAAATTAAAGCAAAGTTATTGGAATAATTTCATAATAAATAATATGTAACATATGAATGATAATATCGGAATAGGAATTATGACTTCTATAAATTTAAAGGAAAGATTTACAGCCTGTAAAAATACTTGGCTTAGAGATTTTAGTAATGTTTATTTATTTGGAGGAAATATACCATGTGATGGATTGATTTCTATAAAAGAAGCTGGAGAAGATTGGTCTAGTGCGTTATTGAAACAACAATTAGGATTAAAATATATGTATGAAGATAATCCTAATTATGATTGGTATAGTATATCTGGATGTGATAATATCCTTTTTAAAAATAGAGTTATTAATGAGTTAAATAAATTTAATCCTAACACAGATTTATTAATATCACAACCTTGTGGATTATGGAATGATTATCCACAAATACATGAAATAAATTCATCAAAAAATGATGGTATAAATTTTAGAGCAATCGCTGGTGGTGCTAGTTTTTTCATAAGTAACTCGTTGATGAAAAAATGTTATTATATAATTGATCAATTTAATAAAAAATGGAATAATATATCTGGTAGTAATTATGGTTGCTCTGATGTAGCACTATCTTATATGTTAAAATTGTACTTTGATATAGAAGTAACCCATTCTCCATATATGCTAAGCCAGAATATTGAACATTATCAGGGTGCAATTATGGGCGATGAAAACTCGAAATGGTACTTAGATTTTCCAATTTCGTTGTCAGAAGCTATAAAAAGCCCAATTAGTCTACATTATATAAAACCAGAAAAAATGGAAGAAATTTATAAAAAATATATTTAAAACATGATTGTAATAGCTACAAATAATAGTTGCGTTGAGAGAATATGTAGGGGCGAAAATATACCTAGAAAAAATTTTTTAGATTCGGTGTTAAAATCAATTAATAACATTGATTATAATGGTAAAGTGTTAGTTGTTGACACAGGTTCAACAGATGCGGAAAGTATAGATTTTTTAGAATTGTTAAAAGAAAAGGAATTTAATTTTAATTTGAAAATAGATAGGATTACACAATCTTTTCCAATGAATGCATATATGTATGCATTTGAAAATTATGATTGTGATGAATATATTTTCATACAAGATTCAATAGAAATAAAAAATAAAGAATTTATTGAGGTAATCAATAATTCATTAAATGAAAATAATTTAATATGTTGGGTAGTGTGTTCAACTTGTGGATTTGATACCGAAGAACAAAAACAATTTGTTGTTAATGCAACTGGTGGTAGTGTTTATGATAAATTAATTTTTGGTCCAATGTTTTTTGGTAAAAAAAATATTATAAAAAAATTATTTAACCAAATAAAAATAAAACCTTCTATTAAAAGCGAAGAAAGTGGTATGGAAAGAGGACTTGGTGTATTATGCAAAATGAATAATATTGATATAATACCAATAGATGGTGAATATAATTTTTATGCAATGGTAAATAATTCATATAAATATATAACAAAATATCACGCAGATAGAAAATGAAAATATGTATTCTATATACTGGACAAATTAGAATAAATGAAATAGAAAAAAATATTAATTTTTTAATGGATGATGAAAATGAATATTTTATTCTTTTAAATACTTGGAATGATCAAGATGTGAGCGAATTTAAAAATATTTTTAGTAATTCAATAATTAAATTTAATGAACGTCCTACGGATGATTTGGTTAATAAAATCTCAGAAAATGCTAATATTGTTTACCCTAATTGTTATATAAATCCATTTTATAATTATACTTGTAGTTTATACATAAAATATAAATCTATCGAATTTTTAGAAGAAATTAATATTGCTTTTGATGTTATAGTTATATTGAGGACAGATACTAAATTATGGAAAAATATTTCTTATTTATATAAAAATATAGAAGATAATAGTATATATACGCCGATTGGTCCAACATTTGATATATCAGGTGATGTTCTTTACGGTCAAAATTCTTGTTCCGATGTAATATTTTTTGGAAAACCAGAAACTATAAAATTAGCTTTAAACCAAATAAATAATATCGATGTAACTAAATATAATGGCAATTATATTCATCCAGAAACAAGTTTATGTAACTACTTTAAATATTTAAATTTAAATATAGTAAGATGTCAATTTGATGCTTTTTTAGTACCAAGAGATGGAAATCATGAATTAATAGGTTATAATTTTATATTATGATAGTAGATTTAAAAGAAAGACTAATAAAAAACTATTTACCTGCGGATGAGAATGGCAGAGAAATTAATTTATATAAACTAAAAAATGTATCACCATATGGTGATACATTTTATCCAAATTGTCTATTTAATGATGAACAAGGCAATATATTTAATCCGTCAAGTGAGAAAGTAATGTCATTGAATGGTATTACTTTTATAAATAAAAATCAAAAAAATGAAATTATAAACAAAGAAGAAACACCATTATTTTTCTTTATTTATAACACTGATAATTATTATCATTTTGTTTATGATTCTTTGCCTTATTTAATCACTTTTTTAGATTTAAAAGAAAAAGTGTCAAATATTAAATTATTAATGAATTATCCAAATTTTACTAAAACAGAATTTTATAAATTCATTATCGAGTTTTTAAATTTATTGAATATAAGTATGGATGATATATTGATAATAGATAAAAACACAATTTATAGCGAAATTTATATATCTTCATCATATACTCATGATATAGATTCAAATTTACCACCAAGAAAAGAAATATATGATTTTTACCAATCAATAGTTAAAAACATAAAACAAAATTATACAAATACTAAAGATTTGCCAAAAAAGATATATATATCCAGAAGAACATGGATACATGGTGACACTTCAAATATAGGAACAAATTATACTACTCGTAGAAAATTAATAAATGAGGATGATTTAGTTGATACATTGAAAAAATATGGATTTAAAGAAATTTTTACTGAAAATTTAGGCACTATAGAAAAAATATTATTATTTAATAATGCAGATATAGTAATTGGTCCAATAGGTGGTGGATTATGTAATGTTTTATTTTCTAAAAAAGATTGTAGATTGATATCAATAAACTCTCCGACATTTATGGATATAAATAAAAGATTTAAATATTGTTTTTCTAATATTAATACAGACTACTTTGATGAAACGGAGCACATAGAAAAAAATATTTGGAAAAAATGGATGCGTGTAAAATCTGGTAATATAGTTGGAGAAATAGAAAATGTAGAAGAGGAATATATAGACGTGATGTATACTGACGAATCAATTGCTGGATGGAATAATGGTATCAATTATAAAAAAATTAAATTAAAAAAACAAGATTCTACGCCATTAGATAATGGGTTAAACTCAAATTGGATTGTAGATATAAAAAAATTGATTTCTTATATATGAAATTTATATTTTTTACACATACAGAATATTCACATTTATGGAATATTATGTTACATTTTATTGAAATTAATAAAATAGATGCAATACTGGCAATTAATGAACCATCTGATTTTTTTATGGATAAAAAAATACAAACTATAATTTATCCACAAGATACTTACGCAAATAAAGTAAAATTCATAATATCAAAAATTGATGATGATTATTTCGTGTGGAATCATGATATATTTTTAATGATTAGTATAAATATGAATTTATTAGAAACTTTAAAAAATATTATGATACAAAAAAATATTGATAAAATATCGATGCATGGTTATGATAATTACACCTATGATATCATTACTGTCAATGAACAAATAGATATAGTTAGAAATAAAGATTTTTTTCTATATTCAGTAGGACCAGCTATTTGGAAAAAATCTACTTTAATAGACGTGATGAGTACATTTTCTAATAGGACATATAGAGATATTGAAAATAATGATGTTCAAGATTATATGAATAAAAATTATATAATTTACCAAATATGTGCTAACAAAGAAGATGATATTTATCATTGGCATCACTATTTTAATAAAAATTTCCAAATATGCCAAATATTTAATGGCGGAAAACTTGTTAATTTTGATTTAGGTAATAATAAAAATTATATATCAGATTATAAAAGTTTAATATTTGATTATTTAGATAAAAATAAAATAGAAATTAATCAAACAAAAAGTTTTGAAAGAAGTTAATGAAAGCAGCATTATTAATATCAGGATATATAAGAACATTTAAAGATAATTTACCAAATTTAAAAAAACAAATTTTAGATAAATTTGATGATTTAGATATTTATATACATGTTACAAAAAATAGCAATAAAGATGACAAATATTTAAATATTGGTAGTGATATTGAAGAAATTGATAAAATTCTTAATCCTGTTTGTTTATTACATGAAGATAATATTGAATTATCAGAGGATAAATTAATTAATAATACGCTTAATTTATGGTTTAAATATTATAAGCTTAATAACATAAGAAAAAATAACGAATTAATAAAAGGTGAATATGATATAATAATAAAATATCGCCCAGATTTAAATATTATATCAGATGGTGTATTTACTACTGATATATCAAAAAATATAATTTATATGCCAGAAGATTCAAAAATAGATAAATCTAAATTGGTAAATAAAGATGATAAATACTTATGTGATGTATTTGCTTTTGGAAATTCGTCAGTTATGAACACATACCTAAATATTTATGAAAAATTAGAACAACTTATAGCCAAATATAAAACACATGTTTCCGAAACATTATTATATAATTATATTAATGAAAATAATTTAAAATATGAATTATTACCAATCGATTACAATTTATTATTATCGAGATGTAATATATTTGCTATTGCTGGCGATTCTGGTAGTGGTAAAACAACTCTTGGTACTATACTACAAAAGTACTTTACTAATTCATTTATATTAGAATGTGATAGATATCATAAGTGGGAAAGAAAAGATAATAATTGGAGCAAATATACACATTTAAATCCAGAAGCTAATTATCTATGTAAAATGAATAAAGATATATATGATTTAAAAATTGGTAAAACAATATATCAAGTTGACTATGATCATTCAAGTGGAAAATTTACACAACCAGAAAAAATAAATAGTTCAGACAATATAATTGTAAGTGGATTACATTCTTTATATAATAATGATGACAATATTTATAATTTAAAAATATTTATAGACACTGATTTAACTTTAAAATATACTTGGAAAATAAAAAGAGATATTGTTAAAAGGGGATATTCAAAAGAGAAAATTATAGAACAGATAGAAAATAGGAAAGAGGATTATCTAAAATATATTTTACCACAAAAAGAAAACTCTGATATAATAATAAATTTCTTTACAGATAAACCTTTTGATATAGATAATTTAGAAGATAATTTAGATATTAAATTAAAAATTTTAATTAATAAAAAATTTGATATCAAATCAATATTAAATAATTTTCTCGATGTTGGTATAAATTTTAAATTAAGCAGAAATGATAATTTTAACGAGGTTGTATTCACACAATATCAATATAAAATATTGGATTTGAAATTAAATAATAATAATTATTATGACTATATTTTATATTTCATATTAAACTTATAATATCTTTATAATATAAACATTATGTTTAATAAATGTGAGACAGATTTGATAAAATTATCTGAAAATGTAGCCAAATATTGTGTTGGCATGGAAGGTAATATATCAGGTAAAGTTGGTAATGGGCTTTTGATAAAAGCTAGCGGAGCAAAATTAAACTGTTTATCTAAAAAAGATTTAGTTTTGTTTGATTTTAAAGGATTACAATTATCAAATTTTGATAATAAAGGTAGTATGGAATTAGAATTCCATATACATTTAATGGAGTTTGAGGATATTAATTACATATCGCATACTCATCCAACAAATACAATAAAAATTCTATGTAGTACAGAATATAGTAAACTTTTTTCTGAAAAAAGATTATTTCCTGATCAAGTTATTTTTAATGGGAAAAAATCTTGTTTTATACCATACGCTAAACCAGGAAGCGATTTAAATGTTGTTATTAAAAAATGTATTACTTCATTCATAGAAATAGAAAAATTTTTTCCTAAATTAATTTTATTAGAAAATCATGGAATAATTGCTTGTGGTAAAACTGTTGATGAGTGTGTAATTATAACTGAAATTTGTGAAAAAGCAGCTGAAATTTTCATAGGTGCAAAAATGTTAGGTGATATTAAATTTTTAACGGATAAAGAGATAAATGACTTAACTAATGATAAAAAAGAAAAATATAGACAAAATTTATTAAAATGAAAGTAATATACGTTGATATAGATGAAACAATATGTGAGACACCTCAGCCACGAAATTATTTTAATGCTAAACCTATTAAAAAGAACATTGAAAAAATAAATAAATTGTATGATGAAGGTCATACAATTGTATATTGGACAGCAAGAGGAAGTAGAACACAAATTGATTGGTATAAATTAACCAAAACACAATTAGACGAATGGGGAGCTAAATATCATGAATTAAATTGTAAAAAACCTTACTATGATGTATTCATAGATGATAAAACATTACGCATTGAAGAAATATGAAATTAATATCACATAGAGGAAATATGATAGGCCCAAATATAGATCGTGAAAATTCGCCATCTTATATAGATACAGCAATATCAGCTGGATATGATGTTGAAATTGATATTCGTTATATCAATAATAAGTTTTATTTAGGACATGACACACCAGATTATGAGGTTACAGAAAATTGGTTACATAAAAGAAAAGATAAATTATGGATTCATTGTAAAAATTTAGAAGCTGCGAATATTTTATCAGAAATGAATATGATATTTTTTTGTCATACACAAGATTCTTATGTTTTAACAAGTAATAATTATATATGGGTACATGATTTAAAACTTAAAATTGGTATTAAAACAATAATACCATTATTGAGCGATAAAGATATTATAAATTATAACGGTGATATTGTATACGCTATATGTACCGATTTTATAAATTTTGCAAAATTTAATTTAAAAGAAAAAGGATTATATTAATATGTACGAAAAAAATTATACAATAAGAAAAAAATGCATTTTTTGTAAAAATGATTTAAATAAAGATTACTTTAAAAGTGATCTAAAAAACTATGTTGGACATTATGCTGTTGAATTAGAAGAAACAAATTTTACAGAAATACCTTTTAATGTTTGCATATGCGAAAAATGTAATACTCCACAAATTAAATATTTAGCAGATATAAATGAAGTTTATAAAATAAATCATGCTGATAGTACAGGAACTACAATGGTAAATTTACATAAACTAAATTTAGAATTTATTCTTAAATATCATTCATATATCAAAAATGTGATTGAAATAGGTAGTTCAAAGGGTGTTTTAGCAGATATGATTTTAGAAAATTTAAAATTAAATTACTATATAATAGAGCCAAATTTTTTCGGTGACAGAAATAATAAAATTATTATAAATGATTTTTACGAAAATGTAAATGATGAGGAAATAGATGCTGATACCTTAATTATTTCACATGTTTTTGAACATTTTTATGAACCATTGCAAATTTTAAATAAAATTCATAAAAATAAAAAGATTAAAAATTTCTTTTTAGTTTTTCCTGATTTGGAATATTATATTAACAATAATGTTTTACACTTATTAAATACTGAACATACTTATTATATAGATAATAATTTTTTAATTAATTTGTTAAAAAGTTATGGTTTCAATTTAGTTGAAAAAATTGATTATATAAATCATTCAGTTTTATTTTATTTTAGAAGAGAAACAGTTAAACAAATCCAAGATTTGGATTTTAAAAATAAAAATTATAATATTGATTTATATTTTAATCGGATTAATAAAACTGTTGAATTATTTAATTCTGTATTGGAATTAAATAATACTGTTTATTTGTGGCCTGCCTCGATACACAGTCAATATTTATTTATATTTGGATTAAATTATCAAAAATTAAAAGGGTTATTAGATAATAGCAAATTGAAAATAAATAAAAAAATATATGGTTCAAATTTAAATGTATATTCATTTTCTGATACTATTAAAAATAATGATATTATATTTTTAATAAATGGTGGCGTTTTCTATAAAGAAATAGAAAATACTTTAAAACAAAATAATATCAAATATTATACAAATGAATAATATACAACTTATTATACCAATGTCTGGTATAGGTAAAAGATTTTTAGAAGCAGGTTATACTAATCCAAAGCCATTAATTGAAATTGAGGGGAAGCCAATGATTCAACATGTAGTTGAGTTATTTACTGGTGTTAAGGATGTTTCGTTTATTTGTAATGAGATTCATTTAAAGGAAACAAATATGAGGCAAATATTGGAAAAAATTGTTCCAAATTGTAAAATTTATTCTGTTTCAAATGAAAATAGAAAAGGACCAGTTGATGCAGTTTTACAAATTAAAAATTATATTAACGATGATAAAGAAGTTATTGTTAGTTATTGTGACTATGGAACCGTATGGGATTTTAAAAATTTTTTAAATGAAACAAGAAAAGCTAAATCAGATGGTGCTATACCATGTTATATAGGTTTTCATCCACATATGTTAGGTTCCGATAATTATGCTTTCTGTAAAACAGAAAGAAAATTTTTATTACAAATAAAAGAAAAAGAATCTTTTACTGATAATAAAATGAACGAATATGCTTCTAATGGAACTTATTATTTCAAATCTGGCTCAATACTTAAAAAATATTTTCAAAAATTAATTGATTTAGATATCAATCTAAAAGGAGAATATTATGTTAGTTTAGTTTATAATTTATTAGTAAATGATGGTTTGAAAGTCAATATTTTTGAAATTGAGAAAATGCTACAATGGGGAACTCCTTATGATTTAGAAATTTATAAAGGATGGTCAAATTATTTCAACAATATTAAAACAGAACAACCAAAAATTAAACACAATGATGACGTAACTTTAATTCTTCCAATGGCTGGAAAAGGTAGTCGTTTCTCAGAACAAGGTTATAAAAATCCAAAACCATTAATTGACGTTGATGGAAAACCTATGATTATAAAAGCAGTTGATTGCTTACCACAAACTAATAAGAAAATATTTATTTGTTTAAAAGAACATGTGGAACAATATAAAATTGATAATATCTTAAAAGAATACTATAAAAATACAGAAGTTTTAAGTATAGATACAACTACGGAGGGTCAAGCATGCACATGTGAATTAGGAATTAATGAATTTAATATAGATTTAGAAAAACCTATTTTAATTTCTGCTTGCGATAATGGTGTATATTATGATACTCAAAAATATATAGATTTAGTTAATGATGAAAATAATGATATAATTGTTTGGAGTTTTAGAAATAATCAAACAAGTAAAGTAAATCCAAATATGTATGCTTGGTTAAAAGTTGATGATAATAATTTCATAGAAAATGTATCTTGTAAAAAATTCATATATGACGATCCATTAAAAACCCATGCTATAATAGGAACTATGTTTTTTAGAAAAGCAAAATATTTTATTGACGGTTTAAACAAAAATTATATTAATAATATAAGAACTAATAATGAGTTTTATGTTGATGATGTATTAAACCAGAACATTAAAGATGGTTTAAAATTAAAAGTTTTTGAAGTAAAAAACTATATTTGCTGGGGCACACCAGACGATTATAAAACATATAATTATTGGAAAGATTTTTTCAAAACATTTTAAAATTAATGTAAGCTACATGAATAAAAAAGCATTTATCACAGGAATCACAGGACAGGACGGCTCTTATCTAGTCGAACTTTTAATATCAAAAGGATACACAGTACATGGTTTAAAAAGACGTTCTTCTTCTTTTAATACTTCAAGAATTGATCACTTGTATCAAGATCCACATGAAGAAAACAAAAAATTAATTCTTCATTATGGTGATATGACAGATTCTTCTGGATTAATTAGATTAATTCAACAAATTCAACCAGACGAAATTTATAATTTGGCAGCACAATCACATGTCAAAGTTTCATTTGAAACACCAGAATATACAGCTAATGCTGACGGATTAGGTACACTTCGTATATTAGAAGCAATTAGAATTTTAGGCTTGGAAAAGAAAACTAAATTTTACCAAGCATCAACTTCTGAAATGTTTGGTAGAGTTCAAGAAATTCCACAAACTGAAAAAACACCTTTTTATCCAGTATCGCCGTATGGTTCAGCTAAATTATACGCACACTGGATAACAAAAAATTATCGTGAATCTTATAATATGTTTGCTTGTTCTGGCATTCTTTTCAATCATGAAAGTCCGGTTCGTGGTGAAACATTCGTAACGAGAAAAATTACAAGAGCTGTTGCCGCTATTTATCATGGTTTAAATAACGTGCTTTATATTGGAAATCTCGATGCTGAAAGAGATTGGGGACACGCAAAAGATTATGTTGAGGGAATGTGGCTTATGTTACAACAAGAAACACCGGATGACTATATTTTAGCAACTAATCGCAAAATGTCAGTTAGAAGATTTATTGAATTATCATTTGCAGAAATAGGTAAAAAAATAAAATGGTCTGGCGAAGGTGTTGATGAAATAGGATTTGATGTTAATACTGGTGATGTTTTAGTTAAAATTGATCCTAAGTATTTTAGACCAAATGAAGTTGATTTACTTTTAGGTGATTATACAAAAGCAAAAACAGAATTAGGTTGGGAACCTAAATATACAGTAGAAGAAATAATTAAAGAAATGATAGAATCGGATATTAAATTATTTGAAAAAGATAAATATTTACAAAACGGTGGATTTGAGATTTTTAATCATTACGAATAATTTAATATGTGAAATTTTTAACAAAAAAGCAAATATTTTAACAAAATATTTGCTTTTTTCGTTTATTTATACTATTTTCGTAAAAAATTATCTTAAAAGAAGTATGAATAAAATCACACACGGAGGTATCTATAAAATACATAGAGCCAAATTATTTGAAAATGTTAATAGTTACACAGATTTAGTAAAAACTATCAAAAAATGGGGTAAAAATAACCCAAATGAAAATGACACAGGTTACAATAAATTAGTAGGTATGGCTTATGAAATTTTCTTCCATTTTTGGGGATTAACTTGTGGTCATAATGTGGGTGTTAGTATAAAAGATTTGCAAGATACGAGTTATGATGAACATAATCGTGGTGATGACTTTTTATACACCAGTTTATTTGATGAACCTGGTGGAATACAGGTTAAATTTCGTTCTTCTGGTATTTATCAGTTTCATAATGGAGCATTAGATGGTTTTTTACAAAAAACACGTGCCGTGAATCACATGTGTCGTCCTAATAATACAATATTATTTATAAGTATAGACGATCATCCAAAATTATTTCATTATGCTTATGATGCGGCGATAAGGAGAGAAATAAGAATAATTGATAGAAAAGTACAAGAATATTATATAAACCTTGAACCAGACTTTTGGAATAGATTTAGAGAATGTATAAAAGAATCAGCAAAAAAAGAATTCCTTGATGACCCTGAACTAAGAGATGTGCAAAAAACTATCTTATATGGTAATCAATTTTATAAAGGTACACAACAAGTTATTAATAGGCTAACAGAAAAAGGAAGAGTTGAAGCTTCAACCGCTACCGGTAAAACACTATGTATTAAAAAAGATATTGAAAATGCGTTTAATACTAAAAGAAAAATTGTTGTATTAACAATACCATGGCGAGCATTGATAGGGCAAACTTTTACAGATTATTATACACATAAATTATTTGGTTGGCAAGACAAACAAGGTGTGATTCATAATCAAGATAAACCATCTTGCGTGGTTGTTATGTCAGGCGAAAATTTGTGTTATGATGATGAAATAGCTGATGTGCATCAATGTTTAACTTCTGAACTTTTGGAAGGAAAAATTACTTCAAATTTAGTTAAAGATAAAAAAACTCTTATTATTATAACTAAGGATTCTTATGATAAATGGTATGATAAAGAAAAAAATAATGGTGTTTTCACAAGCTTAATTGAAAAAAAATTAATCAATAAAGATGATGTTTTTGAAATATTTGACGAATATCATAACATGATTCCAATTACTGGTGATAGAGATAAACATCTTTTAACTGCTAATTTTTTACAAACTTTATCTGAAAGAAATTCAGGAACAATTTTTTATAGCGCAAGTAATAAAAATGGTGAATTAGTTAGTTCTTTTAACGAAAAACAATTTGGAACACTTTTAGCTAAAATAACAAGAAATGATCTAAGAGTCAGAGGTTATGTTTGTCCTGGTTTAGAATTTCGTTTTATATCAATAAAAAATATTTATGCCTCGGCTGAGGATAGACGAAGAATGGAAAATAAAGGAGTTGATTTAAATTTAGCACAAATAGAAGCAGCTGGTATAGTTACGGCATATGAAGATATTGTCCGCAATTACTATAAACAGCCTAATATGATGACATTTGGTAGTCATGTTCCGGGTTGCGCATTTATAAATGCTGATGAAGGAATAAAAGATAAATTACAAGATGTTAATTTACATCTTATGTATTGCGACACGCCAAATACAGATAGAGCAAAAATTATTGACATTATTAAAAAAACAGGAAATAATATTTTAAATCAACATTCTGTAGCTGGCGAAGGTGTTAATATTCCCAATTTACATTCTATTATTATACATCGTGGAATGAGTTTTAAAAGTTTGCAACAAGCAATTGGTAGAAGTGATAGAGCATTACTTGAAGATACTATAAACTTTCAAAAAGGTCTTATAACATTAGATAATCCAATTGGATGGAAAAAATATTGGAATATAGTTTATGTAATCATTGATGATGATGATGATAAAAATACACAACGCTTAATTATAGAGTTAGCTAAATATCTTTTAAATAATGGTATTCCGGAAAATAAATGGGCTTTTTCTGCAGTTGAATATGAGCAAAAAGTTGGTGTAGATAATAAAATGCAAAAAGGAGCTTATCGTGATTTTGAGACAAATTTTGATAGGAATAAATTGGATAATATGGTCAATAAAGCTATTATTAAAGCAAAAGAAGAAGTTGAAAATGAATTAGCATCGCTTGATGACATTTATTTTAAAGAAATTGATTTTGAAAAAGAAATGGCTAATTTCGAAGTTGAAAAATGGTATAACAATTTAAGTACTGAAGAATTATACCAATATGCAAAAAATATTTGTGAAGATAAAAATGACAATAGATAGAGAAATAATTTATAATATAAATTTCCAAAAATGTAAATTAAATCCTTATTTTAATTTTTTTGAAATAACAAATTTGGAAAATCCAGAGAATATTAAAAAAGCATATTTTCTGTTAAATAATGATAAAAAATATGCTTTGAATATTTTAGAAATTATTAAAAAGAAAATTTCTAATCAAATTTCTTGGTATGATTATTTTGAAGAGATAATAGATATATATCAAAAATTTAATTCAAAAACATCAGATTTTATACCACTTTATATGGTTGATAAAATATTAAGTAATTATACATCAAAAGATTTTTCAAATACATTATTAAAATGGTTTAATCCATCTAACGCAGAGGGTATCTTTATATTTCGCTTAATTCAAAAATTATTAGAAAATTTAAAAGATATAAAATGGCTCGAAAATGAAAATATTCGTTATAAATGGATAATTGAAAAAATGATATATGTTTGTGAAAATGATTCATTGTCAATGTTTAATTATATGTTATTAATTGATCCTGATTGTAAATTTAAATTAAATGCATACTATGGTTCTTATATAACAAAATCTTTTGATAAAGTAAAAGAAAATGATTGGAAATTAGGTACTGATACTCGTATTTTTGGAATTCCTCCATCTAAAAATACTTTGAGTAGAAGTTGTGTTAAATTTATTAATAAATCTTTAACCATTTCTAATTATATTAACTTTATAACACCTCATTCTATAGCATGGTCAATTAGTAAAACTATTACGGAATTGAGAAAAAAAATGCAAACAACCGAAAATTATATAGATAATAGAGTTGAAAGCAAAGATGCATTTACAAAAGGAAAAATTATAGTAACAACTATTAAATCAGAAAAATTAAACACTAAAATACTAAACAAAGACGGTGTAATAGAAATAGATAACAAAGATATACACAAAAGACTTCCAATTAAAAATAAAGTAGTAACTTCTATAATAAATAAAATAGATTCTAAGCCAAATAAACTAGAATATGTGTATGATTTTAAAAATCATACTAATAAAACAACCTCTAAAGAGTTATTAAAATATGGGTTAGCTTCGGAAACACAGGATGATATTTTTAAATATCCAATGCATCATTCTTCTTCTAAAATTCTCTATGTTAGAGAAGAATTCAAAACTTGGAAAAAATTAAAAGTAGCTTTTAATTATAGTGGAAATTTTATAGGCAAAAATAGAAAAGGCGGAGAACATATGTTTTCAACAACAAATCTTATAGGAAAACAAATGGTGGGAGTATTAGTTAATTCACAAGAAGAAGCTAATATAATTATTCATAATTATTCTAATAAAATTTTTGAATTTTATATAAAAAATGAAAAATCAAGTGGATTTAATACTGGACTTCATTATCTACCTAAATTGCCTCTTGTGAAACTTTCGGATAAAGATCTGTATACTTATTTTGATTTTACACAAGAAGAAATTAATTTAATTGAAAAAATTAAGATATAATTAAGTATTATTTAAAATAATTGGCACAATATTAGGGTTACTATTACCAAGTACAGCTGGATTTCCGACATCAACAATTTTGGTTTTATTTAATAAGAAATCTAATTCAATAAAATTAAAATTAAAGGTAATCGTAAATTCAGCTGGATTTATCTTTTGAACCGAATAATCAAAAAGACAATCAGATAAATTCATAGCAATTAATTGATAAAACCTTATTTGATATACAGAATTTCTCCACATATCAAGTGTTGTTATAGTAAATGGTTCGATAAATAAATTTTGAGTATCTAAATAATGTTTTTGAAAAATATCATACATTAACATATAATTAGCATGTCCATCTACATCACGAAAAGTAACCGTAATTTCATGTGATGCAACTATATCTTGAACTGGAGTAGCTGGTTTATAAGAAATTTTCTTACCTCTCATAATTGTTTGCGAAGGTGGTGTAATAGCTAGTCCTGGAAAACTTACAGATTTAATTGTTGAGTTTAAATAATCAATAATATTTTCATATGGCATTTTATATTTTTCCAAAAATCCACGGTAATCATTTATTACCGTTGGTGGTAAAAAATCTGATGGAAATTGAAATATAAATGAACTACTTAATGTAGAAAGTCTCATAAAAAAAAGATGTTTTTATTATATATTTAATTATATTTTATCTTGTCCCAGTTCCCCTAACGGCCTGATTAGCATTTTTATTATTACTGACACCACCGCCACCACCAGCTCCGCCAGGATTATAAATTCCTGATGGCAATGTTATGTAGTGTAATAATCCGTAAGCATATATTGAACCGTCTTTATTTGTAGAATCAAATAACATTTGACCATTATTTATATTACCATCAGGTGATAATAACCATTTACTATCACTTGTTCTTAAATACATTACTATCTTGCTTCCAACTATTTTACCTGTTCCGCCTTCTTTATTATAGGCATCAGTAACTTCTTGTAATGTATAAGATTTAACTATTTTAGAAGATACATTTTGTATGGTAAGTGTAGTATCTGTATACCATAAATTGTATGTACCACCGGCATAATTAAACGAACTAATAGTTGGTACATTACTTGGTGTTGTTGCTGGTGCTGTTGCTGTGATATTATTTCTTGTTTTTTGATCTTGTGAAGAAATTGTATTATTTCTTGTTTTTTGATCTTGTGAAGAAATTGTATTATTTCTCGTTTTCTGGTCTTCAATAGAATTGGTTATTGTGTTATTTAATACATAAGAATTTTGCAACATTTCTTTATCTATTGTTGCTACTTTTGCTGGTACAGAAACGAACATTTCATTTTTATCTTTCAAGTCTCTAACATTTAGTTGTACTGGTGTTGAAGCAGCCGCTATTTGATTAATCGCTGATTGTAACAAATTATTTATATTTGTAACAGAATCATACATATCAAATAACCCAGAATAAATAACAGAAGTTGAATTTTGTTGTGTGCTGGTTATATAAAATACATTAGTTCCTGAATTCGCTATAGTTCTTAAATTAGAAACAGAAGATGCTGGAATTAAAAATGTTACAATTCCTTTTGATATGTCTAAATCTGAATTATTCGTATAAAGCGGAAAATCATATTGTGATTGCGCATTTTTAAAACTAATTTTAATAGTTCCATAAGATGTTAAATCATATGGTGCCAAATCAGCAGCACTTGCAGATGCTCCACTTGCTCTTGAATTATATAAATTTATTTTAACATATGTGTCAAAAGGTTTAAGGATAATCAATAATTTACCTTCTCCATAATATAGTTTTGATCCAGCCACTACATTATCTGATTGTGCAACTACATTTGCAGACTCAACTAATACAGAATATGGAATACTCACTGTTTGAACACTTGTTACAGGTGAAACTTGATAATTACTATTACCATTATTATTTCTTGTATTATATATTTTTGGCTTAGTAGCGTTTGATAAATTAATTTTACTTAAATATCTACTAAATTTAGAAACTTGATTTGGTAACATACCATAAGATGCCTTTCTAACAATTGTAGAATTATCCACAGCATCAATTATATTCATTTCAACTTGTATTATAGCTGTTGTGCTTGAATATTTAATTATAGGACGAAATTCAATTGGTGTATTAAAATTATCTGTAACGGTTATTTTTAAAGAATTTCCCCTTATATTTTGCTCATACATAGTAATTGTGTAAACAACATAATAGCGATTTCCTAAATAAATAGAATTATTAATCCATTCATTAAATCCAGCAATCGTACCGTCAAATATGCCATAAATTTCAAAGAAATCGCCGTCATCTGCAGGTTGAATTACAACACCTACTTGTTGAAATTCTGGTAATTGTGGTATATTTGTAAGTAAAGGACCACCTAATTTGTAAGTTTTAATACCATTAATTGTTTGTGAAGTATTAATAAAACTAAATTCAATAAAAATTGGTGTTTGTTGATTTAAACCTATTCCTTGTGTTAAATTAAAATTAACACTATTTTCTGTTGTTATATTACTTGTTCTTTGATTAGATAAAGCATATACAGAAGGAATAGAAATAGTTAATTCTTTGCCCCATAAAGTTTCATTATAGATAAAAGGAGGATTTGTGTAGTTTATATAACTTTTGGTATTTACATTAGTTACATCATAAAAGAAATTACATAAATCATATTGTTTTAAATTATTGAAATCAAATGCATAAACTCTTAAATAAAAGCCTATATTATTTCCAAATGTATAACTAATAGGTAAATGTATAATGATAGTATCGTATCTTAAAGGAAATCCAGTTGAATAATTATTAACTTGTAAAAACGAATAATTTGACACATCAGTAATACCATACGTTCTTGTTATAGAATCTATTGGAAATAAATTATTAGATATAGTATTTAAAGAACCAGAAGTAGTAGATAAAAAAGAATTTTTTGAATCTTTTGTATTAACCAAAATTTCATATGGTTCGCTTATCAAATTGGAATCATCGTAAATGTATTCCATTAAGATATTTGCATCAAGATTAACATATTTAGAAAGTCTCATACATTATATATAAAAAAATAACCTTTATAAAGGTTATTTTATAGTTGTGAATGTAATTCTTTTTTTAATTGCTCATCTGTTTTGCTAGGATATTTTTCCTTTAATGCTTTATATAAAATATTTTCTTCTTCACGCAATTTATCTATTTTATCATTTATAGGCTTTACCAAATTAGAGATTTTTTTCTCTTCTAAATCTATTTCTTCTAATTTTTTTATTAAATTTTGTGACATTTCAGTTAAATCCGATTTACTTGTAATTTTTACAGATGTTAAACCTTCTAATTCTTTAACCGTATCTTTTAAATATTTTGATAAATTTTCTAAATCAATTTTATATACCTCTAATTTTTTATTTAGAGATAAAAATTCAGATCTTATATTTCTGGCACTTTCTATAAATTGTTTATCAATCATATTGTTTCAGTATTTTTATCTTCAGTATTTTCTGTTTCAGGTTTTTGTTTCTTTTCTTCTTTCTTTTCCTCTTTGGAATTTTTATTTATTTTTTTATCTAACATACTTCTTAATTCGTCAGCAATTTTTGTTTTTATTGCATTAGGATTGGAAAGAATTTGTTCCGTAAATTCTTGTGCTAAATAATCAATAATTGAAGTTTCATATGAATCTTCCATCATTTCAATGAAATCTATACGAGGAATTTTATTATCAATATCAACGCTTATTTTAAAATTAGTCGTTCTTTTTGCTTTTTGAAACATAGATATTATTGGATCAACATAATTGGCAGATGGTTGATTGTATTTATTTTCCATTACTGGATCAACTTGTCTTATTTGTGGTTGATAATCATAATTATCTCTTGGTTGAATCACTGGTTGTGTCTGTTGCACTTGTGGTTGATAATTCATTTCTTCGGAAATCATTTTGCCTAATTTTGGATCATTTAATAATCTATTCATTTGCGCATTTGCTTCTTCAATTGCATTACTTGAAACAGAAGTAGATGTGGAATTAATACCATATTTTCGTTCAAGTTCCCTTCTTTCCATTTCTGGATCTTCCGGAATAACAGCAAAAGAATTATTAGAAGGATAAAAATTATCTCTTTGCGATGAAAAATCATCAGTTGGCAATTTATCTAATAAATCAGTAGAAATAGATCTTATTTGTTCTAAAATAGGATTTCTTTGATTATTAAAAGCATTTGGATCAATTCTATCCATTTGATTGAAATTATTTACATTTGATTGTTGTATTGGTAATTCAACAAAATATTTTTTATCTAATAAATATTTTGTTTCAACTCTGGTATTATCTTCAAATGTCGTCACACCTTCATGTATATCTTTAACTGTGCAAATTTTACCAGATTTATTTTTAAATCTTTTCCCAATTAGATTCATATATAATTATTAGAATTTAAATTATATATAACAAAATGACCTATTTGTTGTTTTTATTCTGTTAAATCATCTATTATATAATATATAAAATCATTTAATTCATTTTCAAGACCCAAACAAAATTCCCAAATATCGTAAGTTGTATTATTCCATTTTTTTTCAAAATTCAATTCATATAAACCATCTCTAACTTCAATTTCACCTTCTAAAATACCTTCAATTTTTTGACCATTTTCAAATTCAATTGATGGTACATACATAGTTCCTTTATAAATTTGATAATCACCAAAATCTTCCATATCAATAAATTTAAAACTAAATAAATTATTTGACGAAATATATTCCTTTGTACCCATTTCTCTTTCGATTTTACTCATTTCTTTTTCTTTATCTTCTGCATGAGCTTTTAACCAATTTTTTTCCAATTCTGTCAAAGAATTATAACCAGAATCATTTATTTTATCTAATAAGCTATCGAGGTAATTATTTTCAAATGTTTTCAAATATTTCATAATATTATATATTCTAAATTATTTCTTTTAATATCTCTATTAATTTTTGAGCAAAGCGGTTGTAAATTTGAATAATGATTTAATCTTAAAATATCTTCTTCGGTTTTAGCTGTATCTAAAGGTATAATATGATCAATGTCTCATCCATAGTTAAATTCACCATTATATAACCCCTTATTTTTCCAATTCATCCAAATTTCAAATTTATTTTCCAAGTATAATTTGAAATCTTCATATGAACAACCTAAAATTTCATATGTTCTTGATTTTTTTGAAAATCCCTTATTTTTAAAACAAGAATAAATTATGTTTGTAATAGAACACTTTAATTTAAAAACAGGATCATTTATTTTTCTTAAAGAGGTTAATTTATTTCTCCTATTTTTATAAGTTTTTGCATATTCTTTTTTATATGTTTTTATAATTTCTTTATTATCGTGTGCATATTTTTTTTGATAAGCAATTTTTTCCTCTGAATTATTTTCATAATAAATTTTACTTTTATTCTTTATATACTCTTTATTATTTTCATAATAAATCGAACTTTTTTCTTTTATAGAATCCAAATTTTTTACATGATAATCCTTTTTATATTCTCTTATTTTATCTTTATTAGAGTTAGCAAATTCTTTTTGATATTCTATTTTACAAGATTTACATTTGGCATTTCCTTTATAGAACTCTTTAATATCTTTTTCTATTCCGCATTTATTACATAATTTAGTCATATAATGTATATTAAAAATCCACAAAGAAGTTTTTTCTTTGTGGATTTTTAAAAATTGTTTTTTGAAGACTAGAAATCTGCGAAGAAATCTTCTGAATCGTCTACAACAGTAGCTTTAGGTGCCGGTGATGTTGGTTCTTCAAAATCAAAATCATTTGCTGCAACCGTATTTGCTTTTGCGAAAGAATTAGAAGCTTTACCTGTTAAGAAATTAGAAATTTCTGTAATTTTAGATTGTTGTTCTTCTGTTAAACGCTTTGGTGAAAAGTCTTCCAAATTATGTTCTCTATTCATTAAAAATTCTTTTACTGTATTTCTAAATTTAGGATCGATATTACCTTCATTTAAAGGAACATTTTTGAATTTACCAGTTTCAGGGTTGAATAATGGTAATGAAGATGGATTTGGTTTAAATGCTGAAGAATTATATTCAGGGAAAATTTCTCCATTTGGTCCGCTTACTTCTTTAACTATTAAAGTTAAATCTTTACCTGCGTTCAAATCAAATACATTACAACTTTCGCCAGTAATATCACCATTTAATTCTGCTTTAATTTTTTCAGAAATTTGTTTTCCATATTGGAAAATCATGATTTTGCCAACTAATTCTGGTTGTTGTTCATCTTCAATTACTAAACAATAAGAATAATACTTTTTTGAATACTTCAAACACTTTGCTTTTTCAATAAGCACTGCATTTTTAGAATTAACCATTTGATAATAAAGGTCTGTTAAAGGACATTTTTCGCCAGGGAAATTTTTTGCGCTATCAAACCAACCTGATAAATCTTTGTTGTTTTTGATATCAACATAATGTGTAATTTTTTCAATTGCTGATTGACCTACACTGCCTTCTTTTGTTAAGTTAGGAAGTAATCTAATTACTGATCTCCAACCTTTCTTTTTGTCTTTTACTTTTTCAAGGTCTATGCGATAAATACCATCGCTGTTTTTTTCTGCTTTCTCATTAAGAAAGTCAACTTTGTTGTTAATGCCGCCTGCATTAAATAATGAATCCAATTCGTGTGATGCTTGTGATGCCATTTTTTGCCGTTTATTTTTTATTATCAAACATTTTTGTTTGCTTGATTAAGTATTATATGTGAAAAATTTGTTAAAGTTTAATTTTTAGAAAAAAATTATTTATTCCTTCAAAAAAGAAAAAAGCGGATTAATTATCCGCTTTTTTCTTTTTCTTATTTTTATGATGTAAATGTTTTGGTTCATGTGGATAACCATTTTTAGGTTTTACACCAATATATTCTCGAGGTGTTTTTTCTTGATTTTTAAGTGGATTTTTACTATCAAAATCAGCATGAAACACTTTATCTGTATCTTTTTCAAAATCTTCATAAGATTCTATTCCAGTATCTATTGGATTTTGAACATAATGTATATTGGCACTTTTTTTACTCATATCAGCAATTCTGTCACCAATATCAATTCCTTTTGTTAATTTTCTCAATTTTTTTAACTGATCCACCGAACTTTTTCTTGGTAAAGATTCAGTAATAAATTCTTCATAATTATAAATTTTCATATAATTTCTTTTTGTTTTATTGAATTACAGACGTTTTACGCTACTTTTGAAGCAAATGCTTAGAGAGTTATTAGATTAGTAATTCAAGCTAAATTCAAGCAAATTAAACATAATTACAAACGATTTCAAAAGTAATTTCAAAGCTGTCAAGAATATATATTATTTTTATAAATCAATTTAAAAGCAAATAAAAAAAACCACTCAATTGAGTGGTTTTTTTTATTTATTCTTCAGATTTTTTCTTTCTGGTTTTCTTTGGCTTTTCAACTTCAATTTCCATTTCAGAGCCATTTAATTGTGTATCTTCAGCTTTTACTTCTGATTCTGGTTTTGGTTCTGGATTTATTGCTGATATACCAGTTATTTCATTATCAGAATCATAAGTTAAATCTAATTGGGTTCCTTCAATTGGACTATTCTCCAAAATATAATCTGTTAAATAATCATCTACCCATCTTTGAATTGCTCTTTTCATCGGACGTGCACCATATTGAGGGTCATAACCAACAACCGAAAGATGTTCTTTCAATTTTTCGTCAATAGTTATTTTATAACCAATTTCGCCTGCTCTTTTTACACTTTTTACTAATTCAAGATCAATAATAGAATAAATATCTTCTTTACTTAAATCTTTAAAGTAGATAATATCATCAATACGGTTGATAAATTCTGGTGGAAATTTCTTTTTAAGTTCTTTCTCTAATTTATCTTTGATATTATCAGATTTTTTAGCTTCTTTAGCTTTTGTTGAAAATCCAACACCTGTTCCAAATTCTTTAACTTCTTTTGTTCCAACATTGGATGTCATTAGAATTACCGTGTTTTTGAAACTTACTTTTCTACCGTGTGAATCAGTCATATAACCGTCATCAAAAACTTGTAAGAAAAGATTATAAATATCTGGATGTGCTTTTTCTATTTCATCTAAAAGAATTACAGAATATGGTTTAGTTCTAACTTTATTTAGAAGTTCTGAACCTTCATCATAACCAACATAACCAGGAGCGGCACCACTAATACGAGAAGCAGCAATTTTTTCCATATATTCACTCATATCTAATCTAATTAAAGAATCTTCTGAATCAAACATATATTTTGCTAACTGCTTAGCCATTTCTGTTTTACCAACACCAGAATTACCAATTAACATACCAACAAAAATAGGTTTATTTGGGTCGGCAAGTCCGATTCGGCTACGTTGAATTGAACGAACTACTTTATTTACTGCATCGTCTTGACCAATAACTTTTCCCTTAAGTTCAGGTGACATCTTTGACAACTTAGAATTTTCGTTTGTAGTTATTTTTTGTAATGGAATGCCTGTCATCATAGACACAACTTGTGCTACATTTTCTTCTGTAACCATTTGTCTATGTTTTTTCTGCTCATTTTCCCAACTAATTCTTGCTTTTTCTAAAGCATCATTCAATTGTCTTTCTTTATCACGAAGTTTAGCTGCATCTTCATATCGTTGACTTTTAACAACCGATTGTTTTTCTTCTTTAACTTTCGCAATTTCATTCTCTACATCAATAATTTCTTTTGGAACATTAATATTAGAAATATGAACATGAGAACCAGCTTCATCTAAAGCATCAATTGCTTTATCGGGAAGAAATCTATCTTGGACATAACGAGCCGTTAGTGTAACACATGCTTTTAATGCTTCTGGGGTAAATCTAACCGAATGGTGATTCTCATAATTTTCTTTAATATTATTAAGAATTTGTAAAGTTTCTTCTTCGGTTGCAGGTTCAACTAGAACTTTTTGAAATCTTCTTTCTAAAGCACCATCTTTTTCAATATGCTTACGATATTCATCCAAAGTTGTAGCACCTATAATTTGCAATTCACCTCTTGATAAAGCTGGTTTGAACATATTTGAAGCGTCCAAAGAACCTGAAGCTCCACCTGCACCTATCATTGTATGTATTTCATCAATAAATAGAATGATATTAGGTTCTTTCTCCAATTCAGCCATAAGTGCTTTAATTCTTTCTTCAAATTGTCCACGATATTTTGTACCAGCAACCATAGAAGCTAAATCAAGTGTTACGATTCTTTTATTAAAAAGAACACGACTAACTTTCCTTTGAATAATTCGTAATGCTAAACCTTCGGCAATAGAAGATTTACCAACACCTGGTTCGCCAATTAAAATTGGATTATTTTTCTTTCTTCTAGATAGAATTTGAGATACACGCAAAATTTCTTTTTCACGACCTACAATTGGGTCGATCTTTCCTTCTTCAGCCATTTTAGTAAGGTCTTTACTAAAAGAGTCTAAAACAGGTGTTTTTGATGTTTTGTCACCCTTTTTGTTTGGTCTTGAAAATTTACTATCTTCGTCATCATCATAGTCATCCAAAGCAGCCACAATTTTCACCTCTTTAATCGATTCAATGTTGTGTTTTTTATTCATATGTATTATTGTTTAAAATTTTAAAAAGTTTGCTAAATTACGATTTGATAATTCTTTAATATCCGTAATTTCTAAAATAATTTCTTTTTGTATAAATTCAGGTATTTCTATGTTATATGTTATATCTGGTATTTCAATTTCAGCTATAATTAAACTAAAATTAAAAACATCAATTTCCCATTTTATATTTTTAAAATCATTATCTCCGAAATCTGCATTAGTTCTGGTGTGGTAAATATATCGTGTTTTATCTAAAAATTTAGCTTCATACATTCCAGAATGTATATTATTCATTAGTAACTTATATTCATCAAAAGAAAAATCTTTTTCTTCTTCATATGTTATACCATCGCTATAAGTTTTAATTGTATGTAAATAAGTTATTCCAAATATTGAAGATTCTATTTTTCTAATTCTATTCCAAATTCCATCTACTAAATAATAGTATTGTTGTATATGCTGCACTTCTGGCATATCTTCAACGGTATTAATAGGAAGATTCTTTAATAAAAATCGTTTTTCAATCTCTTTTTTCATATTTACAAATATACAACTAATTTTTGAAATAACAAAATTAAATATTAAATATTTAAAAAAAAAAATTATATTAAAAAAAAAGACTTACTTTTCAGTAAGTCTTAAAAGATTTTTACAAATGAAAATGATTAAGCATTTTCAGTTTCACCATTTACAGATGCTTGTAAAGAACTACCTGGTTTAAATTTAGCTACTTTTTTAGCTGGGATAAGAATTTCAGCACCATTTTTAGGATTACGTCCTTTTCTTTCAGCTCTTTGTGCAGTTTGGAATGTACCAAAACCTACTAAAGTTACTTTATCACCTGCGTTTAAAGCTTCTTTTACTGCTTCTACTACTGCATCAATAACTTCTGATGTCTTTGTTTTTGTTAAATCCACTTTTGTGGAAACTACGTTGATTAAATCTGCTTTGTTCATACGATTTATTTTTTTTTAATTTATATTCAACTAAATTGAAAGGTTTTAAATTTTTTAATTTTTTTTCTGTTTAATTCTTTGTCTTTAAACCACTTTCGTATTTATTTGATACATATTGTAATCGATTTTGTTATAAAAGTTTAAATTTTTGTAAAAAATTTTATGAAAATTCATGATTAAAAAGGTTTTTAGCTATAAGCCGCTATTGATGCTAATTTAGACAATAGCGGCTTTTAACACATAACTCGTGGCGAAATAAGGATTTATACTTAAATTCGCCATTCACGCCTTCCTGGTCAAAGCATTAGATTTTATATGTTTTTTCCTCTCTTCAAAAAACATCGTCTGTCTTACCAGACAAAAAATATCACAAGGAGCTGAACTGTCGACTAAAATTGTTCATCCCATACCAATTAACCTTGTGGGAGCCGTAACTAAGCTAATAACGGCATCATAGCTTGATGTTTCCAGGACATCTAGATTGCAGAACTTGTTCTTTAATAACCTTTAAGTTAAGAAACTACGACTTCTACAATCGTTTCAATTTCGTTACAAATGTATGAAAGTTTTGTTAAAAAACAAAACTTTTTCATAATTTTTTAAATGTTATATACGAATAATCAAATTCAGGACATGATAAATCAACTTTATTTTCAATATTAAAGTATTCATCAGGTATTTCCGGAAAATATGCGTCACCTTCAAAATCTTTATCAATTAAAGTTAATTCAATTGCATCAGCATATCCAAGAGTTTGCTTATAAATTTCTGCACCACCTATTACAAATAAATCGGTTGTGCGATATATTTCAAGTGCTTCTTCTAAAGAATTATAAACAAAACAACCTTCTTGATGAAAGTTTCTATCTCTGGTTATAATTATATTTCGTCTATTTGGAAGTGGTTTTCCAATTGATTCAAAAGTTTTTCTACCCATCAAAACATTATGTCCAGATGTTAATTCTTTAAATCTTTTTAAGTCGCCTGGTACATGCCAGATTAGTTGATTGTCTTTTCCAATAACACGATTATTGGAACAAGCTGCTATTAATGTTATCATATTGGTAAATTAACTTTATTTTTATTATAAATGACCATAGTAATCTATATCATTTTCCATTAGTTTATTTAACTCAACCAAAAAATCATCATTTGTTAAATTTTTATCTGAAACAATATACCAAGTACATTCACCATCTTCATCATAGTATGAATTTAATATTTTTGACTGTAATTCCTTTTCAGATAGAAAATTATGTATAATAATTGAATGGGGTTTTAGTTCTTTATTGTTTATAACAAAACCGCAATAAATTTTACCAACATCAGATTCTAATTTTTTAATTTCTATCATTCTATATTTTGTTGTAATTTGAAAAATTGTCGAACAAATTGTTCCATTTCATCAAGTTCATCCCAATAACCACTTCCACCATCTTGTGAACCAATAGTTTGTTTACCGTATTCTATCTTAGCCAAGATAAGTTTTATTTTATCTTTATCAAAATCATCTTGTATTTGCCAATTATTATACTCATCAATAATTTTGTTAAGTTCGATACGACTGGTTTTCCACCAACTAATGTCGGTATTTTCATCCCATTTTTTTTTGAATTTGTATTTCATAAATTATAAAATTACCATTCGTCATCTTCATCCTCATCATACTCGTCATTTTCAACTTCTTCGTTTGATAATGAACAATAACCAAATTCTAAATCAGTTAATCCAAATTTTTTCAATACTTTAATTTCTTCATCTGTAATCTCGATAGCATCTGATTTATCAAATTCATAACTATCACCGTCAATATTACCAAATCCAGTATGTATTGATTTTGTTTCATCTAATTGTTTCTGAGTTATAACTTTAATTAATCCAACATCGCCTTCGTCAGCAACATCCATAGATAATACTACTAAATACTTTTTCATAATTTTTATTTTTGTTTAAATTTTACAAATTAATGATTTTATTAAATCCTTCGGAATCTTTAATGCCAGAAAAAGAGTTCATCATGTTTGATATCACATGTTCAGGAATATACTTATTTTCTTCTATTTTCCTTTTTTCATTTCTTTTTCTATATTCTTCCCAATCTAAAAATGGAAATATAACCGCAACTTTATAATAATCATCTTCAAAAAATGATAAATTATAAGTTCTTCTTTTAGAAGTTAAATGTGTCATGTCAATTATAACATTTTCTCTATTATAATTAGCTTCTTCCATTTTTGATATAAGTATTTTGTCAACTTGTTTTTGATTAACAGAATTGAATGCCGCAGAATAATCATTTGAACCATATTGTTCCAATACGATTTCATCACGAGAAATTATAGTAACTTCTCCATTATATTTTTCTAACCATGATTTTATAGCAGTGGATTTCCCAACTAATGGTGGTCCAACCATTATGATAACAAATGGTGATTTAAGTGTATTTAAAAACAAAGTTTTCATTTTACAAAGATAAGAAAAAAATTCTTAAAAACAAAAAGAAATGTTAATGAGTTTCATAATTGTCTTTAAGAAATTTTCTATCAACTGGACGCAGTGAATTTATACCTTTTGATGAAATTATATCTAAAACTGTATCTAAATCAAGTTTTGAATATATCCACCTATCTAAATCATCCATAAATATATCATAAATTATTGAATTTTCTTCATCAATATAATTGGTTAGATATGAGAAATCATATTCATTTTTAATTATTTGATTTGTGATGTCATTAAATTCATAATTAATTAAATTTTTATCCAGGATTTTTAAATACTTTTTTATTTCAATTTTAGATGTCAAAACAAAAAAATAAAAAAAATCATCTTCTTTATAATCGAAGGATGATTCTATATCTAGATTAGCAATTTTTTCCAAGTCAGAATTAGATATGATTTGATAGGTATTTTTAAAAGAAATTTTATAAACACATAATGTATTAACCATGATTTATATATTAAAAAAATAATTATTAAGATTTTAATATATAAATAAAAAGTAATTTTATGGCAGGTATATATGTTTTAAAAGTTAATGGACGACCAGTTTTGCACACACCAAATGTTAATTTGGTTAATACAACCAATACAGTTAAAAATAATAACAAAGGTAAAGTTGAAAAAAGATAATAAAATTTAATATATAAATAAACACTTAAATATATGAATATAAACTTAGAACAAGATTGGCTTAGATTTGATAGTGCTTCATCTTTAACAGCATCATATTATGGTTATAATACAAATGTTGGAGCAGCTGATTCTTCAAATACCTGGTCAATAAGACAAGTTGTTGGAACTAATTCAATGACTGTTACATGGAACAATAATATTCCACTTGCTTATGAAGCATCTTGGACTAACCGTGCTTATTATTTTGCTACACCTTCAAATATATCTATTACTGGAACAGCAACAACATATGGTTCTGCTTATAATGTAACTTTTACATGGACAACTTCAACTGGTTCTTCAAGATATTATGTGAATTTTACAAGAAATAATACCACAATTTACAATACATTAGATGCGGGTGGCGATCAATTTAATCCATATCAAAATTCTCCGACTAAAGTTTATATAAATACTAATTCAGCAACATTAGTAAATTGCCCACCTGGGTATACTTATTCGGCAAGTATTTATGCTGCTAATGGTGTAGGTGTTAGTTCAACTACTAGTTCTTCTGTTAGATTATAAAAAATTTAAAAGCCGCTAAATTTAGCGGCTTTTAAATTTTTTATAAGATATAACTTGTTCCTTTTTTATATACCATAATGTAGCTTGTATTGTATTTTCAAAAGAATTTTTATTTAAAATAATATTATTCCAATCAAAAACTATATTATCATCTTCTATTTCAAATCCTTCTCCAATCATATTAGCAATATCATCTTCATTAAATTCGTCTAAAGCAAAAATCGTTTTATTATTTTTCAAATCTTCTATACTATGATTTAAAACTAAATGCCATTTGTCAAAACAAGATAAAAGCACTTTATCATCATCTATTTCAAACTTAATTAAATAACCAATTTCTCCTTTAGTGATTTGTCCTCTTAATGTTGGCTTAGATTTATTATTATATCTATACCAAGCCCATATCGGATGTTTACAAGGAATATCTGATTTAGGAAGTAATTCATGCATTTTAGATTCTATCCATGTATAACTATCTATAAAATTATTATTTGAAAAACAAATTATATCTTCATGTGCTTTAAGAATACCAGTATCTTGCAACTCTTGCCATTTAAATTCAGATTGAATAGTATATAAAATCATTTTGCAAATTTATGAAAAATATTTATTAAAACGAAAATTAAAAATTTAAATATAAAGATTCTGAAACAATACTATTATTTGAATTTCCAACAACTCGTCTAAAACTTGAATTACCACTTATTAGATATTCATGTCTTTTAAAACTTGGTGGTATATGATCAACTTCACTATCATTTACTTTACCATCATAACTCAATAACCATTTACAATTTAGATTATTTAACCAATTAATGAATTTGTTATTATCAAAATTATTAAAATACATTCCTTTTGTTTGTTGATATGGCGGATCGCAATATATAATATCATCATGTTCAAAATAACTATTTAAATTACCAATACTAATAAACTCATAACTTACGTTATAAAACGTAATTTTTTTACCTGACATTAACTCTGAATAATATAGAACAACTTTTTCTACTTCATCTGGATGCATACCAGGTCTTGAAAAATGACAAGAATTATTGAACTCTCCTAATTTATTATAACGAGGCATACCATTTGTGGTTGTTCTCATTATCCAATAAAAATCTTCTGGTTTTTTATTCAAATTGAAATCAGTTCTTACTTTTTGAAAATAATCTTTTCTTTGTTGTATATCACCTTTATTAAAATTATTATAATGTTGTTTGTATGTCCATATAAGAAAATATGGATTATTTTGAATCATTTGCCATACATCAATTAATTCTTTATTAACATCAGATAAAACAAAAGTGTCAACTTCTATATCTGATTCTAATAATTCTAAAAAAATTGAACCACCACCTAAAAAAGGTTCAAAATAATAATTTATTTTTTTGGGCAAAAAAGAAATTATTTGTTTTGCCTGGCTATTTTTTGAGCCGCTCCATTTCAACAAATTACTCATCTTCTAATATTTCATCAATTCTATTTTTCCTAATAGTTGCGGCATGCACTAAAATACGATTGTATATTAATGTATTGATGATATGTTCCACCATATCATCATTTTTTCTTAATTTTGAATCTCCAAAAAGAACATCTAAATATTCTTTAATTAATTTCCTACTTACAGCAAAATGATATGTTCCATTATATCCTTCGTCTGAATCACTTTTTGTAGATGACAGTTCGTTAACTCTATCAAAGTCAATTATAAAATCGCTTATTTTCATCATTCTAAAATTTGGTTTATTCTCGATTCTCTAAAATCTGCTATTGATTGAAAATATTTTCCAAATTCTAAATCACTTACAGGTTCTATACTAAAGTAGAAATTATCTACTTGCACTAAAGTATGTTTTTTATAAATTTCTATATCCCTAACAATATAATATCTATCTTTTAAGAATATCAATTTATCTTCATTATAAAAATTATTAATACAAATTATTTTATCTCCTATTTTCATAAAATAATATATTAAATCTAAATTATTTCCTTCATGAATTTTACAAATAAATCATGATTTACTGATACACATATTCTACTATAGGACGACCAATTATCTTTATTATAATATACAAACTTATCTAAGCCAACTGCTCCAATACGATGTTGAAATAAGTAATCTTCTGATTTATTTATTATAGCAAATATACCCATAGGATTATTACCATTATAGATTTCATCTACTAATAAATTATTATCTCTTAACCATTGAATATTTAATTCAATATGTTTTTTAGTTTCTTTTTGAAACTCTATTATTGATTGTTTTCCCTCATCAGTAGATAAAATAGTATTTACCAAAATTTGAGATGGAGAAGATATACCATTAAATTCATATAATAAACGAATATTTAATTCTTCGTTAAATTCTCTATTTAATGAGCATATGAAACCAAGTCTTGCTCCTGGTAAGCCAATCCATTTTGAAAATGATTCGGCTATTATAACATTTGGATGTAATAATTTTTCAAAGAAAGTATCATCATAAAATAATTTACGATATGGAGAATCAAATACCACAATTGCACCAGTATCAGCAATTTCCATTATTTTAGAGTATAAATAATTATCATCTAATTTTACTCCTGTTGGATTATTTGGATCGCAAATAAATATACATGAAGTTTCGTTTAGGTGTGAAATATCAAAATAATCTAATGAATCATAAAAAGAAAATGGTTTATTTCTAATAGTTGCCATTTTAGAATATGAGCCCCAATAAAATTTAGGAAAATAAATATTTTCAATATTTAATGTTTGAATAATAATATCAAGTGCTGGCATACCACCAGGTGTTATAGATATATTTGATTCCATTTCTGGAATATGTTGATATTTTGGAAAATATTCTTTAATAATTGATTTTCGTAAAGAATCTATACCTAAATTAGGAGCATATAATTGAAATTCTTTAGAATTAAAATCAATTAATTTTTGGATTTTTTCTAAATTTATTTGAACTACTGAATTTACACCACGGTTAAGTTCTAAATATTCGTTACCAGTTTCTTTTGCCGCTTTTTTAACTTTTTGACCGATGCCAACGATTGAAGAAAATGTTGCTTTGCTTAAATTTATTCTCATAAGTGTTTTAGTATCAAAATTAAAAATGTTTTAACAAATTAATATATACATAATAATTAAACACATAATTTTAATATATAATAAAAAAGAAAAATTAGATGAAACAATTTAAATTTTTGCTTAAATATAACCAAGTTTTCGAAGCAACACAAAAAGAAAAAGATGAAAAAAAAGCTTATATAAATGCAATCTATGATGAACTTTTGGAAAGCCCAGCTATGAATGATATTGTAGCATTAAAAACTGATTTTTCGGAAATGACAGGTGGAGTTCCATTCAATGAAAAAAATTCAAGAATACATCCGACCAGATCTTATTATGTACTTGTAGATGAAGGAAAATTTAAAATAAATTTCAAAAGAAATTTCACATCAAATACAGCAACAATAATTGTTAAATTTGAAGATGGACGTCCTGTAGAATATATATTCGAAACTCATGAAAGGACAGCCTCTTTTGCCGGCAGTGATGAAGAACAAAGAGAAGCTGCTGAAAGTTTTTTCAGAAAAATGAACATCGAAGAGTCAAAAAATAAATATCCTTCATTAAGAATTCCAACTGATTCGACTACAGGTCAACAAATAGAAAAATTAAACGATTTAATTAAACTTGCTGAAAAATGGAATCAAATATATAATGCAAATATTGATACTAAAGTAGGCGATCCAATTGAATTGAAAAAAAGGTTATATGATTTTATGGAAAAATATAACGAAGACATGGAAAAAGTGAGAGCTGAAAAATTTGCAGAGGGTGAGAAAAAAATGGTATCATATGGAAAAGATTTTCCAGTCAAAATGATATTTGATGATTTAGAAAAATGTTTAAGATGGGTTTGGGCTTATTTTGTTGCGAGAAAAACACCTAGAACATTAGATCCAGCCAAAACTTTTGATTATTTAATGAAAAATGAATATCTATGGAAACAAAAATTACCTTTAGGTTATCGTTATGGCTCTAAGATTGATATAGAAGATTTCTTAAATGGTGAATTAAATAAAAAAGAAATTATTGAAGAATTAAAATTTCGTGGTGGTGGTATAAAAAGTCTTGTTGCTTCGGAATTAAAAGATATAAAAAGAACAACACAATTTTTAAAACAAGTATTTAAAGTATTGGGTTTGGAATTTATAAGTGAAACTGAAGGTTCTTTTTCTAGCAAAGTTGTTTCTAGAGGAGCTGCGCCATTGTCTGAGATACCAAAAAGAGAACTAACAAGCGGCACAACTAAAGAAGAAATAGGATCTAATTGGATAATAGGGTTTGAAATATCTAAAGTTTTATCTTCAAAAAATACAATTTTAGGATTAGCAGCTAAAAATATGACAAAAAACCAAATTAATTTTACAAATCGTGATTTAGTTTTTCAATTATCACAAAGACCAGAATTTACTAAAGTTGGTAAAGAAAAAATACATACAGAAATAAGTGGTGATAAAGTAATTATATTTTTTGAAGCAAGAACAGAACAAGAAGCATTATTACAATTATTGACAGGTTATTCATTTAAAACACAAAGTGGTGAAAAAATTACATACGGACCATGGTTATTAAAAGCATTTACGGAAACAAATAATGTAACTATAAATGGAGAAGAAGTTGAGGCGGATACATTTTTAGATATAATAAGAAATTTCATAACGCTTTTAGGTAAAAATTTAACTAATTTTATTCCAAATAGTAAAAATAATCCATATTTTTTACTTACAAATATACCAACTGATATATCAGAAACAGATCCAAGAATTTTAAAACTTATATCACAAGTTATAAATAATAATTTAACTTTAAAGAAAAAATTACAACAAAAAAATAACGAACTTTATAACTTATTAACACAAAACGGATTAACACCAGTAGATATATCCACAAAAGTAAAAGGGAAAAGAGCAATATAAAAATAAAAAAAGTGAGTTAAACTCACTTTTTTTATTTTAATAATCCCATTCATCTAATTTCTGATTTAAATAAACTTTAAACTTCTCTGGCAAAATACTTTTACCATTTTTAGTTGTTTGTTCTAAAAACCCATCAACAAAATCATCTTCGTTTTCATCTAATCTTCTTTTTGATATATCAATAATCATTTTAAAATAATTAAAATTATTTGTTTTAACACTCCAAAGTAATCCTTTTAAAAATATATCATATGCACTAACATTAAATTCAGTTTTAGCAGATTTAGAAGGTATTTTTTCCAAAATTTCTTTACTAATCTTAACAAAATCATCTGAAACTATATTATTAGGAAATAAAAATTTAGAAATTTTATCAAAATAGAGATTGTTAATTTTACAACCATTTTTTATCAAATATAAAATTTGCTCTATGTTTTCAGTAAATCCAATTAATTTACCTTCTGGATCGTAATAATCATAATTATTTTTAATCTTATTTAAAACATATTCTAATTCTAAATTTTTATTATGTTTTAAATAAAATTGAAGTCGCATTACAGGATTGTTCCCCAAATCTGTCAATACTCCATTTATATTTTCTTTCCTTATTTTTAATAATTCATCTACAATTAAATTTCTTTCATTATTTTTATGTTTAAAATATTCTTGAACCGCTACATTAAGTATATTTGATGGTTCATTAAAATTAGCATTTTTTTGTGCTAATAATTTAACCTTTTTTAAACTTCCTTCACCTGTAACAGGGTCTATAACCGAATTTAGTAAAATTCTACCACCAGCAAGATTTGGATCAGCATATTCTAAACATTCTTCAAATTCTTCAAATGTCATGCCACCTTCAAGTAATTTTTTCTCAGCTTGCTTTTTCTTAATTCTTAAAGCACGTTCTTCACTAGTTAATCCTTGAAATACTTGTTCATAATCAATACCCCAATCATCTAATAGATTTACAACTTCAGTACTTATACCAGTATCATCTTTTCTATGAGCAGAAGTTATATCACCATTTTCATCAATAATTAAGCCAAAAGGAAAATAATTATCAGTGACATCTAATCCAAAATTATATACATAATATAATTTATATGATTTATCTTTAATATATGATTTCCATCTATTATCATCAATAGGCCAAGCGATACAATGTTGTGTCGGTGTTAATTTACCTGAATCCCATTCAGTTTTTAATTTTCCTGTTTCCGGATCTTTTACTTGTATCATTGCTCTCTTTTTATTATTATGTAAATACCAATTAGCAGACGGACTTTTAACTTGGAAAATAATCACAGGTTTAGATGAAGATTTATCATTTACAAAAATAACTTCTGCTCCATTTTCTTTTCCAAATTTTTCATTAACTTCATCAATCATTTCGTATAATTTTTCAACACCAACATTTCCTAAACCTTGTATTCTACTCTGAACTCTTTGTATAAATCCATCTAAACTTTTATCTTCTTGTGGATCATCTCTAGTTCCTTTACGCATTTTAAAAATTTTTTCAACTTCGGGAAAAAGTTTAACCATAACTGGTTTTCCACTTTTATCTAAAATTTCTTTACCATTTATATCTTTTAAAGTTTCTTTTTTTGCTTCAAATTTAATACCATTATCCATTAAAATTTGAACTAATTTTTTTAATTCATTTTTAACTTTTATCTTCAAAGGATCATCATTTTTTAGTTCACGATATTCTGATAATAAATCTGGAGCAATTTGATTTCCTTCTTTATCTTTTATACCAATAGGAAGTCTTTCTAACAATGCATCAGTATAATAATCAATTCGCATATCTCTAATGTCATTTGACAACATATCCACACCAGGAACACGCAAATCTTTTGATTTTTTCAATTCCTCATCTTGCATTTTTTTATACTTATCAAAATTATCTAATACTTTATTTTGCAATTTATCCTCTAACTCTTCAAAATGATTTAAAACAGAACCAAATAAACCATAATTATTATCTGTATTCCATATTATTTCATCATCAGTTGGTAAATAAGTAAAAGGTCCTAATAAATCTCTAACTTCATCATAATTATTACCATCATGTGCTGAATCCAAATCAATTTTAAACTTATTAAAATCTCTATAAAATAATCTAATAAAATAATCAATTAAATAAGTATATTCCGAATTTTCTAATAATTCTTTTAATCTCAAATAAAAAGGATCTTCTAAAGCTTTTTTTTCAACTTCTTCTAATTCTTCCTGTGTTAATTTTCCTTCTGAATTAATTATATCATTTATATTATTTACATTTAAATAAATAGAATCTTTAAATATTTTTTCTAATTTATCTTTTTTCTCATTTTGCAATTCGCTAATTTCAGAATTATACTTCTCTATTGTTTTATCAGAAAAATTACTATCAACTTTTAATTTAGTTAAATAATCTTTTTTTTGCTTTTCAATTATTTGAATAGACATATCTATCTGACTTTTGATATCAGATATTTCTTTAGTAATATCTTTCCATTGCTGTTCAGTAATGTTTTGTTTTTTTAATTCTCTATTAGCAACTGACATTTTTTTCTTAGCAACTTCTTTATTTTTATAAATTCCAATAAGAAATTGTTTAGCCGCTGTTTCGGATTGTTCGGCAGATAATGCTTCTTTAATATATTCTAAAAAACTGAAATAATTTGTAATCATAAACTATATATTAATTATCTAATTCATTAATCATCTCGCAATATATCATTTATCCGATTATTGCGCTCTTTTATTTTTTCATAATCATCAGCCGGTAATACATCATTTTCTGTTATTATTTCATAATGTAATTTATTATGTTCATCATAATAATAAACAATAAATTCATCCGAATACTTTGGGTGAATTTTTTCTACAACCGCTAATCTAAAATTCTTTTTTAAAAGAACTCTCATACCAACTCTTAACTTACTCGAATCTAATCCTGGTATGTTTCTTTTTTTAGCCATATAATATATATTACAAATATAATATATAATTAATGAAGTACATAACAATATCTATAAAAGAATTTTACAAGCTAAATGAATCTCTTATAAATATACAGAATGATATTGATAAAATTTATGATAATTATTTCCGAGATGGTATTGAATATATTCAAAATTCAGACAAAATAGATTTATCTAAATTTAAAGTTGGCGAAATTAGTTCAGCGGATTTAACCGACGAATTATGTAAAAAAGCACATAAAATAAATCCAATAACAATTTACATAAACAACGATAAAAATTTATATAATAATCATTACAATCCACTTAAAAAATTAATAAATTTAAGACCAAATAGAAATGCTATAGATTATAGTTTAGGTTTTAATACTATTTCTGAAGCTACTGAATCATTAGATTATGAACAGAAAGAAACTTTTATAAGGGAATTTAAAGAATCAACAATAAAAGGATCTATACATCACGAATTAGTTCATTGGATTGATGATAGTTTAAATAATAAGCATATAGAAAAAATAATAAAAAAACAGTTAGATAACAAAAAATATATTAAAGATGCAAATTATAGAAACTTTGAAATACAATCACAAATTCACAATATAATTCAATTAAAAAAACAAAATCAAGATATTTGGAATTATTTAAGTTTTGCAGAAATGATAAAATTATCACCTTCTTTAAGTACCGTTTTTAAAAATATGACTAATATTGATGGTAGAAATAAATGGCTTCGACAACTGAAAAGTAGATTATATAGAGAAGGATTACTAGGTAAAAATATGATATAATTTTTTAACCAATAATATTAATATATAATTAATGAAATATCTTAAACCATTTAACGAAAATTTTGCAAAACAACCTAATAGAGAAAAAGTAATAATAGGTGGCTATCCAGTATGGGTAGATTTAGAAAGAAGCATTATATTCGATAGTGAATATGCAACATATGGTAATCCAATTGATATTTTTTATTTTGATAGTGAATATCCTAAAGTTTCAACTGGTTCCAAACTTACACAAGAAGAAAAAAATGATTTAATAAATTATATTAAATCTAAAACAAAACTAGGATATAATTACCAAGTTGTAAATAGTTTAGATCCACTTGATATACCTTTAGATTCTTCTAGAAGAGAATCTTTCACAGGATTTCCAACAAAAGAAGAGGCATATATGAAAGGGTTAAGTGCTAAAATAGAAAATAGACTATCAGACATATATGTTATAAAAACGGAACCTAAAAGATATTATATTTAAAAATCAAAATTAGCTAATAATCTTTTTATAATATATTCCTTTACATTATCTGCTAAATATATTGCTTGATCCATACCTTTAATTTCTTTCATATAATAACCAGTTCCTTTACAAGTTTCACATTCATAATCAGGATATTCGGAATCATTAGTATCACAATACCAACACATTGATTTCTCTGTTTTTGTCTCAACATAACTACCACCACTTGAATTTGAATAATCGAAATATATATAATCAATATATTCTTTATTTTCTATCATTCTTATTTTAGTTATAATAACTAAACAGCCTGTATATAATTTATACACATTTCCAATTCTAAATTTGCTCATAATTTTTTTTAATTTTTATAACTATCTTTTAAAGAAACTGTTTTTATAAAACTTCCATCTAAATCTTTGGTATAATAACCATTTCTTACAAATTGTGCAGCTTTACCAACTTCACAATTATCAATATTTAATTCACTATAAATTATAGTTTCATGTATTACATCATTCTTTATTTCACAATTATTATCTAAAAATAAATCTTCATACTCCTTAACCATAATTTCTTTATTATATAACGCAGAAACCCAGTGAATTGTTCCTTTTACTTTTCTATCTGACTTGCCAGATTTTGTATCTACATCAATAGTACATCTTATTTCAATTATATTACCAATGCTATCTTTGATGATTTCATTTGCTTTTATAATATAAGCACCTTTTAATCTAACTTCGCCACCTAATTTTAAACGATAATATTTCTTATCGGCTTCTTCTCTAAAATCTTCATTTTCAATATAGATTTCTTTTGTAAAAATAACTTCTCTTTTACCATCATTTGGATTTTCAGGATTATTTTCAATTTCACAAATTTCAGAACCTTCATAATTCGTTAAAACAACCTTAATAGGATTGAAAATGCACATATATCGATATGCTATTTTATTTAAATGATTCCTTAAACATTCTTCTAATAATTTATAATCAATTACAGATTCTCTTTTAGTATAACCAATGATTTCACAGAAATTTTTAATAGATTCTGGAGTATAGCCTCTTCTTTTTAACCCAGATAATGTTAATAATCTTGGATCGTTTAATGTATACCCTTCTTCAATCAAAGACTTAAACTTCCTTTTACTCATTAAATGATTAACAACATTCAATCTAGCAAATTCGGTTTCTTCTGGTAAATTATTTTCTAAATCTAAATTATTTAATATCCAATTATAAAGAGGACGATGTAATTCAAATTCCAAAGTGCATAAAGAATCTGTTATTCCTTCTATGTAATCTGAAATAGGATGAGCAAAATCATACATAGGATAAATACACCATTTATTACCAGTATTATGATGTTCTTCTTTAATTATTCTATATATGATAGGATCTCTCATGCACATTATCGGACTTGACATATCAATTTTCAATCTCAAAGTGCAATGACTTTCTCCATAGATACCATTTTTCATATTTTCAAATCTATATAAATTATCCTCAATACTTCTATTTCTATAGATAGAATCTATACCTGGTTTCACTAAATCTCCTTTATTATTGGCTATTTCTTCGGAAGTTGAATCATCAACATAAGCTAACCCTTTATTTATTAATTTAACAGTACAATTATAAATATAATCAAAATAATTGGATGTATATTCTATTTTGGAAGGGTTAAAGCCTAACCATTTAATATCTGCTAAAATTGCATCAATATATTCGGATTTTTCTGCACAAGGATTTGTGTCATCAAATCTTAAATTACATGAGCCATTATATTTTTCCGCTAAACCAAAATTTAAACACATCGATTTTGCATGACCGAGATGTAAAATAAAATTGGGTTCCGGTGGAAAACGCAATACTGGATTGATTCCATTATTTACTTTTTCTAATATTTTTTCTTCTATAAAATTCATAATTTTTAATACCATTTTGTAATCCCATACTGGAACGATCAGTATTCTTCAGGGTCAAAACCTGACGCATCACCTTAATGCTTTGGGATTATATTTGTAGTCGGACTAGGAGTCAAACCCAGTCTACGAAGGCCAAATCTTCGTGTGCGCATCGGTACACTATCCAACTATGTAGTTGCCAAGACAGGACTCGAACCTGTATTTACTTCTCGTCCTCCGCTTTCAAAGAGCGGGATGCTACCATTACACCACTTGGCAATAAAAAAACCGTTCAATCAAATCAGATTGAACGGTTTAGACAATAAAATCTCACACCATCAATCTGGTTTAAATAATTGTTGTTGTTGAGAAGTTAAAGTTTTCATTTTTTTATAATAATTTATAAATTTTTCTATTTCAGTTTTTATATATTCTTTTCCTGCTTCGTTATTTATTGATTGCCATTTTATTCTATAAATATTAAAATGTTTTAATAAATTTTTATCTCTTTCATTATCATGTTCAACTCTATATTCATGTTGTTTACCATCTATTTCTAAATCAATATTTCCTTCTTTAATATAGAAATCTAAAAAATAATTTCCATTTCCTTCTATATTATATTCTTTTTTTATTATAGTTTTATTAGGCTCATATTTTATGCCATTGTTTTCTAATACCATTTTGAAAAACTTTTCTGGATAACTTTCAATATTTCTTGATTGCCAACCTTTATGTGTTCCATTTTTTATTCTTTCTTTAACTGAATCTCTTAATTTATTTTTATATTCCTCGCTTGTAAATTGACACTTTTTACTACAATATTTTCGATTAATATTTTTTCCAGTATATGTTTTTTTACAATTGGGACATTCTTTTATGTATTCCTCTTCATTATATTTTTTATTCCACGGAATATTATTTTTTAATGTATTAGATATTTTTTTACATCTTTCCTCATATTTTTCTTTATCAAAATTAGTATTATTTTTACCATGTTGATAATAAGAATTTGAACATGACGATGAACATGTTTTCTTACCATTTTCTGTTGTTTCAAATTCGTTAAAACAAATAGGACAAATAAGTTTAATTTTTTGGTATTTTCTATTTTTGTTTTTATTTTCAAAAATAGATTTATTAAATCCATTTTGTTCTAAAACTTCTGCTGCCTTTTTATTGCTTCGTCCATTAGAATAACCATATAATTTTATGGCTAAGTCATTAATGGAAAAACTTTCATTTATAATTTTAATGATATCCATAAGATATATATTAAAATTGTCGGAGAAAGTTTTTCCGAACCTGGTCGAGAAGGTGAGATTCGAACTCACGAGTTGTCTTGGTCCCAAACCAAGCCGGGTACCTGACTCCCGAACTTCTCGTTTTTGCGGTCTGTACCGGGTACGATCCGGCAACCTTCCCCGTGACAGGGGGATATTGTATCCATTTCTACTAACAGACCATTTTTTGCAGTGACGACGGGACTCGAACCCGCAAACCTCCCGATAGACAGTCGGGCATTCTGACCTAAAATTGAACTACGCCACTATTTCGTCTGGGTGACAGGGCTCGAACCTGCATAAGATGTTAATCATTCTCCTGTCCAAGAGGAGTCGGCTTCCATTGCCTTCACACCCAGAAATTAAAAAAACCTATTAGCTTTTGACTAACAGGTTTTAAATAATACAATTTAAAAAATCGTTTATATAAACACATAGTTAGTCCACTCCTTATCAGGATCCTGATCCGGTTGTTGTTGTGGAACTACTTGTATGTTTATATTGTTTTTCATTTTATTATAGTATATATTGTTTTTAAAAAATGCTTTTTTGCTATTGTTTAATTTTGTAGTGCAAAGATACATAAAAGTTTGAAATCAGCAAAAATTTTTTTTTTAATTTTTACATATTAATTTGCATAATATAATATATAGTAAATATGGATAAAGTAATTCTTGATACTACGAATAATGAAACAATTATTAAACCAGTTTATATCTATAAAGTTTTCAAAATAAAAGATATTGAAATACTTGGTAGAGGTGATACTGATAATTTAGATATTTATTATCGTTTTTCACAAGATTATGGTAGAACAATTTCGGATTTTATTCTTTTCACAAAAGAAAATATTATTTCAGAAAGAATTAATCCAATTCGTTTTTTCCAAATTGAGTATTATTTAAGATATACCGGAACTTCTACCGCTACTATCTTTGATATAAATTTAGTTGGCGATTTCCAAAATGTATCATTAGACGGACAAAAAAGTAATGTATATGGCATAAGAGAAAACTGCAATTGCCTTATTGCTGGTTTAATTTGTGACCCTTCAACTTTACCAGAAGGTATGCCACCAGGTGGAATATCAAGTATGTTAATGTCTAACTATAATACTGAATCGACTAATTTGCCTGCTTTAAATAGCGAACAAATTGCTAATTTATATAATCCATATCAACAAGCACAAGCACTTACTTTATTTAATAAAATGAGTAATGATGTTTCTAATTTATTTGGGCATGATGTTATTTATGTATTAACGGATCCAGATCAAAATGGAACTGATTATACATTCCATGAATATACTATACAAAATTATATTTGTGATGCTAAATTAAAAGTAAATGTTGATAATAACCAATTTCCAGATAATACCGGTGCTTTAAATAATTTTGATTTATCTTTATTTGATAGTTTTGAAATTAATATAACAAAAGATGCTTTTAAAGCGGCTTTTGGTATTGAAAAAAGACCAGGTTTAAATGATGTTATATGGTTTTGTAATATAAATAAATTATATACTATTGAACATGCACAGGCAATAAGAAATTTTAATAATTATTCAATCTACTATAAAGTGATACTTAAAAAATTCAATCAAAAAGCAAACATTATTGGAGCAACACAAGAAATACAAGATGTGCTGGATAATTTAACAAAAAATACCACATTAGAAGAATTAATGGGGCTAGAGAATATGCAAGATAAAAAGGCAACCGCAAATAACGAACAATTAAGACCGGCAAATAAAGCACAAGAAACTTTAAGAGTTGATATTTATTCAAATATAGAACAAGAAATTATACAAAATGCTTCAGTGACAGTTGCTAAAACTTGTTATGAAATGTCAACGGTTCAATTTAACGAACCAGGTGTTGTATATAGAAACTTTAAATTTTTCTATCAAAAATCAGACAATATAGGTTTTAGTTGTTGGTTTAATATAAATAATTTAACTATGAACGATACTTACCATTTCTTTAATTATATGGATGTTTCAAATAATGGTTTTAAGTTTTATATGTTAGGAAATAGTATCTTTGTTAATCTTAACGGTGTAGCAAACGAATTTAGTTTAATAGATGAAAATTGTAATAATGCTAATTTAGCAAGTAATGTTTTATCAGAAAATGTATGGTATGCTTTGGTAGTTAATATAAATCAAAGATTAAATGGTTTAGAGGTTTATTTATATAAGAGAAATGTTGATTACGAAGAAGATGCTGAATCATTATCGTCATCTAAATTAAAATTAGTAAACAAAGTAATTAAGGGTGTTGAACCAAGTATTTTAGATATATCACCAGATACTAATGCCAATATATTAGGTTCTGATATGAAAATCACTAATTTAAGATTGTTTAATGATGTTATACCAGAAGCACAACATAATAAAATGTTAAACTTATTCTTAATAGGTGCTGATTATAAATATGCCATATTTACAGATAATGCAAACCAAGATGCAAATATGCCATCTAATATAGATAGCAGAATAAATTATAATAAAATTAGAAGAGGAACTGGATTAGATAACTAAATTTTATCAGTAATTTTAGAAATACTTTTATCAATATCTGCAAAAGATGGAATAGAATTTCCTATATAAATAAATGCAATATTCTTATTCTTAACTATTGATTTCCTAACAGATTCTTTCATTAATCTTTTGATGTAATTTCTATCAACCGCTCTTTTGAACTTTTTAGAAGAAACCGCAAAAAGAAATGAACTATTAGATTCAGATTCTAAAATTTTAACCATTATTACATCACTTGAAATGGTTTTACCATTTTTAAACAATTCGTCAATTATTATCTTATTTTTTAAAGTTTTCATAAAATTAATTTAATAAATCATTAATTCGGTTATATCGTCTCCATGCTATTCGTGCTGATTCATATTTTTCAGTTCCTTTTACTGATTGTCCAGTATAAGTTCCAATATATGCTATGTTTCCAGTCATTATTTTTTTATCTAAACATTCATCACATATAGCTATGATGAATTCATCCGTATCAAATTTACTACCATATCCGGCACTAATTAGGTCTACTACACCATCTTTCCACATTTGTGAGCCAGCATCTAATATAATTTCTTCTTCTGGTTCACCATGAAATCCTATCTTTTCTTTATTGAAAACAACATCTTCTTCATTTTTACCTTCTATAAGATATAATGAAATCTTTTTATCGCAACAAATACACATCATAAATGCAAATATACAAAGAAAAAACTAATTAAACAAAAAATATTTAAAGTAATATATAAATTAAATGAAAAAAAGGCAACATATAGTAAAGACATTTGAAGGGTTTACAAAAGATAATTTAGATTATTTAGTGACATATAAAAAAACATATGTTAGACAACAATTTAGAGACAGGGGAATTGATTTGAATAAAATACAAAAAATAGTTAAAGAATATGATATAAGCAACTTTCGTCTTGACGATAAAGGTTATGGCATTTTTATCTATCCAGACACAAACTTTATTGAATTATTAAAACAATTAGACCCAAGAGTCGATGATAATATGAGATTTTATTTAACCTTAACAGGTGATATGAACCAAATAGATTTTAGCGATGGATTACCACCTTATTTAAGAGGTCTTGGCGTAGCGTACAAATTATATAAAATGACTATAGAAAAAAATAAGTATATAACTTCTGATAGATTCTCATCATTGCATGCTTGGAACTTATGGTATAATTTATTACAAGATAACGATTTATATTGTTTTACTTCTAATATAAGGAGTGGTTTAATAAGCAAAAAAGTAAATGAAGAGGAATTAAAAGAAATAATTAATAAATTAAGTGTAGGAGTTGAAAATATAGAATACGATGACGACTTAAAAGAAAAATTAGGTATCTGTTAAAATTATATCATAATTATATAATGACATTTTTGTAAATTATTTTTTATGTAGGTTTAACTACTAACTATTATATGTATTTTTTATCAAAAATTTGGTTAGGCAACTATTTTAATATATAGGTTTATGTGTTTCAATAGTAAAAAACATTTTATTAAAAACTTTAAGCAGTTTGAGAATAATTTACTAGATATAAAAGAAGAATTAGTTAATTTTCCTTTAAAAAAATTAATTTATATAATAAAGCAAAAAATTGAAGGAACTATTAAAGAAGGTGAAAATAAATATAATTTTGATTTCTCACAAGAAAAATTTTTACCTATAAAGTTTAACCTTATTATTAATTATATAATCGAAGAAGATATTGATTATGGTGGCTATATCGATTACAACGAAATAAAAAGAGTTAAGTTTAATAATTTAAATTTACATATTGATATACAAGATAAAGAAATAGACTATACTTCTGTTTATTCAACAATAGGGCATGGATTAAAACATGTGTTTGATATATACCACAACGACCCTTACCAAGAAGTAAATAAAATGAAAATTATTTGGAAACTTCATGGTGATAATCAAAATAAGTATTTAAGAGAAATACTTTATTTGACATATTTAGCATTAGGTTATGAGTTAGAGGCAAGAAATAATGAACTATATAATAAGTTAAGATGGCTAAAAAGTTTTGATAGTTCTATGATTATGGACGAGTTTAAAAAAACATATGTATATAAATCTTTAATGGAATTAAAAAATTTTAATATTGATGAAATATTAAATAATGTAGATAATAATGAATTAACTGAATTTCTAACAGAATACGCTAATAAAATCTATGATAGAGATATAGATACCCCTAAAAACTTTTTAGAAAGAATAAAAGGTTTCTTTAATGCCGTTGGCGATGCTTATTTAAGCAAAGCAAAAGACATTTTAGATGAATTAATAATAGACAATAGACCTTATATGGAAACTAAAAAACACACATTTTTTTATGAATATCTTTATTTACTTAATTTAGAAAAAGAAATGGAAGAAATTATTGAAAAAATTAATTTAAATTAAATTAATAAAAGGATAAAATAAAAAACAAAGCAAAAATGCTTTGTTTTTTATTTTAAATTGTTGGATATACAATCAAATCACCAGACTTAATCGCTTTGTTAACATACCTCAACAAGGTTATTGCCTTATATTCTGCTTCAAATTTTGTTGTACCAACATCATCCGTGTCTGATAAATCTACAGGAAATAAATATGTTTTACTATTGGTAATAACTTTATACCATAAACATTGACAACATGCATAAGCAAATTTTGCTTTAGTGTCTTTAACGACATCTAATACTTTAATCTTTTCCATTTTAAATAATTTATTTTTGTGATCATACTAAAGATATTTCACTCTAATATGTCTGTAGTTCCAACGAGATTCGAACTCGTATCATAATTTTAGGAGAATTATACCTTATCCTGTTAGGCTATGGAACCATTTTGTACCGCTAGCAGGACTCGAACCTGCACTATCTTTACAGAAAACGGATTATGAGTCCGTCACAATTACCACATCTGCTCATAGCGGCATATTTTTATACTCTTTTACTTCTCCATTTAATAAACTTTTTCACATCAGGATGTTCTAAAAGTTTTTCCTTTGTATTATATGTTAAGCCCATTTCTTTTTCAGTTATGAACCGATGTATTTGCCCATGACAATAAAATTTACATATCCAAATACCATGATTTTTCAAATAATCTTTATCATAATTCTTTTTGAAGAACTTATTTGAATGCAAAGTCCTTGGAATTAAATGATGAAAATTTAAATAATCATTTGTTGAGCCACACAATTCACATTTATCTATCATAATATATCATAATAATACCAAGTATTATCATATTTTTCATTAACAATTTTTGTTATTTCATCTTTTTCCAATTCTTCATTAATAAAAAATGATTCATTTTTCAAATATTCTAAATCAAAATAAACTACTATTTCAATCATAATTTTTTTTTTATTTTAATCAATATCTATACCTTTTTGAATTACTAACTCCTGCGTATACCAATTCCGCCATATGATAATCGTAGCTCTGATGGGAGTCGAACCCACACATTTCCGAGTTTGAATCGGTTGCCTCGCCAGTTGGGCTACAGAGCCATTTTGTGCAGAAGAAGGGAGTCGAACCCTCACACCTTTCGGCACAGCAACCTCAATGCTGCGTGTTTACCAATTACACCACTTCTGCAATTTGTAGCACTCCTGGGATTTGAACCCAGAACTCTCAGGTTCTAAAGCTGAGTCCTCTGCTCTTGTTGGGATAGAGTGCCATAATAAAAAAATCCCGTCAAATTGACGGGATTTTAAATAATCTTAAAAATAAGAATTTACATAAGAATCCCGTCCAATGTTTCCATTAGATTAAGCAAATTCATATTTAGATTCCTATTTCTCATATTATTATATATTAATTTTTTATTTCTTTTTACAAAAGTAAGAAAAAATTTTTATTTTACAAATTTTTTTTAAAATTTTTTTCTTGTGGTAATTAACTAAATGTTATTTGATCATAATCATACCAATCATTTTTAGTATAGTCCCAATGTCTAAAATCATAAAAACTGATATGAAAATATACTAATTTTAATAACTCTATGCGAAATTCAACACCAGCATGATCACATTTAGAACGTGACTGCAATGAAATTACAAACCAATTGGCTAGGTCATTTAAGGTTAATTGTATTTCTATACCTTTATGTAAAGTTATTTGTTTAAAAAATAAAAAGGTTTTACTAAATTTTTTCATGTAGAATTATTTTTTCTTATATATAAATTTTTTTGAGTGCAAAACAGGATTCGAACCTGTGATGTTGGAATTTACCAAGACACTTTTGCAGAGTGCCGCTTTCGACCACTTAGACTACTTGCACAAATTAGAGGTGCTGATAAGAATTGAACTTATGTATTAGATTTTGCAGATCTACGCCTCAAACCGCTCGGCCACAGCACCATTAAATTAAGAGCTAAAGAACGGATTCGAACCGATATCATCTTTCATACCAAGAAAGTACCTAAACCATTCAGTCACTTCAGCATTAAGAGCTAAGGAAGGGATTCAAACCCTCATATTCTTCATTACAAGTGAAGCGCCTAATTCAGTTCAGCCACCTTAGCATTTTTGTTGTCCTGGTGGGTAACGATCCCACTGCCTCGATCTTATCAGGATCGCCATCTAACCATTGATATACAGGACAATTTTACTTGTTGGATTGATCGGTTACGATCCGACTCTCTACACGATATCAGCGTGTTGCTTTCCCGATTAAGCTACAATCCAAATTGCGGGAGTAGTAGGACTCGAACCTACCACCATTCGATTAACAGTCGAATGCTCTAACCAACTGAGCTATACTCCCAATTTGTATTCTTGATCGGTTACGATCCGATTACCTCCACCATGTCACAGTGGCGCTCTCCCAATTGAGCTACAAGAACATTTGCTGATGAGGAGAATTACGATATCTCGACTCTCGCCTTAACAGGGCGACACTCTGCCTCTGAGTTACTCACCAATTTTTGTGATCCTAACAGGATTCGAACCTGTGTTAACATTTACTGCCTCAGGCTTGTAAAACCTGCGCTCTAAACCAACTGAGCTATAGGATCAGTTTGTAGTTCCAGCGGGATTCAAACCCAGCATGAAGGCTTTAGAAGAGCCTCGTCCTATTCAGTTAAACGATGGAACCATTTGTCGGAGCGCCGGGAGTCGAACCCGATTTAAGTGTGTATAAGACACCTGTGCTATACCGTTCTACTACACTCCGTTATTGTGGCTCAGGTCGGGGTCGAACCGACACGGGCGTTGCGGCCCACGGGATTTTAAGTCCCGCATGTATTACCAGTTTCATCACTGAGCCATTTTATTTACTTAAAAAAAAAATCTCAAACTTTTGAGTTTGAGATTAAATCCAAATATAAAATATTTTATTACACCTGTCGATTTAATCCCATACCAACTCTAATCACACATAACGTATTGTTATTTATGATTAAATTATTATTAATGGTATTTCTACAAATGTTTTTCATATAGCTTATATATTTAAATTTAATTTTGTTTTTTTGTCTTATGGACTTTTTATTGTTTTATTTGCTTGTTTGTTTTTAATTATAATGCAAAGATACGCAAAAGTTTTAAAATAGCAAATTTTTTTTCAATTTTTTTATATTTTTCTTTTAATAATATCAATCATTTATTATATCATTTATTTTTTGCTCACGATGTATAGCTAATGGTATAAAATTATCAGAAATAATACCACCAAACCAACATTCTGGCATATCAATTATATCTCCAATTTTATATTCTCGTATCTCTTTTATACATATAAAAGGTATAATTGAATATAATGATGATATTGGAACATTAAATTTAGTTTGCGTATTTAATTTAAATACCAAAGCTCGTTTTTTTCCATCAAAAGAAATTAAGGAACACTCACCATTATTCCATGACTGCGATGCAGAATCACTATACAAATAGTAAGTGTTTCCTATAATTAATTTTTTTGCTTCCATGAAGATTTTTTAGTTATATGATTAGCAACTTCTTCAGGTGTGTTAAACATATTATCCTCATTTCTAATAACACTATAAAATTGAGGCATACCACCAACTTCTGTTTCAGTTGCTTTCCTATCAACTAAACAATTATAAGTTGTTATAACACCAGTTGCTATAACTTTAATATCAATAGAAGAAATAATTGCTTCAACTATTTTTGCTTTTTCGTCCGAACCAACAACTATAAAAATAGATTGTCCATGTTCATATGTAGTTTTAATTGTCATATTATTAATTTAATTCTCTAAATTCATTTATATTTAATAAATAATGATTACAATAACCATTCATAGTTATTTCCGATGCATGGTAATGTCCATAAACATGATATTTAATCCAATTTCCATTTGATTGTAAAATGTTAAACATTTCAGTCATATCATCTCTTTCTTTTTTTAAATCAGCATACAATTCTTTATCGGAATAGGCAAAATCATCAACAAATTCACCAAATCCTTTCCGATTATCTGGATAACACCATTCAGGTGCGGTATGTGATACAACTACATCAACACCAGTTATATCTTTTAACTTTTCTCTATCTAAAACAAATACTTCATTTTCCCACCATGATTTTTGACTTGAACCATTATGTGAATTTAATATATCTCTATTAATCCTATATCGTCTATCAATAGATACGGCACCACCAACAAATAAATGCTTTTTACCATCTATTTCCATAGTAGTATAATCAGGAACTAATTTTAGATTAGAATAAATATGATTTCCTAAAAAATAATATGGCGAATCATGGTTCCCTCTGCAAGCTATTAGAATCAAGTTTTTTGTGGCACAAAATTTATTTAAATCTTCTAAAGTTTGTAAATCATATTTATTATTAAATCCAATTCCAAAATCTCCAACTTGGATAATATAAGTAACTTCTTCGTTGTCACCTAATTTATATCTATCAATCAGAGATTTAATTGTTTTCCATGCGCCGTGTATGTCTCCTAAGTAAATAGTCATTATAATTATTTTTACAAAAATACGAAAAATAATTGAAGGGACAAAACTATTTTTTATATATATTAGAGTAATATATGACAAACATAGATATAATAGATAAAATAAAAAAGGAATACCCAAAAAATGGACTACAAAAAACTGCCAATATAATTGGTATTAGTTTATATACTTTAAAGAAAATAATTAAAAAAAATAATATTATTTTAGGAGAGAAGGAAAGAAGAGTGGAATTTTCCAATTTTGAAAAAATAAATAAAAAAGAAGTTGCTTATTTTTTAGGTTTCTTTTGGTCTGATGGCGCAATAAGCAGAGATGAAATTTGTATAGAGATAAAATATGATGATAGTAATTCTATTTTAGATATATTAAATAAATTCGGTAATTGGAGAGTTAACAATAGAGTTAGAAAACTCAAAGGCAAAGAATATAAACAATCTTGCATAAGAATTAATGATAAGAAAATTAAAAATTTTCTATTAGAAAATGATTATGGCAATAAATCAACAACAACTCCAACAAAAATATTATCTCTTATGCCAAATGATTTACAGCCTTATTTTTTCAGGGGGCTTATAGATGGAGATGGTTGTTTTTGTTCTAAAAACAGAAGTTATTTTTCTATTACAGGAACAATTAATCAAGATTGGCATGAAATAGAAAATTTATTTAATTATTTAAATATTAATTATAAATTAACATTAAAAGAACGGAAAACAGGTAATTCAAGTTATGTAGTTATATCTAATAAAAAAGATATAACTACATTGGGAAATTATATTTATGGAGAAAATTATGACAATATTGGACTTTATAGAAAATATAAAATATATATGGAGATAAAAAACAAACCAATATCAAAATATTCAAAATATAAATGATTTTAGAAAAAAGAAGCATTCCTAATATAGTAAAGGAAATAATAGATGAAAATCTAATAGAAATTGAAAATATTATTAAAAAAAATATAAATAAAAGTTTAATATTAAATATCGACAAAAACACAATTGTGAACAATAAAAATGTTTATTTGAAATGTAATTTAACTATTAATTTTGAATTTAATGATATTAATAAATATACTGGAGATATAAATTATCAATCAATAATAGATAATGATTTTAAAAATTGCATAATAAATATATTTTTACCATTAGACTCTAAAATAAACTTATCTATATCGGCATTATCACATGAGTTATTTCATCTTTATGAATTGTTTCAAATTAAAAAAATATTTAAAAAAACAAAATGGCAACACACTACTGACCTAATTGATTTAGAAAAAATGGATTTATATAAATACAATTCAATAAAATATTTTAAAAATTTAATATATTTGTCTTTGCCACATGAAATTAACGCAAGAATAGCATCTATGCATTTTTATCTTTTAGGATTTAAATCCAATGATAAAGAATTTTTGCTCAATAAATTAAAAACTACTAAGGAATATAATTATTTTAATATGCTAAATAATTTTGATGATAATTATTATTTAGACTTTTTAATAAAAGAAATAGGATTAGACAGCGCAATAAATATATTTAATTTTTTAAATATAATATTAAAAATTAAATATACGATATCAAATATAAATGATTTGAAAAAATATTTTGAAAAAATCAAAAAATATTTTATGGATTTGATGAAATATTATAATAAAAAAATAACAAGAATACTATATGATATATCCAATGATGCCTTTGAATACATACATCAGGATAGATATATTTTATCATTTGAAGAAATGATAAAGGAACAAAAAAACACTAAAAAAGATAAAGATATAGATTATAAATTATATTTTAATTGAAAAGTCCAACTAATTAGTTGGACTTTCTAATAATGGTAAAATGGTTTCACACCATTTTTTAAATTCATCAAAATCATTCTTTTTATATAAATCTATCATTCCTAATAGAGGATTACCATAGTGAGATATAGTATTTGGTTCTGCACCAAAAAGTATTACATCTTCTCTATTTTTTATAGTCATTAATGGTGGTAAATCAAGCCTATCAAGTGTCCATCTTTCAATAACCAAATTAGGATTTTGTCTAGCTTGATGTTTTGCTGGAAGTTTTGCCAATTCTTCAGTAGTAAATGGTTTTAAAACTCTTTTTCTCTGAATATATGTGCCTCTTTTGAAGAAAGCAGGATAATCATTCCAATTTACACCTTTTTGAAAAAGCATTTCTTGTTTATCTGAACCCGATTTTCCGTGTAATTCGTTATGAGAATAATAATGTTGTGCTGCCATGCTAATAGAATTTTTAGTAGCATCTATTTCACGCCACAAAAAGGTATTAGCAGCTTCTTGAATTGTTGGAACATTAAATACTCTACAATCTAATCTTGGCATCAAATGTGTTTTTTCAGGTAGATATTTAGGCAATTCTCTATTAAAAAATACTGAAGCCATACCAGCTAAATCAGATATCATTTTAAATAATCTACCATCAAAATATATTTTTGATTCATATGAATCTGAATACCAAACTAAAGTTATTTCATCACTTTGAGTATAACCACAATTTGCATTAGTTTCTTTAACTAAATACTTAGTTGTTTCAACCATTAAATTTGATAACCTCTCATCATAGGGCCTTTTTAGTCCTTTTGTAAATTTAGAAAATCCTTTACCATCTAATCTGGCTATTACAGGAATTCTTGGAAGCATACGAATGCCACAAGTAGCATCTTCATACATTTTTATTCTATCCCCTAAAGTATCTTTTATCATGTTATGAATTTTTACAAAAATACGAAAAAAGAATTGAAAAAGCAAAAATTTTTCTGACTTTTTCCAATATAGGTATTGGTAAAATTAATATATATTTTATTAAAAACAATACAAATATGGGTAAAAAATGGACTAATCAAACAAAAATATTACACGGAAAGAAAAAAGAATTAGGTATAAAAAAATTAACTATTGCAAATTGCAAAAAATATCCAAATAATCCTTACCAACTTATTTTTGATGGCGTACATGTTGCTTTTTTTCCTGATTGGAACAAAGCTTTTTCAGCGATAGACGAAGTTGTAAAAAATGGTATTGATTTTGTGCGTGAGATAAATAAAAGGGTAATTAAAAATCTTGAAATAAATGATGGTCAAATGAGGTGTTATAGATGTAATATGTTTAAACACATAGATTCATTTAAATATGGTCATAAATATTGTTATGATTGTGTTTTGCAAGAAAAAAAAGAATATTATTATTTGAATAAATATAAAATCTCAAAAAATAGGTATTCTAGTTTTGAAAGCTATTTAAACAGCTTAATAGGTAAACGAGATAGAAAAGAATTTTTCTCACTCGAAGATTTGATGGATATTCTTAAAAGACAAGACTATAAATGTGCTATAACTAGACAAGAATTTGAGTTGAAAAAAAATAGTCCAAAATTACCTTCGATTGATAGAATCAATCCTAAATCGAATGGCGGTGACTATAGTTTAGATAATATTCAACTCGTTTGGCATGGTGTTAATTCATTTAAAAGTAATTGGTCAATGGACTTTCTGATTGAATGCTCTAAACATATAGTTAATAATAATGTTTAAGACTCATATTTACCACCTTTTCTTTTTCTTTTACAAAACTGACGCTGACTAAATCCGGATGGATTAGAACAATTAATAGATTTTTTATATTTAACACTCCAACGAGATTTCATACCATTTCTTGGTTTATTATAAGATTCTGATATAAATTCTTCAAAAGTAAAAATTGTTTCCATAAACATATATATTTTTTATAAAAAATATATATGTTATATGAAAAAGTTATTTACATTAATTTTTATTTTATTTTCCTTAACAGCAATAGCACAAACAGATTCTATATTATTATCTTTATCTGGTGGTGGCGAATTTAATTCTGGAAATGTTAATTCTTCTAAATTAAATTTTATATTAGAGTTATCAGGTTATAAAAATAACCATACTTGGTCTATCACACCTTCCTACAAATATATAGAAAATCAAATATCACCATCAAATAAATCTACATCAACACAAAACGAATTTTATTCAGTTCAAAATTATACATTCCAGAATCAAAAACCATTTAAATTAATGTTGTTTTCAGAATTAGAACATTCCGAAGTAAAGAAAATTGATTTAAGAGCTAATATTGGTTTTGGTGTTGGACATAAATTATATAATAAAAATGGGGTTGATATATCAATTTCAGAAGTTATTTTACCTAACTATTATCAAAATATGGTATTCACAACACCAACTTCTAAAATTGGTATAAAAAATCGCAATAATACCAGCATATATGCTTCAACAAGATTAAAATGTGTTTATAAAACAGGTATATTTACTTTTACCAGTATTAATATGATACAACCATCTTTATATACAAAGGATTATGACGGAACATTAATTAAAACTAATGATAATATTAATTTTAGGAGCAATAATACATTAGATTTTTTAATCAAACATGGTTTTTCATTTGGCGTTGCATATAATTATGATTACCAATCTTATTTAAATTATATAAATCGTATTAATAACCTATCTTTATCTAATTCAGATGCACAATTTATATTTTATCTTAAAAAAGGTTTTATAAAAAAGAAAAATTAATTAACACCATTATATACCCTTCTTAATAAAGCTAAAATATAAAAATTAGGTTTTATTATTGGATTTTCATTTAAAAAATCAAAATATTTTTCTTCTCCATAAACATCATTTATGAATGTTCCAACAGCGCCAGAACGGGACACACCGGCCAAACAATGCACATAAAACTCTTTTACATGACTATTTCTTTCAACAAATTCAATAATAGTTTCCGCCTGTTCCCTCGTAAAAAGTTGCATTTCTTGTTGTCCTCGCTTTACTCTTCGTTCATTTTCTTCTTCAGTTGCGTCATCAAATACCAATCTAAGCACATTAGAATAATTTTGTGGAAAATACGAATGTGGTAAATCTGAATTCATAATGGAAATAAATGCTTTATCTGTATCCTCCTGAATTGTTTTATCGGTAGGAATACGCATTCTTTGCATTTTATCATCAAATCTATCTTTAGATAATACTCGAACTATCATTAGTTATATTTTTTAGCAATTTTTTCAATTATTTCTTCTTCTTCTTTTGTTATTCGTAAATAACTTTTCGCCAAATCAGATAAATTTTTATGAAAATCCATTTCAATCGAACTTTTCTTTTCTGTTACATAATCCAAAATAAAAGCTTTTTTATCAGGATGATTATTTTTTTTCAAAAGTTCTTTTATATCTTTTTCAGATAATTCATTTATTAATTCAAGAAATAATTGTTCCTTTTCCCTTGAACTCATAGACCACATGATGTCATCAATATCGACATCGACGCTTATATAACCCATATTTTGTTTTTATTTTTTTCTTCTACATCTCAAAGCTGCTGCCGCAACTGATTTAATTTTTTTAGAAGTTGATGTTTTTAATAATTTTGATGCTTTTGAAGCAATTTTTTTAGATGTTCTTGCCATAATTAATCAATCCAATTTTCAATTTTTTCTTCAATAATTTTAAATAATAACTTTTTTGCCTTTTTATGTTTCATATCAGAAATAGTATGAGCTAAATGAAATTTATCATTTGAACCAGTTTTTAACTTAGCTTTTTCATAAGAAAGTTTATTTTTAGAAAAATAATCATCAAAATTTTCAAAAATAGTTTTTGTTTTAAGATTATATGCTTTATCTGATTCTAAATCAAAAATATCTAATTCAATTCCCGATTCTAAATCAATTTCTTCATAATCAGTATCATTTAAAATAGATTCAATTTTTTTATCACGATTTATTGCTTTAGCTAAATCTTTATATTTTTCCAAATCTTCAACACAAGGTTGCCAAACATATTCATTTTTATAATACAATGTCCATTCTTCAGAATATACATCACCATTTATATCATTCGTCCAAATTTTATCTATTAAACGACAACATAAACGCATCCATTTTATTTGTTCCGGCAAATCAACAGGATAATATTTACCAACTTTGCATTTTCTTTCAAATTCATTAGCAGTTTTTTCTAATTTAAAACGCCAAATTTTTATTATATCATCATAACCAAAATCAGTATCTTTCCAAACAATTTTGGCCCATTTAAATATATTTGAAATGCCTTTTTTAAAATTATAATAAGGAATTTCAAATCTATATGTTTTAGTATAAGACCACCAACTCTCTAATCTTTCAATTAGAGTATCTTTTTGTCTTTTCTTTTTATAAATATCTGTTAAATTCATATTATTTTGGCAAAATTACGCTTTCCAACTTTTATTATATCACCAGTTTTTATTTCAAATTCTTCAGTAACTTTTTCGCCATTTACTTTCACAGCATTAGATTTCAATAATCTTCTAGCATCTGATTTAGAACCCTTAATTATTTTACTTACTATTTCAACAAGATTTCCAACTGATAATTCAATCATATCTTCAGGAATTTGCTTACTTTGTATTACTGATTCAAAATGAATTTTAGCCATTTCTGCTAATTCTTCATTCCATATTTCAGTTGTTATTTGAAAAGCCAATTCTTTCTTTTGCTCCATTGGATGCTTAATTTCAATTTTATCAAAGAAAATTGGCAACCATTCATTCATAGTTTCATCAGAAATAGACATACATTTTCCAAAAACATCTTCTGGAGAATCATTTAAATTAATAGTATTGTTAAATGATTTTGACATTTTTCTACCATCTAATCCATTAATTACAGGTGTCATTATACAAACTTGTGGTTCAATACCATTAATAGTTTGCAACTCACGTCCTTTAATCATATTAAGTAATTGATCTTGACCACCGATTTCAAAATTAGATTTCAATACTACACTATCTATACCTTGTAATAAGGGATATACTAATTCTTGCATTGATATTCCTGAACCATTTTGTATTCGATTTTGAAAAGAATCACGATTTAATAAATCTTGAACCGTAAATTTTGATAAAATAGACATTATATCAACTAAAGTCATTTTATCAAACCATTCATTATTAAAATGAATAGTTATATCATCGCCTAGTATTCTTTTTATTTGTGGTAAAATGCAACTTGTATTTTCTAATACAACTTCTTTTTCCAACATAGGCCTAGTAGAATCTCTACCTGTAGCATCACCAATTGTAGAAGTAAATGTACCTAATACAATATGTATATCACAACCATCATTCTTCAACAATTTAACAATTCTTAAAGGCAATAAATGACCTAAATGCAGCGAAGTCCCAGAAGGATCAATACCAAATTTAACTATACCTTTCTTTTGAAAAAGATTTGTATTTTCGGGAAATGTAGAAAATTTCATAATAAGCAAAGATAAGAAAAAAAATTTAAGAAAACAAATAAAATTTTTAACTTATTTTACTTTTAAGAAAATCATCAAATTTACTAACCAATGATATTGATTTAGCTAAAATATCCTTTTTTTCTTCGTCGAATTTATATTTACCAAAATAACTATTTTGAAAATGTAATCTTAATAAATTAACATCATCTAAAATTGAATTATTTGGATATTTTTTATCATATGAATTTTTAATAAAATGATACATCATATTACTTGGCTCAGTAAAAATACCTTCAATATCACAATTTTTTAATCTATCATATGCTTTTCCATATTCAGTTTTTTTACCAAAAATAGAATTAACTATTGTTTTAAAACTTTCATTATATGATTTAATTGTAAAATATTTTTTAAAAGTATTTACACCACAAGTTTGACTATATTCGTCATCATGATATATTTTATAATAATTTTTACCTTTTGTATCAGTTTTTAATTGATATTTATATTCTTCACCACTATTAAATCCTTCTAAGCCTGAAACGCCAAGTGGTTCATCTTTACAAACACAAATACCTTCTTCTTTTATTTCATTAGCTTCGTTAAAAGCAATCCAATTTTTAATCATAAATTATTTTTAATTATTTTTATGTATGATGGATGTATATTATCATAAGTAAAATAACCGCCATAAAAATTAGGATCAGTGTGTAACATTAAATTATCCTCTCGACAATCTATTTCTAATAAAGCGTATAAATCATTATCTATTCTTTTTAAAAGAGTCAATAAATTATTATAATTATTTTCATCAACAAAAACATAAATTCTTTCAGGATGATCTGATTTTTTATTTTTTGATTTAGGATACAATCCTTTCTTAAGGATATTAGGCAAAAACTTACTTTTTGTAAGATGATATACATAGTCAGGACAAATTACATTATTAGTATATATACCATCTTCGTATTTTGATTCAAATTTAATAAAAATAGTATCTGATAATTTAATTTTATCTAAATTTTTTTTATCTTCTATTTCATGCCATTTAAAATTTTCCTCATTATTGTCTCTAAATTTTAATTTAAAATTAGAAGGATAATAACCATAGAGATTTGAATAATTCATTATTAACGATTTTAATAAATCAATATCTAAATTAGAATTTTTAATAATTATTATTATTTCAAATTTAGATTTAGCACCGACTTGATTTTTTATTCTCCATTTTGATAAGTCAAAAGAAATTAATTCTGCTGATTTTTTAGAATCATGCGAAACAATGAGTCCTTCTTTAATTTCAATTATAAATTTTTCATAACTTTTAATCATATATCTTATAATAATCTTTACCTTTGTATCAGTTTTGAATTGATATTTATACTAATTGCCACAATTAAATCTCTCTAAACCAGAATAACATACGATTCATCTTTACAAATATCTTCTTCTTTTATTTGATTAGCTTCATTAAAAGCAATCCAATTTTTAATCATACTTTATATATTTATTATAAATAATAAGTATCTGTTGGAAGTGACTTTATTTTTTGTTCTTCCAATTGCTTATCCATTATATTAATAGCAGCTATATGATTTGGTTTATCTAATATAATTACTTTATCTTCTTCTCTAAGTTTATCCATAATTATATGAGTTTTGCTTATTTTATTTGGTTTATATTCTTTTTCTTCCATATATTATATATTCTCTTTGATTTCTTCTTCTTTCCATCCTTCTTCTTCATAATATGAGTATTGTTCACGCAATTTCATACCTTCAGTTGGTTCCAAAATGACTAATGCTTCAGGATTTAATTTCTGAAGCATTTCAATAAGTTCTTTTACTTTCATAGAGTCAAAGCAGGAATCGAACCTGCGATTGCTTTACCATACAGAGTGCCATTAGCCGTTAATCTCAACCTTTGGAGGTGCTTATGTTGCCACTACACTATTTGACTATTTTTTATATTTTTGATTTTTATGAAAGTTTATATCTTTTTTCTTTCATTTTATTAATACGGTTTTTAAAATCAAGTAAAAAAGATTCAGGTATTCTAATTCCCCTTTCTTCAAATTCTTTTAAAATTTCTTCTTCTGTAAAACACCAATCAGCAATACCTTCTGCCCACATATTTAAATATAATCCCCAAGATTTTTTACCAATTATAACTGATTTCAATATATTTGGATGTCTGCAAATTATTTTTCTTGTTTTAAAGTATCCATCATCAAATAATCTAAATCCTTCTCTGCTACATGTAGAATTTATATCAAATTCTACTTCTATGTTTTCGCCACAGAATGTTAATAGTCCAGAACGATATACTTTTAAAAAGAAATTAAATTTTTCATTAAAACTATCAGAAAATTTTCGTAATTTACGACTATGACGAGTGCCATATTTAGATTGAGTAATTTGTTTTTTTTGTTTAAAGTCGTAAGAGGATTGAGTTCCCGTTACGACTAAATTGCGACCAGCGTGGTGCCTCCGAAATTTTGATTCATAGTTTTATTTTTTATTTTTAGTGGAGAATGACGGTTACGATCCGACTACTTAGGTTTGCAAAACCCATGTTTTACCAATTACAACTAATTCCCCTCTTAATGAAATGTCAACTGTTCCGGTTGGTGTTTTAAATCTTTCAATCCGTGGTTGACACTTCATTTTTGAGTCGATAACCGGGTTCGAACCGGCTCTATTCCAGCATGGCAAGCTGGTGCACCACCAATTATGCGTTATCGACTTTTTTAATAATTCTACCTTTTATCCATCCCATACTCAAATATTGATTTAAATCCATTTTTTTAATTTTTTTATTTCCAAATTCAAAATGATATATCCAACAAGTTCCATACTGTGAGTTTTTTTCTCCTTTTTGATTTTCTGAATTTTTTTCTCCTATTTTGATTTTTGTCTCTTCTTTATGCTTTTTGCCAGTCCAATTAGGAGGATTCTTCAATACACCTAATTCTCTGAGTTTTTTATTCTGTATAATCATTCTTTCTTTATTTCTTTTTATAAATTCAGGATTATTCCAGTTAATTTTATTCATAGAGATAGCCGCCTTTTTATTTTTTTCTTTTCTTAAAATAATATTATTATTTATAGATTCAAAACAATCGCCACCTATAATTATGTTATAAACATCAGTTCTTTTTATAAACTCCTCATTAACTATTTCTCTTTCTTTCAAATATGCTTCATTTTCATCAGTAAATATGAATAATATTTCTTTTCTAAAATTTTCTATTCCATATTTTTGTATTGCTCTTTTTATATATTTTCCACTACCCATATATTCGTCATCTAAATTATTTGTAGAGTGTTTTCCTATATAAAATTTTCCATTTAATATATTTTCTATTTTGTAAATTGTATGTAACATAATTTTAAACTATTTTATTTATATATAAAATAGTTCGAGTCCTGTTACTCAGAGCAGAATGTGGGAATCAAACCCCGTCTCCACGTTGGAAGCGTGGCACTTTATCATTAAGCTACATTCTGCATTTCGAACTACCGAGCGGTTACGATCCGCCTACTCCGGGGTGAAAACCCAGTATTTTCCCGATTAAACTACGGTAGCATTTTTTGTAGCACCGAGGGGTTACGATCCCCCGACTGATCCTTGAAAGGGACCCGATTTACCATTAATCTACGGTGCCATATCTTGTATTTTATGTAAGATATAAGTTATTTGCGTTTCATTTATTTGAATTGTACCTCTTAATTTAATCCAAAAAATAGCATTAACAATCACTACAATAAAAGTTTTTCAATTTCAATCTCAATTTTTCATACATTTTTTTATTTTTAGTGGGTTAGGTAGGACTCGAACCTACGAACTCAAACGAGGGCGGATTTACAGTCCGCTGCAATTGCCACTATGCGACTAACCCAATTTTTGTGCCTCAGGTAGGACTCGAACCTACTTACTGCGTGCCAATACGACTATTTGTTAAAGCAGACTTGTTTTACAGACAAGTGCCGTTACTAAGGCTTATACACAAAAAAAGCGTCCAACTTTTGGTTGGACGCTTTTATATAGTATTTTTGTTATTTAACTTAACTACATAACTTACCAACCTCTGAGTGTTTACCCTCATAGCCATACGCTCCTTCATAAGCGGCTGTTGTTAATATGTTATTTAAGTTAGTCATAAAACTTGTTTTTTAATTGTTTATTTCTTTTGTAGTGCAAAGATACATAAAAGTTTTGAACTACAAAAATTTTTTTAGAAAATTTTTTATTTTCTTATTTATATATTATTTTTCTAATGTCTCTTTTTGCTCTTTTTTCAATTCACGAATTCTTTCTTGAATTAATTGTTTTGTTTTAGGATTTTCAACCTTCTTATAAATAAGATTCAATTCCTCAATTAATTCCTTTAAATGATCGTCATCATCATCAACTTCTTCTAAAATTTCTTCCATTGTTTCACTTATTTCATCAATATCTTCTTGTATTGTTTCAATATTCTCATTGTTTAAATTAATTGACATCTGAATAAAAATTGAAAGATATATAGCCTCTAAACTTACTATATTAGTAACTATATTCAACATTCTATCAAATGCAATTAAACCTGTATATGGTAATATAAACGAACCGGCAAATAATATTGTATGCAATATTACCGAAGTAGGCGAACCTATCCATTGTGTAATCGAAGAAGCTGATTTTCTCATTATTTCTTTTCCTTGTTTCATTTCGTTTATGTGGTTCCATGATATTTATTAATTAAGTTATATATAAAAAATTAAATTAAATCTTTTACAATTTCTCTTAAAGTTTTATCCTTTAACCTTGCATCAATACCAAAATCATTAGCCGCTTTTACATCAGATATAGGATTATCACCTATCATTAAAAAATCTTGTTTTTGTAATCCAGAATAATCAATTACTTTTTGAAAAAATGATGCATTTGGTTTTTTATCATTACATTCACAGGAAAAAAATGACTTTTCAATCCAATTATCTAAACTATATTTATAGTAAGGATACTTATAAGCGGTTGATAAATTAGACAAAACAAATAAACGATATTTACTTTTTAATTCTTGTAAAACCCGATAACTTCCACTTATTATAGTGGTTGATTCTAATTCCGAATCTAAATGTTTTAAAAAAATATTTGTATCAAAAGCGCCATCCAATAAACCACCATCTAACATATTTTTAATTGTGGTAAGTGCAGTTTCATCGTTAGTCATTATATAATTAACGATATCTTTAGAAGTTATTTCTGAATTAGGAATTAAATGTTCTAATAAATAAAGATATGGTTTCTTTTTAATTTCTATCTTTAATAATGTATCGTAAAGATCAAATATAATCGCTTTCTTCATCAACTTCATTTTCTAATTCAGATATTAAAGAATTAAATTCAGTTTCGCCTACTTTTTCTAACAATTCTATTTCTAATTCTTTTAAACTTTCTTCAAATAATTTAATTTTATTCCTATGTTGTTTAATTTGAATTTTATACCAAGCAGTATTACGACTTAACATTTCATCTAAAAACATATCACCTTCTGCTTTCGAAAGCCACTCAGTAAAGCATTCAAAGGAACAATAGTCTTTCTCGGTTTTGATTTCTTTTTTACAATTTTTACAATTTTTCATATTATGTATTTTTTAACTTCGATTGTTTTAAAACATGTCAACAAACCATATCCAGTATTGACTTCATATGATATAGTTGCTTGTCCAATTTTATTTCCAAAAATTTTTCCAGAATTTCTATCTATTAATATAGCATCTGAATTAGATTCCCATGCACCACATTTATATTTATGTGATAAATAAACTGATTCATTTAACATTATAGAATCTTCACCTATAATTCCATATAATTCTTTTTCATCTTCATCTGTGGTAGTTTCAATCTCATCTTCTGAAAAGAAATCTTCTAATAATTTTGCACGAATTTTAGCATGTACTTGTTCAGTAATATATCCAACTTTATCGACTTCCCAAGGTTTTACCTGATAATCTATATTTAGAAAACTAACATACGCAATCCCATCTTTTGGGATTGCGTATGGTAAAATTAAAAAACCAAATAATTCAATATATTCATATATATCTTCATATGGTATTTTATAGGTAGAACCAGTACGAATTGAATAAACATCTTCAATTTCTTCTGGCATTGTATATGTTATTAAATCATTATTACTATTTAAAGTTGTTTTATAAACTCTCATAAAGCAAAAATAGTAAAATAATTTTTAAAAAACAAATTATTTTTTAAATTATTAAAATTAATTACATACCAGAACTCAAAGCAGAACCAATATCACCTATAGTATTTACTATATCTGGCGTAATATCAGAATTAGTTTCTTTTGGCGAAGATGGCATACTATAATCACTAAATCTTTTAACATCTTGAGTTGCAGTATTAGATAAAACTTTTGTTTTGCCTAGATATTTAGAGTATTTATCAATTAAAGCCAATAATTCTTTTTTTGGTTCTTCATCATTTTCTTTTAAAGAATAAAAAACAATTTCACCTAATTTATCTAATAATTCAGCCTTTTCTAAATTATAATCAGGCATTTCTTTATTCATTATCTCATCTTCCGATGCTTTTTTCAAATTTTGATGCTGTCTTATAAGTTCTTGTTGATTTCTTTTAGCTTCTTCCTCACGAAGTCTTCTTTCTTCTTCCTTTCTTTTTTCCTCTGCTTGTAGTTCATCTAATATTGTTCCTTCGTTAAACTTTCTTAGTTTCATTGTAATAAAATTATTTTTAATATATATATTAAATTGTAATAATTAAAATGCAAAAACCAGAAGTTAGAGTAATAGAATATCAACAAGATTCTAAACCACAAGAAATAAACGTATCATCATCGGAAGCTTATGCATTAATGGCTAAATATGGTTTATCTAAACCAAATATACCCGAACCTCAACCTATTCATAATGATCCAAATAGAGATTTAACTTTTTATGAATTAGTTGCACTTGAAGAAGCTAAAATTAAAGCTGAAAGACAACAAAAAGAAATGGAAAGATTAAGAGAATTGAATAAACCAACTCCACATTCTTTCGATAGAAATAAAGTTCAATACTATGATAATAATTACCGAAGCATTGAAGATTCTGGATTTGGTTTAGAAGTCAAAATTGTATCAGATATGCCAATAAATAATCAATATTATAAATAATATGTCTACATATAAATTTAATAAAACTATTAAACATTTAGAAAGCAAAGAAAAAATACTTTTTCTTTTAACCTCAAATAGATGGGAAGGTCATGACGAATTGCCAAAATCTTCAGCATTAGCTTATATGATGCAAGAAAAATTAGGTAAAGATAAAGTCAATATAATAGATGTTTCTAAACTTAACATATATGAATGTGAAGGAAATGTAAGCTCTAAAAATGGCAATAATTGTGGTGTTAAAGAATCTCAATTAAAAGGAAATAAAGATAAAACCGGAGAATTAAGATGTTGGGCATCTTTTAATAATAAAGATGATGAATTATATAAAATAGTTAATGAGTTATTAACTGCTGATTCTGTAATATTTTTTGGTTCTATAAGATGGGGTAAAATGAATGCTGTATATGCTAAATTAGTTGAAAGATTAACTTGGCTTGAAAATCGTTGGGCTACATTAGGAGAAAAAAATATAATTGAAGATATAGAAGTTGGTGTTATATCAGTAGGACATAATTGGAATGGAGAAGAAGCAATTAAATTAGAAAAAAAAGTTTTAACTTTTTTTGGTTTCCAAATAGTAGAAGAATTATTTTGGTCTTATCAATGGACAAATGATGCAAAAGATGAAAGTAAATCAGGATATAAACAAGATCCAAAAGATTTTGATAAAGAATTTGGTAAATTAATTCAAGAATCAGTTTTAAGATTTGCTGATTTTATTAAATAAAAACACCGTTATATAACGGTGTTTTTTATTAAAAAACTAATGGCAACTGTCCCCAATCAGTAGTATATTTCTGCGATAAGAAATCTGCTCTTGTTTTCCATTCATGGTTTTGGACTCCAGGAATATCTATATTATCAAATTCTTCTTTAAAGACTGTTTTTGGAACACAATTTTTAGGTTTTAAATCAGAAAAATTTATTCCTGACTTATACCATAACCGAACTGGTAACTGCTCTAAAAATGGAGCCACCTGATTCCATATCGATTGTATATCATCTGTATATTCAAATAATTTTATTGATAAATTCCAATAAACATAATCATCTTCAAAGCGATTAGTGCAAGCAAAAGGAATAACTTTACCAACAACTAATTCTTCTTTAACTAATTTCTTATGACAAGTTTCTAAAAAAGTCCATACAGAATCTAATAATTGCTCTCGTCTCCAAATAGAATTACCAAAACTTCTAGAACAACTTATAGTTTTAGGTTTTTTAAATGATATAGATAAAGGATGACACATTATTTCTTGTAATTCTAACCAAGTTTTATACCCATTAACATTCATTAATAATTTTACTTGCGTTGGAAGTAATTTTATAAAATCTCTTACATTATACACATTTAGACCTTTCAACTTTTTATTCCATTGACGCCCTATCCCCCAAACATCTTCAATTTCTAGATTATACAAAATATTTTTATCAATATGCCAATAAGAGCAAACACCTTCATATTGAGATATAGATTTAGAAATTTTATTACATAATTTAGCCAGTGTTTTATTTGGAGCAACACCTATGGAAACAGGAATACCTATTGATTCCTCAATAGTTAATTTTATTTTTTTAATTTCTTCTACTATTTTATCGTCTGATATGTGACTTAAATCTAAAAAAGATTCATCGATAGAATAAACTTCTACTCTTGGAACTAACCTTTTAAGTAAAGTAGCAATTCTATCAGAAATATCGCCATATAAATTATAATTAGAAGAGAATTTTGTAATAGTTTGCTTTTGTGCTTCTTCTAATTGAAAAACAGGTTGACCCATCTTTATACCCATATCTTTTACTTCCTTACTTCTAGCAATGATACAACCATCATTGTTAGATAAGACAACGGTTGGTCGTTCTGTAAGATATGGTTTGAAAAGTCGCTCACAGGAAACATAAAAGTTGTTTGCATCCAAAATTGCTATTTTCGCTTTTGACTTAATACCCAGGTAATCGTTCCCCATATATTATCTCCTTTTTTATATTTGGATAAGATAATTTTATCTGTTTTAATTAAAACTAAATCATCTATTTTTGGTTTCATCGATTTATCTACAACTAATATGTCACCTGTATTTATACCTAATTTTTCATCACCACCATATTTAAAATAAAAAGTTGTAATTATATCAACTGGTATTAAATCATTTAAATCTAACCTCTTATCAACATAAGTTTCCGCTGGAGATCCAAATCCTGTTGTTTTTGCATTTATTATTAACATATCGTTATATATTAGAAAATTATTTACCTACCAAACAATTTTTTATTAACTCCTCATTAAAATCTTCTCTTCTTTGAAAGTGTTTATTTACCACTTTATACATTTTATCACAAAATCTGCCATTAGCATGTTTAATAACAATACCTTCTCTTATACCAGTTCTATAACTAGATTCTTTTTCAGATAATTCAATAATTTCTTGTATATTATTAAAAATTGTTTTATATGGCTTAAGAAATAAATCTATTTTGTTTTGAATAATTTTCTTCTTTTATTACTGATATCTCCAACTTTAATCATTTAATATATCATTTATATTATTATCTCTATTTTTGACTGCATTTAATACTGCATAATAATCTTCCATAGATTTAAATCCTAATTTTTCTAATAAAACTCTTTCATGTTCATAGAAACCATTACGAGAAACGTGTTCAACATTTAATGTTTTACAAAAATATTTATAATCATCATAATCATCATATAATTTACTAAGAATACTACCCATTTAATATATCATTTATTTTATTATCACGATGTTTAGCAATAGTTATGAAATAATTTTCCATTATTTCATTTCCAATTGTAAAAACTAAATTATCTTCTTCATCATAAACTAATGTAGTTTTCTTCCCCGATAGTGTTATTTCTTCTTCTAAAAAATATAATTGATCTTTTTTGAAATAACTAATTTTATTTAAAATTAAATCTTTAATACTAATAACAGGAAGTCTATTTTTCTCCATATTTATCAATTTGATCTTTAATATAATTTTTTAAATTATTTCTTTCTGACCTTTTTGCAGCTCTTTGCTCAGACTTTAAATCTTTTTTAATTTTTTTAACAAGTCCAGGTTCTTGAATATCTCGTAATTTTCTTTTTTTCTTACGGATTTCTTCAACCTTTTCGTCATATTCGGATCTTTCTATATCAAATTCTTTCTTTTTCTTACTCATATATCCTTGAAATCATTTTTAATTGGTCTAACCGCTATTGTCCTATCACACGAAGGACAATATACTTCTAAATTACCATCTTTTGGAATATATTCTCGCTGACATTTACGAATGCAAAACTTAAGACCTTCTTTCTTAGTTCTAATGGAATTATTATTTAATTCAGTTTTTAACTCTGTAAGAACATTTTTTAATTCTTCTTTTGTTTTACCTTTAAGAGTATTTAACCATTCTAATTCATCAGAATCAGATGATTCCATTACTCTATCTAAACCTATATCTAAAACTTTACGAGTTAATTTTATTTTATTAATTATAATATAAGAATCTACTTTATTCATAACTGCAAATGTAATAAATTAAATTGACTTTAACACATTTTTATTTCTTTAAAGTCTTTCAGATTTTTTATAGGCTAATTCATAACTGGAATTAATCTTTTTATAAAGATTTTCTGCTGTAAATTCCTTTAAATAATCTCCTTTATTCTCAATTATATATTTTTCTGTATACCCACAATTAAATTGCTCGGCTTTAAAATGACAACCATCATAACAATCACATAGTGTTATGCCATTTTCCTTACAATATCCACCATTTGGCATTAACTTTCTATTTGTAATATGATGTGCATCTAGCTTTGCATCCGTTCTGCCACACATAACACATTTAAAATTATCTCTTTCAAATACATCTTTACGAAATTTTTCTCTAATTTGTTGTTTTATCTTCATAGAGGAAAACAGGATAGTCGAAATCCGCCCAACTTAATGGGTTCTCGTTTTCCAAACGAGCGGGGACACCTTTCCCACCTATACTTTCCATTAGTGACTCCAGAAGGATTCGAACCCTCATAAAACATATACTGTCTCCCCGTTCGTAGCGGGGCGTTTTAATCCATTAAACTATGGAGCCATTTTAGTATTCAGAACGGGATTCGAACCCGCAAAGATTTCATAAATTATAACTTGGAAACCTGCTTCCTGAGTGTTTCCCAGTGCAATCTGTTAACCTTGTGTTATAAACCCTCCACCCATTGGTCTTACAGCGGTTATTCACAACCATTCTTTGAATGCCTTTGGTAGTTAGTTAAAATCCCTCATTTTATGAGTATCCTTAGTGTTTTGGGACTGTTTTTCCTATTAAACTATCTGAATATTAGCGGTAGATACAGGATTCGAACCTGTGGAGCCCGAAGGCTCGGCAGTTTAGCAAACTGCTGGTATAGACCACTCACCCAATCTACCAAAATAAAAAAGCCTCAGAAATAAATCCGAGGCTTTTAGTATAGACAATACACTATCATCTTCGGATTTCGAAGTTAAAACTACTGCGACTAGAAGAAAATATTGTGTTCATATACTATATATTAGTTTTTTATTTTTTGTTTTTATTTATTTTTACAAAAGTAATATTTTTTTTGATTTTGCAAAATTATCCAAACCTACTTAAAATAAAATCATCATCGTCATCATCGTCATCATCATTATCACTTTCGTCGATAATATAATTTTCAATTTCCTTTTTTAATATATTACATTTTTCATAATTCTCGTTATATAATGCTTTAGCATATTCAGAATACAAAATTAAAAGATCGTCATCATATTTACACAATTTGGAAATCTCATCATATAATTCATAATCCTTCATTTGTTCTGTATTATCATGTTCCAATTCATAATTATAAGTCATATTTTCTATTTCTTCGTCAGTTTTATTTTCAAAATCTTTATCACGAAACCCTAATGCATATGCAAATTCTTTTATAGTTGGTATATTCTCAATATTTTCTTTTTTTAATCTTTCCAAATATCCATCATACATTTGTTTCAAAGTAAATAAATCACCAGTTTTAAGATTTGATTGTTCTAGTTCATATCTTTTAAGAGATAAGTCAACTATTTTTTGATTAAAAATAGACTCTTTTAATAAAAATAATTTATAATTGTTAATATATTTCATATAAGTATATATTTATTTAAAAATATCATAAATATGCAAGCGTTCTATCCAATCCTTTAAATTATAATATAGATTATTTGTGAGTTCGTTGTCCGCCTGCCGGGAATCGAACCCGGCCCCATAGTTTAAAAGACTATTGCCTACAACCAGTTTGCTACAAGCGGTTAAACTTGTGTCCCCAGTAGGATTCGAACCTACAACCCGTTGGTTAAAAGCCAACTACTCTAAGCCAATTGAGCTATGAGGACTAATTTTGTTAAGCACTCACTACTAATTGGTGCTTAACTAACCTGTTTCTGTTTTCGTTTTATTTGTTTCATACAATAATTTTTTTGCGGCAGATTAGAGAGTTCAACTCTAACAACGGATGATTACGTTCTAGCAATTTTCAAGATTGTGTACCTCAGTCAACTGGGATCTGCCATTTCTGCGGAAGTTGACGGACTCGAACCCTCACAGCTTTTACACCTTCACCGTTTTCAAAACGGCTAACTACTCCTAATTAGGAACTTCCAATTGCACGGGTTGTAGGATTTTCACCATTTAAACATTAACTTCCTTGCCGGAAGGTGTCTTAAATTTTAGACGAAACCCGTATTTTTATATTGTTTTAACCATTTTCTTATTACAGCCTCACTTACTCCAAATAATTTACCTGTTCCTGTATTTCCGTTTTCTTTAACAAGTTTCATTAATTCTTCATAAGAAGGTCTATTTTTCACTTTTCTTTGTTTTATAGAACTACATATTTTGCATAATTTGCTATCTTTTGATATAATTTTACCACAAAAACATTTTTTATGTGTTTTTTCATTTTTATATTCATCTAATTCTTTATCATACAATCTTTTAGTTTTATTGCTCCCACAATTAGTTTCCAAGGTAGAATTGCAATTAGGACAAACTATTCTTAAATTTTCAAGACGATTATCATAAGCATCACCATTTATATGATCAAGTATATGAACTATTTTAGAATCATTAAACCAATTTTCATCTTGTCCGCATATTTCACAAATTTTATTTTTTATACCTTCTTTATATAATTTATTTTTTATTACTTTTCTCGAAACAAAAGAATCTTTATTCAGTATATCATCCAAATTTAAAGAATTTTTTGGCTTATTGCCTAACTTAAAACCAGATTCAAAATGCTCAATATCTATATTATATAATTTTATATATTTTTTAATTGTTTGAAAATTACCAGAACATCGTGGTGATAAACCTAATTTTATTATACATTCTGTATAACTTTTACACTCTTCAACTAATTTTTCAAATTCTTCTTTATTTTCATAAATATATGTTCTTTTTAATTTCAATTTTTTTGCCATTTCTTGACATGCTCTTTTTGTTCTACCAATCATATTGGCACAATAATCAGCACCCATTTTTGGAAAAAAATCACATAATAACTCTTTTTCTTTTTCTAACCATTCATTCGAACTCATATTTTTACATTTGTTTAACTTATATATAAAAATATGAGTTCGCCCCTTTGGTGGTATCTACAGGTAACGATCCTGACTCTAATGTGCTTCAAACATTCGCTAATCCATCTCAGCTAAGATACCATATTGCACGAGTTACAGAAATCGAATCCGTTCGACAAGGGTTTTGGAGACCCTCCGGCTACCTTAGCCTAACTCGTATTTAGGGCGATATGTGGGATTCAAACCCACGGTGTTTGATACAATCTCATTCAGGGTCACAGCCTGATTCCTTCGTTCACTCGGACCAATACCGCCATTTTTACACTCTTCACCAGATTAACGGACTGGCTGCCATATAGGAAGTGAGTGTAAAACTCCGGGAGTAAGACGGGGATCGAACCCGCTGCCTCAGGTGCCACAAACCTGCGCTCTACCAAATGAGCTACCTACTCCATATACAAAAAAAGCCGAACTATATAGTTCGGCTTTTTATTTCTTAAAACAATAACTCTTTTATGAAGTCTTGTTATTGAAACATAACTCTACCGAACTCTGATTTCTAAACCAGAATTTAAACGAATGTTTATGTGAGCTAAAATGTTTCATAAAATACTTTTTTAAAATTATTATTGTTTTTGTTTTTATTTTTATTTAGTAGCGGGGAGTGGACTTGAACCACTGATCTCTGGGTTATGAGCCCAGCAAGATGCCGCTTCTCTACCCCGCAGTATGTCTTTTTTATTTGTTTTTTATTATAAAGCAAAAGTAAGAAAAAGTTTTTGATTTACAAAATTTATTTTAATTTTCTTTTCTTTTTTATCTTTACTTTCTTTGTTATTTTATACAAAAATACAAAGAAGTTTTGAAATAACAAAATTATTTTTATATTTTTATTTAATGTATATATTATATTTAAAATATGGTTTTTTGCACTTTTTAATCTAAAATCTGATTAATTTTTTCTTCTCTTATTATTGCCTTACATTTAAGGCAATATTGTGCTTCTATAGTTATCTCACCTCTAATGGCTTTTATTTCTATTTCCGAAAATTCATTACCAGTTTTAATAATAGTATTACATTGAGAACATAAAAGTGCACCCCTTCCACCATTAAATTTAAATTTTGCTTTATTCTTCATTAAAAATTTGCTTAATTTTTCTTTCTCGCTCCAAAGAAATCCACCAATCACGATAATTGAGATATTCTTGCAGTAAAAATTCTATTTCAATTTCACAATACTTAACTAATATATAATCACTAGTTAATTCAATATGTTCTAATGTTATACCTTCTATTTCTTTTTTAGTATAACCCTGAAGTTCAATAATTTCTTGTAGGAAATTAATATGTATATCCTCTTTTGTCATAGATTTTGTAAAAGATCGGCAACATCATGATATATAATAATACTATATTATTTTAATAACTTTAATCTTAATTTTGCCTTATCATATTTTTCTTTTGTTTTCTCATATTCTTCCTTAGATACATTTGCTTTATAATTAGCAGAATCTAATCTCTTTTTAAGGAAAACAATATAATCTTCGGTTTCTTTAATTATATCTTTAGTTTTTTTATTTTTCATTCTGAATTTTTTTTTTAAATCTCTGATAATTTATTCCAATTATAAATTGTATAAGGATTTTGATAAACATTACCGGAATTAAATAATTTATATTTAACTTTATGTTTGGATAACAAATAAGGAAAGGATATTTGATCTTGTATAGAATAAATTGTATTATGAAAAAACCAATCTTTCATTATATTATAATCTTTGTTTTTAACAAGATTCTTAGAGTAAATAAAAAATCCCATATTAAAAAGATTATTATCAGTAAAATTACTGTCATTAAAATATAATTCAACTTGTTGTCTGATTGGCTCATTTTCATATCTAGAAATGATATAAGTATTATTTTTTATATTCATCTCATGTTCCATAAAATTTAACTCATCAAATATGCTACCTCTCTCTACATGTTTAAATAAACAAATATCACAATCTTCTAACTCATCGACTATTTTATAAAAATCATTTGTTATTATTTCAAGTGGATAGTCAATCCAAACATAATAATCAGCTTCAACATTCATCCATTCTAACATTTTAGGAATTTTACCTTTTAATCGTGGATGCAGAGACTTATCTCTTAGTGGAAAGTTACTATTAACATAGCATGCAGTTGTTATTTCATATTTATTGCTTTTTAGTTGTTCCGGTAGTTTAATTTCGGTATTTATTGCGTTTTTTCCAAAAAAACATGAAGAAATATGAATTCTCTTTTTTTTCTCACATAAGAAAAACATACACTCCGTCTGTAATTCAGCGTGATAGCCAGCAATAACATTGAATGTATCAGATAAGTAACTATATAGTTCATTAAAGTTCCATTCTCTAACATGTGCTAAATTTATAGGTGGTCCATTCTCACAATCTTCATATCCACTAAAATGTTTTAAAACATCTCTATCGGGTGTTGATATAACTAAATATTTAAAATCCAATTTTGAGATATATTCTAAAAGATTATCAGGATCTATTATATGTTCAATAACATCGCTACAAATTACTAGATCACTTGATATTTTTTCTTCAGGAAAAAATTTACTAGTTTCTCCACTCAGTAACCATTTTCGATTAGGATACTTCGCATTTAGAAAACTAAAACAAGGCTCTGTTTCAATTCCAACTGTTTCGTTATCAGAGAAATATTTCATCAATTTGAATGCTGAACCACAACCTATATCAAGAACAGAATTAAAACTATTTTTTTCAACTAAAGTTTTGCAAAAGCTATAAACCTCATTTTGTGATCCATCCGTGTAATATATATCATTATGATGTAATGGGTTATTATTAAATAAATAATCTTGTTTTATCTTATATCTTTTCATTTTAATTTTAATTTATATTGCCTTATTTAGTCTTAATCTTCAAAATCATTAGACCAAGGAAGTTCATATTTTAAAGAATTTTTTACATCATTATCTATTATAGATTTGAACTCTGGATTTTCTGAACTAGAACTCATTACCGTTCTAATAAATGGTCCTTTCATTCTGAAAACTCTTCCTTCATAATATTTTATTAACCAATCATCTCCAAACCAAATTTTTAAATCATCTGGTATTGGATTGTAATTTTGTTTAGTGAGAAATAACATTGTTCCAAATCCTCTATTTCTTACCAAAATTTTTTCAATATTATATATATCAGATTGTTTAAAACAAGTTTTAGATGCACCAATTATTCCTATTTCATTATTATCCAATAAAAATAAAGCATAATAAAAAGCCAATTCATCAACTATAACATCATCATTTAATAAACAAATTTTATTAAATTTTGCATGCTTAACACCAAAATTCCAAGCAGGATTTACAAAAATATTTTCACTAAATTGATATTCAATAATTTTATTACTTTTATAAGTACAAACATTTTTAGAAGGTTTATTATTTATTATAATAATTTCACCAATAGCATCACACTTATCCAATTTAGAAATAGATTCAAATATTAAATCTGAAGACCATATTGTAGGAATGACAACGCTAATTTTATAATTATCCATTTAGTAAATATTTTAATTTTATTTTCTTAAAATTTAAATTAACTTATTTCTCAATCCCGGCATATAAATCTCCAACAAAGAAATCAATTCCTCTTTAATTTCAGGTTTAATATTTTTTGTTCTTTCTTTATTAACCAAAGTCATAAACTCAGAAACAACTTTATTAAACTTAAACGATTCAGTATAATTGAAAACGGTTGTTTTAAACCTTTCAATATCAATTTCATCATCTCCTTCACGACTCATCCATTCTTTAAATCTATTAACAAAACGAGTTATGCCTTTCATATTCTTATCACTCCAAGAACCACCATCAAAATAATGACCAATAAACATCAAATAAAATCTCAATTCATCTTGATCATATTCATCAGGGTTAATTGTATTTCCTTTTGATTTAGACATTTTTTCACCACCATTCAATATCATACCCTGATGAATTACCTTCTTAAAAGGTTCTTCTTCTGATACAACATCAATATCATACAAAAACATATTAATAAATCTAGCATAAATCAAATGCATACAAGAATGTTCATTACCACCTACATACAAATCAACCTGTTTGTATTTATCTTTAGCACACAATTCATTTTCGTTATATGGATCACAATAACGAACAAAATAAAAACTAGAATCAAAAAAAGTATCAATTGTATCTGTTTCACCTTCAATCGGAATAGGACAACCCCATTTTCGTTGGCGACTAATACACCAATCATGCTGATTTTCCAACCAATTTCTTTGTGCGTTTATGGTGCTTTCTGGTAAACCACTAATAGGCAAATTATTAATCAATCTATCTTTATAGTCAGTGATTTTAACATACCATTGTTCCATTTCTCTTTGCTCTACATCAGTAGAACATCTATCACATTTACCATTTTTAACTTGCTCTCTGGCCAATACAGTTTCACAGCTATTACACCAATTTACGATTCCATTTGCTTTGTATATCAAACCACGCTTATACATTTCCAAAAATAACCATTGAGTCCATTTTTGATAAGATGGGTCAGAAGTAATTAAATATTCAATAAATCCTGTATTCATATTTTTCATTTGAACACGGAATTTATCTATATTTTCGTATGTAATTTCTTTTGGATCTCTACCTACTTTTTTAGCATAGTTTTCAGCAGGCAACCCAAAGGAATCGAACCCAAAAGGTTGGAATACACTTATACCATTATATCGTTTATAACGACAAAATGAATCCATTATTGCATAGTTATACACATGACCGATATGCAACCCATCACCAGATGGGTAAGGAAACATAACAGTTATATACATTTCTTCGTTGTTATACATAATAAGTATATTTATTAAATGAGTAAATATTACCAGATTTTTCTACTTCACCATCTGAAAAATAATTTTTAAACAAATATTCTTCGGCAAGTTTATAGGTTTCAAAAGAAGGAGTATATTCTTTTACATCTTCTTTATTTATTATTGTTTTCCAAAAAAACAGATATTTTCGTTGTATATAAAAAGTCTCTACTGCTAATTCATTATTATATCTTATAGATTGTTCAGATATTATTCTATATTTTCCCATTTTAATTATTCTTCTTTTTTAATTTAGCATTATCGTACAAACCATGTAATGTATTACAATTACCACAAGTTATATAAACTACTTCTATATTTTCATTTGTGTCATCATCAATATCTTTTGATATGTGATATTCAAACATATTATTACAACCACAGTTGCCACATATAATGTGTAATTTTGCGTGTGCCATAATTAAATAAAAAATTTTTTGTTTTTGCAAAAATACAAAAAATAATTGTAAAAACAAAAAAAATTAGCAATTTGCTAATTTTTTTTGTTTAATTCTCTTTCGGTTTGTCGTTTAATATCTTTTTCTTTTAAAGATTCTTTTTTATCATAGGTTTTTTTACCCTTGGCAACAGCAATTTTCAATTTAAACTTACCATTAACCAAATATAAACTAATAGGAACAATAGTTATACCATTTACTTTTAAATCTTTTTTAATATCCCTGATTTGTTTCTTTGTTAAAAGTAATTTTCTATCACGACTTTCTTCGTGATTCATCCACGAAGATTCTTTATGTTTCGCAATATAAATACCTTTAACGAAAATTTCATTATTATTATCAACATATACATAAGTATCGTTGATAGAAGCATTACCATCTCTCAATGATTTAACTTCGGATCCTAATAATTTTATACCAGCAACATATTCTTCTAATATGTTATATTCATAATATGCTTTTTTGTTATTGAAACTCATAATGCAAAGATAGAGAAAAAAAATCAATTTTCAAATTTTTTGATTAAGAATTTCTTTCGATTAAATCAACAAGTTTAGGTTTTTGCAACATACCAATTGCTTTATCAACAATTTCACCGTTTTTATATACCAAAATTGTAGGAATAGAACTTACACCAAGTTCAACAGCTTTATCTCTATTTTGATCAACATCCATTTTGGCCATTTTAACAGGTGAATTTTGTACCATTAAATCTTTAGATACATCTTCGTAAATAGGAGTAAGAGCTTTGCAGGGTCCACACCACATCGCTTCCAGTTTTACCAATACCAAACCATCTTTGGTAATTTCATCAAAATTTGTATTGTTTAATTCGTGAATCATAATGTTTATTTGTTTTTTAATTATATATATTTTTTCAAAAAAGTTTATTTTTTGCTACAAGGAACACACCATAATTTAATATATAAAATATGGAATACACAAAATTATACACACCGATTGTTTATATTTATGCTTTAATTAATAAAAATGAGCCAGATTTAATTAGATACGTTGGAAAATCTAATAAACCAAAAAGAAGATTAAAAGAGCATATGAAAGAAAATTATGGTTATAAAGGAAATTGGATCAAATCATTTGATGCAAAAAATTTATTAGGAATAAAAATACTTGCTATTTGTCCAGAAGAAGATTTTCCTTTTTATGAAGCAAAATTTATAAAAGAATATAAATCTGATAAACTAACTAATTCTGATGAAACAGGACATGGAAACCAAAACAGAAAAAGAGAAATAATAGAATCCGCAGCTAAAAAAATAAGCAAACCAGTTTATCAATTTGATTTGAATGGAAATTTTCTAAATGAATACAAATCAGCAAGAGAAGCTGGTAGAAAGTTAAATATATATCATTCTCATATTGTCCGTGCTTGTAATGGTGAATATAAACATTCACAAGGTTTTATTTTTAGTTATGATAAATTGAAAAAAATTGAAAAAGTCGAAATACCAAATGCAGTAAAAAAACAGGTTGTTGAAATTGACTCAAATGGAAACATAATTAAAATTTGGAAATCTTTAATGGATTGTAGTAGAGAAACAAAAATTGATAATGGTAATTTAAGTCGTGTATGTACTGGTAAATTAAAAAGTATAAAAGGTAGATTTTTTAAATTTTTCAAAAGTAATATATAATCTTAAGAAAAATTAAAAAACAATTATGTCATTACAAACAATAAAAAAATTTGAAAATTTGGAAAACAGTAAAATTGTAACGCCTGTAAAATTAAATACAGGAGAAGTTGAATTGTTAACCGAAAGAATTAAAGATGAATATACTGCGCACTATTATTATACAGCAGCTGCTAATTGGTGTCAAAATAAAAATTACAAAAAAGCAGCTAGTTTTTTTAACGAGGAAGCTAAATCTGAACTAGAACATGCTAAAAAATTACAAGATTTTATAACTGGCTGGAATGTTATGCCACAAGTTCCGCAAACAGAAACAAAACATAATTTCACATCTTTAGTTGATATAATCAATGGTGCATATAAAATGGAATATGGTTTATTACAAGAATATAATAAAATCTCAACTACTTTTTTATCATCTAATTTAACCATCTTTGATTTTTTATGTTATTTTAGACAAGTTCAAACTGATTCCACTATTGAATATAGTGATTTATTAAATGCTTTAACTTTAATTAATCCAAATAATAATTTTGAATTATTATATTTTGAACAAACATATTTATAATAAAAAAGCACTCTTAAGAGTGCTTTTTTATTATTTAAAGTATTCATATGTGTCCATATTTTCTTCTAATCTTTTAAATTCTTTTTCTGTATTTTTAACTAAAATTGCTCTACCATTTTTAATTTGACTTTTAACTGTGCTTAAATTTCTACCTAATGTTTCTGCAATATCTTTATATTGCATTTTTTTAATTTCTCTCATTTCAATAACCGTTCTTGTTGGCTCTTTTAATTTTTGAATTTCTTGTAACATTATTTCCGCTTTCTTATTATTTAAACGATGTAAAAATTCATCATTATCTTCTTCCTCTTGTATAAAATCTTTCATTGTTGTTCCTTCCTCATCAAGTTCATTATCAATTGACATAGTGCGTCTAACTTGTTTTAATTCCTGAAGTGCTAAGTGTCTTGCTATTGTAAATAACCAAGTTGAAAATTGTGCTTTTCCTTTTTCGTATTGTTCGATTTTTTCAAATGCTTTAATAAAAGCTTCTGTTGCTACATCTTCTGCAAGATATTCGTCTTGCGTAATTCCGTTAATGTTGTAAACTAATCTTGGATAAAATTTTTCGTAAAAAAATGCGAATGATTCGCCAGTGCGTTCTTTAAATAGTAATTCCTGTTGTGAAGTTGATTGTAATGCCATAATTTGCCGTTAATTTTTATTAATTTGCTTTTAATTTTGCTTAAATTGCTCAATTATATATTATATAATTAAAGTGTATAAAAGTTTAATTTATTTTAACAAATTTTTAAAAATTTTTATATTTATTTTTTATATAACAAATATAAGAAAAATTTTTTATAAAAAAAATTTTTTATAAAAAAAATCCCAAAAAGGAAGGACAAAAATTTAATATATATTATATGAAAAAATGTAATTATAGAAATTGCTTTAATGAAATTTCGGGCAGGCCTAACAAAAAGTTTTGTTGTATTAGATGTAAAAGAAATGAATTAAAATACAAACAGAGATTAAAAAAGAAAATTAATAAAAATGGGAGTGATATATAAAACAACAAATTTAATAAATGGCAAAATTTATATTGGAAAAAGAATTTTTAATAAAGATAAATTTATGAGAACTAATTATTATGGAAGTGGTAAATTGCTCAAACAATCCATAAGTAAATATGGATTGGAAAATTTCGCAAGAGAAATCATTGAGGAAATAGATAATAATTTATTAGGTGAAAGAGAAATTTTTTGGATAAAATATCACAATTCAAATAATTTGGAAATTGGTTACAACTTATCTATTGGTGGAAATAGCACCTATGGTAAGAAAGGAAATAAAAAATCAGAAATTACTAAACAAAAATTAAGTGTAGCAGTAAAAAATCATTTAAAAAATAATGGACATCCATTTAAAGGAAAAAAGCATAGTAAGGAAAGTATAGAAAAAATGAGTATTATAAAGATAGGCAAAAAACTCACTAACGAACAAAAGAAAAATATAGGAAACGGACACAGGGGATTAAAATATAATAAAAAGCCTAAACCACTAAAGGAAAAAATTGACCAAAGAAAACAAGTAATCCAGAAATCATTAGATGGTCAATTTATAAGAATATGGGAGTCAATAGCAGAAGCAGCAAATTATTATAAATTTGATAGGTCTTGTATTTCAAGAGCATGTAATAAATCATATAGTAAATATGGTAAAAGCTATGGCTTTATTTGGGAATTTTTAGAAAAGGTATAATTATACCTTTTCTAAAAATTTTTCCAATTCTTCTATATCAAATAATATTACACCTAATTGTTCTGCCTTAACTAATTTAGACGAACCAGAGTTTTTATCCTTACAGACAAGATATGTTAAGTTTTTGGAAACGCCAGAAGCTACTTTGCCGCCATTTTCTTCTATAATAGTTTCCAAATCTTGTCGTCTTACTCCCGTAAAACAAAAAGATTTACCTTTCAAAGAATCTGAGGATTTAACGATTTCTTTATTATTTATGGTTAAAGGTAAATCTTTTATGAAAATTTTAAATTTATCAAAGGCTTCCAAATATGAATTAGCAGATATATTTGAAAATCCTTGAATTTTTAAAATATCTTCTATATTTGGCTTATCCTCATAACCAAATTGTTCTAAGAGCGCAAGCTTTTTGGATCCCAAACCTTTATACAAATTACTTGCGTGTTGAAGTTTAGAAAGTTGAACTCCTTTAATTTTAGATTGTATTGCATTATAAACAATTTCTGCTTTACGCTTACCGAAACCTTCAAGTTTTTCCATATCAGAAGGTTTTAAATCAAGAATTGCTTTAACAGATTGATAACCTGCTTCCCATAATTGTGCAAAAACACCTTCACCAGCATTTTCAACTTCTAATATCTCAAAGAAAGATACTAATTGTTTGAACCTTTGCTCGTCAGTTTCTTCTAAAGTTATTAATTCAACCTCATTTTCATTCCAACCAATGTTTTGTATATCTGGCATCTGAAACTCAACTGATTCAATAACTTCTTTAACTAATGGAATAACCATACCACTGCGAACAACTCTAATTTTAGCACCTATACCAAGACCCATATCTTTAACAAAGCGAGCATTATTACCTGTTACATTTGATACAGTCACGCCATCTAAACGAACTGGATCAATATGTAAAATAGGTTTTAAATAACCTTGTTTAGATATATTCCAAGTTATACCAAGAATAGTTGTAATTGCTGATTGTTCAAATTCTGGTGATTTAAATGCTCTTGCCCAACATGGGTTTCCTGATCTTTCACGACCCAATTGTTCTTGTAATTTTAAACTATCAACTTCAAGAATTATACCATCTAATTCATATTCAATAGACCATTCTTTAAATGTTTTAACAAGAAAATCTTCTGTTAAATCACCAATCGTTGTCTCAATCCACGGAACTTGTATTTCTTGGCATTGATTTAAAGCATTTAAAATTTCATGTTTTAAAACAAACTTATCTTTATATTCTGGTTTTAATACAGCGCCATATTTAATATAACTTGTATCTTTAAGTGGCTCGGTTGCTTGTTTATTATTTATCAAACCAGCAACAAGATTTCTTGGATTGGCAAAATTAACAGCATATTTTTTCTGAAAACTATCTTTTGACATCATAACTTCACCATAAGTAAATTGAAAAAATGGTGAAAATACCATGTCGTTTTTCAAATGATTGCTAATTAATTTATAATGTTCATCAGAAGATTGTCCAACCTTACCATCTCCTCTTGTTGTTGCTCTCGCTTTTGTTTCATCAACACATAAAGATAAACCATCAAATTTAGGCGTTAAAATAACATTAGTCGTTAAAGGAATACCTTTTAATCTTGCCCAATCATGTAATTCTTCAATTGATTTTACTTTATTCATTGAAGCCATAATAATTGGAAGTTTTCTTTCTCTTTCTTTATCAGAAATTTCAATACCAATAGTATCAAGAAATGGATTATTAGGGTCCAATTCCTCTAATTGTTCTATCAACAAATCATATTCTGTATCAGAAATAAGAGATTCGCCTGAACGATAAGCTGCATTATAAGTTTTAAGTTGCTCAACAAGTGTTTCAACGATTGTCATTATAAAAATTTTTACAAAATTAAGAAAAAAAATTAACTTAACAAAATTATTTTTAGAAAACTTAAAGATTTAATATATAATAAAACAAAATCTTTTAAGATGCCAAATACTTATAATTCATACCATACAGTTGCCGAGCAAATCATAAATTATAATGATAATGTTGTTCAAATTTTACAACAAATTAATTCTTTAATGACAACCGCTCAATCTACATTGAGTTTGTCTATAACCGATTCTGCTGGTAATCTGACTTCTGTTAATGTTCCGTCTTTTAATTCATTACAATCACAAATTAAAACTTTATCAAACAACATTAATACTATATATGGGTTGAATAACAATGGTGCTACAATTCAAACTGGTCCAAATAGTTTTCAAAGAATTATTACAGTTGATTTAAATTTAGAACCAGATGATATAACACAAATGACACTTCCAAAAACTTTTGTATCTCAAAGAAATTATATCTTTGATACATTAATGGACCCTGAATTATTTTTAAAAATTGATTTAACAGGTAAAATTGATACAGATACAAGAGAAATTTTATACAGAAGATATGTTGTTAATTTTGAAACCGATTCAACTGGAGCTTATACTAATCTTGGCAATTCGGCATTAAATTCATTTAATTCAGTTTTTACTGGACAATCAAACATTGTATTAAAAGATTTTTTAACTTGGCAAGCAACAACACCTGGTGTTTTACAACCAGGAGATGCAGAGTTTTCACAAGATACGGTAGCTTTAAATCCAAATCAATTACAATATGATGGACTTTTCACTGTTCTATATTCTGAAATAGATGCAAATAATATTTTATGGTATTATGTAAATAGTATCAATTATACCGAAATTTTAACAGGCAATATATATCAATTGGCTATTGGCGATTCTTTAATTATAAATACTAAAAATTCATCTACAATTTATCAGATTATAAATATTTCAAATTCATCTTCAAATCCAAAATTACAATTACAAGCTGTTACAGGTAATCAACCTATTCCAGTTGGTATAACTAATGGTTTGAAATATTATTCTACTATTTTAATTAACCAAACAGTAAATATACCTATAGGATTTAATGAATATTGTGTCATTTTTACTAAAGCTTTAAATACTACTAATAATATTACCAGCAAAAACTGGAGTTATGGACTTGGTTTATGGACAAATAATTTAAATTTAGATTCATTTGATAGTTATAATGGAGTATCTATGACTCAATATTATAATAGAGTAGTAAGTGATTATGGAGCTGCTTTAAAGGAATTAGTTCATAAAACTGTTCCAGTTGAACAAGGTATAACACCCAATGCTCCAACTTTAAATACTAATAATTTCCAAGTTGTTCAAACTAATTTACATTTAACCAATACGAAAAGTATTAATAGTTTGAAACAACAAGCTGCGCAAGTAGCACAATTAGATGCTGAATTAAATTCAATATCAAATGCAATTGTAGCAAAAAATAAACAAATTCAAATATCAAGATATTTAAGTGATGCCGATAAACAAAAAGCAAAAAATGATTTAACCACACTACAAACACAATATACATCTGTAAGTAATCAAAAAATAAGTATTAACAATCAAATTTTAGCAAGTTCTAATACTAATGATATCATACCACAATATGCGGTAAGAGGCTTTTGGACTATTCCAGTGCCAGCGGTTCCAACCTATTCTTATATTGGACAAGCAAATGTCGGAAAACCTCAACAAATAGTTAAATTTGATGTTCAATACAAAAGATTGAGTAAAGATGGAACCGAAACTCCTATTGTGTCTTATAGTTTATATGATATTTCTATTAGTTCCACAAAAAAGAATACTAATACGGCGGCATTTGCAAATTGGGAAAACTATACCACCATTGCTTTAGAGAGAGTTTATGATACAGCTACTAAAACTTTTAATTGGGTTTTACCAGATCAAAATGATGTTAATCAGATAAACATAAACCAGTTAAATATACCTATACATCCAAATGAAACTATACAAATTAGAATGAGATCAATTTCTGAGGTAGGTTTCCCAGATTCGCCTTTATATTCTGATTGGTCTAATAGTATTAATATAACATTCCCAGATAGTTTAATTAATTCAACAAATAATACCACAAATATTATTGAAGAGGCTAGAATGCAATCAGCAAAAGATGCAGTTTTAGATACATTAAATACACAAGGATTGAATGGACTTTTATCACAACAAACAACCGTTAATAACACAACCTACTTTTTAAGTAGCGAAAGTATATTATCTGGTTTTAAAGATACAAATGGACAAGCTATTGATTTATATGATTATTTACGAACTTTAACAGATACAATAGCTGCTTTACAAGCTTCTATTGATAAATCGCAAGGTAAATTACTTGTTAAAATATTTAAAAATAATACCAGTTATGTGGTTAATCGTAATGCAATTATTAATTTTACAGTTAATTGTGAAGATTATTGCACTAAATATGTAGATTCTGGTGTGCCATCAGGTAGAGTATACGCTAATAATATCTATACGGTTAAAGATTATTTTATCGAAATATCAAATTCACAAGCAAATAGTTCATTAAGTTTAACCTCAAATATAACATATACTTCTGGTTCAACAACTGCTATATTTAATAATTCCGCACCACAAGTTTTTTGGGTAGATGATAAGGATGAACTAATAACATCAGATACTTCTGGAACATCCAAAACACAATTGGATAATCAATTTTTATGGAGTGTAAATTATGATTCTATAAATCAAACTACCGTTACACCATTATCAAGTAATATAGGTAATGCATTTACATCTAATAATTCTATCACAAATGTTTTATCAAACAGTGAATATAATTTAGGTTATTCAGAAAATTCTATATTATCATTTATTGGTAATAATAAATCATTAATGGATACAACTAAATGGGTTGATACAACACCATCGGTTTCGTCACAGAATAAATTATTATCCACTATTCATCCTTCTGTGATACAATTAACAGATTTGGTAGAAGCAAATACACAGCAAATACACTATTTAACTACTTTAAATCCAATAAATATACCAATAAATATTTATTTCAAATTAAATGCGTTAGATAATACACAAGTTGGTGCAAATTATCAATATGTAAACTTAAATGGTGTTACTCAAAATGTAAGACATGTTAAGGAATTAAAATTTTATTTAGCATTGCAAGGAGAAAGTTCACCATTCCAGTTTACTGTTAAATTCACATTAAATAGAATTACATCATAATTTCAAAATTAAATAACTAAAATGCGCTCATTTTCATTAATAAAAACTAATGTTGGTTTAACCTCAAATGTAAAAATAACTATTGATTCTAATGATAATTTATATTTAGATAGTATAAATAGCAATAGCATTCTTACAAATGATAGATATAAAAAATTTCCTTTTAATAAAGATTCCTATTATGATTCTTTATTGGAAAAATTTTATAATGGATTAAGCCAAGAAAATGTTTTTTTTATTAAAAATGATAATGATAATACAATTATGTATAATTCATTCGATAAACAATTGGATGATATTTATATTTCAGGTGCCGAGAATATACAAGAAAATAAATTTTATAATGAAGATTTTGAATATTTTGCGCCTTTATATGTTTCAAAAACAGGACTTCCAAAATATTTTATTATTTTTAGAATAGACGGACAAGGTATAACCAATTTAAATAAAGATAATTTTAAAGAAGAATTTTTAACTAAAATGAAAGTAGTTGAAGTTAAAGATTTAACATTAAACTCACAATTAGGACAATGGTTAAACTTAAATATAACAACTAATACTATCTTTCCTAATAGTGGATTTGAAATGGATTTTAGAAATTTACAATTTTCATATTGGAATGGAATTGATTATATAAAAGGTATTTGGAAAAAACAACCTTACTATTTTGATGATGTTTTAGAATATGAAAATACCTTTCATGATCTTGAAAAATTTATTTATGATGGATTTAAAAATAATAATATTATTTATTCAAATATATTAAATCTAAATTTTTTATTTAATGATACACCAGCTACTCCTACTTCTTTAAGAAATTGGAGCATAAATAGATATGCAGGATTTTATTTAGACGATATGATTTATTATAATTCCGTAACCACATATCTTTCTTCTGTTGTTGTTCCCGATTGCCAAATACTTACAGGAAATATATTAACTTCTACTTTTAATAAACCATTTAATGATGCTACATTAAAACAATCAAAAATATTTATTGAAATTGAAGGACAAATATACCAAGTTATAAATAAATCAGTTACTATTGCTGGCTTTGAAACTAATCAATGGGTAATTTTAAGTGATAAAGATTTAACAGGAAAACAAGCACTTATTAATAAAAATATTATATCCATAGATTCAAATAATAAAATAACTTATTTAGATGGAAGTTCATTTATAATAGATGATTGGAATACAGCAGATGTTTGGATTATAAAAATTGGTAATAAATACCACACTTTACAATATACTAATGGTGATTATTATATTTATACAGATTATGCATTTACAATTAATTCAAGCACATTAAATTATTATATAAATTCTCCAGATGAATCATATAATACAACACTGGATATGTTAAGTGGAAATTCTTGGACTGCTAGTAATGTAATAATAAATAATCAAGATACAACACCAATACTTTTCCCAATTTATAAATTACAATTTAGTGATGTAAAAAGTTTTGATGAAGCTTTAATAGAAACCAAATTTGCTCATCATCAATATGAATTAGAAAATGAAGTTACACAAACAGACGAACCAAAAATGCATATGACGGATTTGATGGTAGATTCAATACCAAAACCAAAAGTAGATTTTTTAGTTGAAAGTTTAGTAACAAATATACCAACAACGTCTCATTATACAGCTAATAATGAATTATTTAGAATTATACCAAATTATCAAGATAATTCTTATGATTTGAATGGTCTTTGGTCAAAAAATGCAACACATGTTAAATGGGGTTTCAAAAATTCATTATCAACAAATGAATGGTCTTATTATCTAAATAATGCTTTTATCGCCGAAACACATAATAAAACGGCTAATAATTTTGCAATGGATGTAAATAAAAAAGATAGAACTTTAGATTGGTTTTATACAATCAATTCTTCAACCGCTAGTTGGTTATATCATAGCCTACACGTCGAGGATATACAAAATAATACAATAAACCAAAATTATTCTTTTGATATTTATAGTTATTTAAGCCAAAGTTATGATTATTTCCAATTATTTTTTGATAGAAAAGTTTATAGGAATAATTCAAGTATAGTTGAAAACATAAGCAAATTTTCTTCATTTAATACAGGCGATAACACCATACCAAATATAACTCTTTTTAATGGATTAAAAATTAATGTATATGATGTATCAAGTATAAAATTATCTAACGGTTTAATTAGTAATATTAATACAACTAATAACAATACTTATGATGACTATAAATTTTCTATATTAGTATCAAAAAATGATTGGACAATCGAAACAGATACAGTTAATTTAAATCAAATATCAATTACATCATCTAATAATACATTACAATGGTCAATTATAGAAAATTGGAAATTGCAGAAAGAATATGATTTAGGTTCAATTGTAAATTATGAAGAAATATTTTATATTTCAGTAACTAATTCTTTTATTACAGATCCAAATTATAACCCCTCAAATAGTAGCAACTGGACTTATTCAAATGTAAATACTTTATTCTTTTCGCCTACTGCAACTTATTCTACATTTTCTGGCTTAACATTAAGCAATATTGTTTATAATTATGGTGAATATTATTATAATAATGGTTCAAGTGTAACAGGCTCATTTTATATACCAAATACTACTTATGCAACTGGTAGTGTTGTTATATATCAAAATTCAGTATGGGAATCAACAATTTATCCAAATAATACTTCACCAAAATCACTAAAATATTGGCAAGATAGTTCTAATAATTATACATCATACTGGAGAAAAATTGATTTTACTTATAGTTATGGTTCGCAAACTACTAAATGGAGTATTGTTCCTTTATGGAACGCATCTTTAATCTATACAACAGGACAACTTGTAGTTTATAATGGTGTTTTATATTATGCAAATAGTGTGACTACAATTGGTGTAACACCTGAATCGAGCACAAGTTGGAATAAATTATATTCAATGATTCCGAATAGTTCTACTATTTATAATTCAAGTAAAGAAAAAAATAATCTTATTTATTATAATAATCGTTATTATTTGTGCACTTCTAATTCAAGTAATTCAAGTTTAGATAATGGCATTTATGTTTTTGTAAATAAAGTTTTTAAAAATATATTAGTTAATATCTATATTAATGATAATACTTTAACTAATTTATCTAATACAGATAGAGATTATTTGTATAGCGATTTATATACTAATTTAACGGCTAATAATTTTATAGATGCTATTAATGATGTTCAAAATACTTATGGTTTTATAAATAATATAAAGTATATTGTGTATGACACAACAGGAACCACAATATATGATTTTGCAAAAGTTAATTCCTACAAAAATATACCAGTTATATTAAAAATTGATAAACCAGATTTAATTAATAGTCGTTTAGATTCGTTAATTAGAACCGCAGTTACATTAAAACCAAATCAAATTAAAGCAACTTTAACATTAGATAATGGTGTAATTCCTTCTTTAAGTAAGAAAGATTACTTTAATAATATAAGTTTAGCAGCTACATTAGAAAGAAATCCAAATGATCCAGAAATAATTGCCAATGTTTCAGGTTTAACAAATAAGATTTATAATTCTATTTATAGACATAGTGGCGTATATGATCCAATATTTACAACTATTGATTTGTTTCAAAAAGGTGTAACATTTTCAAGCAACACTATTTTTGACACAAGTTTAACTAATTTTGGTATTTTAAAAGAATCTATTTTATCTAAAGTAAATAGAAATGGTAGTCAATTAAAATTAAGAAATTCTCCAAGTTTAAAATCAATTTACCCTATGTTAGATGAATTTGGTTATACAACAAAAGATATGTTTATATTTAAATCTAATTGGGACATTGAATATTACACAGAATGTCAACAAGTTGTTACAACAATTAAAGCCAATATGGTAGACACACCAGTTTATTTAACACAAACAACTATACCACCAAAATATTTATCATAACATGAGATTAACACATATATCACCTGAATTTATTTATAAAAAAGTTTATGGCACATATGCTATGAAAGAAAAAAAATCTTTTTTTTCATCAAAATTAATAAAATTTGATTCTAATATTTCAATACTTAATGAAAATTTAGTTTATTATGAATCTGCAAACCATGAACAAACCAATTTAAATGCTGAAGTTTTATTAGGGCCCGTAATTTATGATACAACCAATGATAAATATATTAATTCTTCTTTAGAATTAAATAAGTCACAAACTGATACACAATTAAATACCAATACTTCTTGGATGTTAACTATTAATTATGGAACAATTTTACAAAATTATTTATTTGCTACTTTAAAAAAATGGAGAACATTTGAAGGCGTAGCTAATAATACAACATTAAATAATGATATAGATTATGCTATAAATGAATATATTAAAGATAATTTATTAGCATTATATGATTTAAGTAAAATTGAATTATTTATATCATATAATAATATACTTACTAATAATCCACCCTTATTAGTTAGAAATAACACATTTGATGTAAATGTGGCTAATAATTCTAATCAATTAACAAAATTTAATTCAAATATAAATAAAGATACATTGGCTGATGTAATCACTTTTTCGCAAGAAAAAACAAGCAAAGAATATAATTTTAATTATTATTATAATTTATATTTTACAAAGATTTAAACTTTTAATGTTATAAAACTATACTATCGTATGTCAGAAGATAAGATTTATAGGAACCTTGTGAGATTATTAAAAATCTTTCAAAATCGTCCAAATCATTTAGCCAAATATTTAATTGATAATATGGCTTTTAACGATTTATTTATTAAATTATTAATAGAATCAGAAAAATTATCTGATTTAGAAGATAATCCAATGCCTCATTTTAAAGATATAGATGAAATGAATGACTATTATAATGTATTTGATAAATCTTATAAATCTAAAAAGAAAAATCCTGAAAAAATGTTTGAGGATTTAACCAAAAAACTTGAAGAATGTCTTAAATTAGAAAAATACGAAGATGCTATCCGTATTCGTGATTATATGATTAAGATGGGATTTAAGAATCAAAACGATTTAGAATAAAAAATATATAAACTTTTTTTTCTCATTTCAAAACTTTTGACTAATTTTAACTTATCATTAACAAATGCAATTTTGCAATCATTTAAACTAAATTAAAATGGCTAACAAAACCATTATTTACACAAACAAAAGAAAAAAGTATTACGCAGGCGAAAACGCCAACATTGATTTCGATTTTGACACACAAATCAAATCAGACAGAGAATTAGAAATCCAAAAAACTTTATTAGATTCATTACATGGCACCACAACTCTTAATGTGCCGATTGGAGGAGAAGTTTACACTCTAACTTATGTAGGACAAAACAAAGAATCACTTATGTTTGACGGTGGATTCAAAGACTATGTTCGTGTTGAAAATAAGACAGCCGAACTTAAGTATTTCAAAACACTCAACATTGGTGACGAAGTAGATTTATTAGTTTCAAAAGTTAATAATTCTAATTATTTCATTGAAGGGACAATTGCGGGACTTTATGAATCAAAAGCACACGATACTATTAAATCTTTAAAAGAAGAAGAAAGTATTATCGCTTTTATTAAAGAAATGACACCAGCAGGTTATAATGTAGAATTACAATATGACACAATTGTTTTGCCTGGATTTATGCCAAACACATTAGCAGGTATAAATAAACTTTTTGATCCAGAAAGTATTGTTGGAAAATCTCTACCAGTTATGATTGAATCTTATTCAAGAGAAGAAGGAACATATATTGTTTCAAGAAGAAAGTATTTACAAACTTTAATACCAGATGCTATTAAAGAATTAAAATTAGGACATGTTTATACAGGTAATGTTACGGGAACAACTGAATTTGGTGTGTTCGTAGAATTTAACGAATGTCTTACTGGTATGATTCACAAAACAAATATTGACCCTGATTGGCAAGATAGAATTAAACAAATTCAACCTGGTTACGAAATTCAATTTTATGTAAAAGAAATCATTAAAGATTCTAAAATTATTTTAACACAAATTTTAAAAGAAACTTTATGGGACACTATTAAAATTGGACAAGTATTAAGTGCAAAAGTTAAAGAAAACAAAGCGTTTGGAACCTTAGTATGGTTGGACGAAGAAACTATCGGACTTATTCATACTTCGGAATTAGAAAAAGCAGGTAAAAACTTTAATGACGGACAACAAGCTAAAGTTAAAGTTATTGCGGTTGAAAGAACAAATCGTAAAATCTATTTAGCAGTCGCCTAAAAACTTAATTCTTTTT